AGGCAACAATTCCTTTCTTGTATTTATTGTTATTCGGAGGAAGAATAAAGGCTTTCTATCCTGCCTCCTATATTATACTTGCATTTCTGGTTATTGTCAAGAGGTTTATCGCAGTTTATGTTTTAAATAATATGTGAACACGCCATACATAAACCATCCTGAGTAAGACGGATCAGGCATAAACATAAGTTGAAGTCCGTATCTCTGATTAAAGGTATGCAAACTGGCAAGATATGCTTTATTGGAAAACTTAGTATCATATTTTCCATCAACAACATCTTGATAATTTGCATTCTCTACCAACAGGTATTTCAAGCCGCTGTATGTAGCCATCTCTTCTTCAAATCTTGCTCTCTGCTGAGAGAAATTACCGCTCAATTCCTCCAACGATCCTTTGCGCTCGATCATAATTTCATGATCAAAATAGAGATCACGGTCAATGTTCAAATCTGGATTTGCTGGGATGTAAAAACTGTAATCGCCATTGGACAAAGCCTTTGACTTATGAGGAATTTTCTTTTTGTCCAGCCATTCGATGATATGAGCATTTTGTTTTTCTCTTGTATCCACAAGAATTACGATAGACTTTACAAGCTGCTCAAGTTCTTTATCGGTGTATTTATATAGGGATAAAATCGTAATCACCTACTTTCTATTCAAGGAAAGATTAATCATTGTAATATCTTTAATCTCTTCCCATCTATTTTGGAAATGATTTGGATGCTCTTCTGGCGGCATATTCTGCAAAATCTGAATCACACCAAGACAATGCGCAGGAATCATCTCTGAACTAAAATATGATTCTGGAACATCTGGAAAACTCAAATTTCTACAAAGGATGTTGAAATTTTCATCCATTCTGATTTGTAGATCAGTGATGCCGTTGTTGAAAGTAATGCGATGATTTTCATTCATATAAAGATATTGTAGCATGATCCCAATATCACCAAGTAAAAACAATTCATCCTTTGTTCTCATAACAATCTCCAATCTATACCCGATGGGGAACATTTAACTCTTTTCACAAGTATTTTGTACCCTATCGGGGTTAATAATTACTTCTCTCGTGCAGCTTTCATTCGTTCTGCCATTTCTGCCCTTTGTTCGTCAGAGTATTGTCTTGGGAACGCAACCTTAATCCATTTCTTAGGCAAACTATATTCCGCAAAATCTTCGCCTCTGCGAATGAGTTTCATGTCTGACATTTCAGCCAATCTTTTGTCCAGTTTGCGAATTAACGACTTGTCATATGTAAAGATGGAAGCAGTCTTTTCTTCGTTGTTATAATTGATGATTGTTTCTTGTTCGTATTTCGTTAAATTCATACGCCCTCCTTAGAATGAAAAGGATCATATTCACTTGGATCAGCATTGTTTGCCCACTCAACCCATTTTGTTACCTTTTCACGCAATTCATCATCAAGCAAAAATGGTTCACGCACCAATATCACAGAAGGATTATCTCTCATAATTTTGGCATTGCTCACGATTTCTTCATAATCAACAGGATAAAGCAGCATTTTTGAATATACTCTATCCCCACGATTTGAAATTCGTCTGGTGAAAGTTGCCTCTTTAAATTGAAAACGCTCTGTCAAATGTGGATTGAGTTTTAGATCATTCTCTCTTATGTATCCAATTTTCATTTTCATGTTATTCGTCCTCTTTTGCTTCATCTCTGACAAAGCTCCACTTTTTCAAGATGCTTTCCTTATCGGAATTATCCTGCTGCCAATCCCCATTGTTATCCTTTGACCATCGACCTTCCTCAGAACATTCAATAGTCTTAATAATGTCACCGACATTAATTGGAGCCTCGTCATATTTCTTGCGTCTTACCTTAACAATCTCAGTGCTGCCGTCAGCAAGACGATACAAAGTCAATTTGGGATTCTTATATTTGCATTCATATTCCTGAACAAAAGCATAATCAGGGGACATATCAGGAACCAGTGTTTTGACATATCCAATGTTCTGCAATTCATATTTCAATCTCTCGTTGAAAGGAATATCAATATCCTCAAGATTCTCCCAAATCTCTGTCAGAGCTGCATCATAATCAAACTTACGATATTGTTTGTCAGTTTCCTCGGAATACTTTCTGATGATTGGCAGAAATTCAACAGGAGGATTGGACTTGCTGAACTGAGAACGGTCATAAAGCTGATCCAGAATATCAATGAATCGTTTAATCTTACCGATAGTGCCGAAGTCATCAAAGTAACCGATCTCAATCAGCGTGTTTACCTTGCCGCTATTGAGATTCTTTTTCTTTTTCATGTCCTTCCACAATTCATAGAAATTCTCGTATTTCTTTTGTCCCATTGCATACAGGTCATTTGCACAACCTTGGCTCAATCCTTTAATAGACAGAAGTGACGGATAGATTGTCTGATTATCTGGATCGGCTTTAAATTTACGATTATCCAGACCAAACTTATATTCGCCCTCTTTAATACCAAATGCTTTGCTCATTTCCTGCTTGAGTTCTGCGACTTTATCCTTCTTACCCTTATCGGAGTATGTCTGAAGCAGAACCTCATAGAATTCATAAGGATAATGTGCTTTCAGATATGCGTTATACAAACTGTCCAGTGCCATACAATACGCATGAGCGGAGTTAAATCCGTAACCACAAGAGTCCGAAATGATCTGCCATACTCGTGCGCTATCTTCCTCTGCCTTATCCGCTGGAATTCCATCATCCTGCATGATTTTATCCTTGAATCCAGTAATGAAACGCTCCTTCAAAGGTTTAACTTTTTCAGGATGTTTCTTTGCAATCGCCTTGATAATGCCATAACATTCATCAATGGGGAATCCAGCATAGTTTAGTGTATTCATGGTCTGCTCCTGATACAGAATGAAACTCTGTGGAAGTTCTTCTGTCTGCAAAATCTTATCAAAAGCAGGGATGCCGTAAGAAAAGTCCTCTCTGTTTTCGAGTTTTGAATACATTGACTTAAACGCAGGACGAATAGCTGCAATAAACGCTGACAACTCAGACACATTTCGAGGCTTATACTTCATAGATTTTCTGGTAGTTGATGCCTTTTCAACCTGATTAACGCCCATTGTATAGCCGTTTGCGTAAATATCCCAAACTGCCTGATCATTTTTAACCAGTTCCATCAACTCATTCACGGTATGATGCTTCAAACCAATACGCTTGTAAATAAGGTCAATCAGCAAAACAACATCAACCTTCAGAATATCGTTTTTCAGGAACTTGTAGTTTTCAGCGATTGCACCGTCAATTACGGCGGTCATATACTCTTTCTTAGTAGTTTCGCTCTTGCATTTGATCAGACCGATTTCCTCACGAATGCTGCCATCATACAAAAGGTAAGCACAAGGGGCTTTCTTTTTATCCATGATGATACCCTGATACTTTTTACTTGCGTCAATATAGGAATGATATTCTTCATTGACATAATCATAAATGTCGATTTCATCCTTTTCATCATCGTCCGCATACTTGAGAGCATCATCATATTTTTCAATCTGACCAGAAATGGTGTTTGCCAAATCAAAATCCATATTTTGTGATCTGGCGTACAACTTAAATGCACTCTTTTTCTTACAAGTGCCGAATGCAATCATAGGATAAGCATGATCCTTACCAAGAATTTCTTCTTGTGCTTCGGCTGCAATATCTGGTGTACCCCAGTTCAAGTCAATATCAGGGAGGCTCTTTGTTTCAAGAATACGGCTCTTACTGATGAAACGCTCAGGATACAGCTTAATAGGGCTTTGAAAACGGTCAACTTTTGAGAAGCCAAGCAGTGTATTTGTAAAATAACCAACAGAGCTGCCACGCCCTGAGTCAGTTAGAACGCCACCCTTTTCCAATGCTCTCTTAACCATGTAATAGTCAATCAAGAAATAATCAGACATATTCGTATCTTTGATGACTTGAACCTCATTCTTAACACCATCAAAATACTCTTCATACTGAGATTCATCTACATCTTTGACATATGCTTTGAACAATTTAGAAATCAGCTTGCTATATTCCTTATTTCTTTGCTCCTGATCTAATTTAGGGAGTAAAACACCGTCAATTGTGTGCTGACCATCATAAAGAGAAGGCAACTTAATATCCTTGGAGAAAATGCGGTTGTCAATTGCATAGTCCTCAAACTCCAAAAGCAAATCCGTATTATCCATTGCTCTTTGAATTTGATCTTTGGTAAATACGCCTTGCTTCAAGAAACGCTTCATAGTCGTTTCATCATCTGGATAGTCCATAAACCATCCATCTTCATCCTCATAATGAATGTTTTTTGCAGCAAGAATGTAATCTCTCTCTTTTGACTGTTCAGGATAGATATAATGGCTGTCCATACCAACAATCATTTCAATGCCATACTTTTCAGATAAGGCAAGAATATGCTGGTTTAATTTTACCTGTGGTTCTGTATCGTGATACTGAATTTCAAGAAAGAGATTTTTCTTGAAATGATTATGTAATTGCACCAGAATATCTTCAATATCATCGTAGTGCCAGAATGCAATACAAGCGGTTGTGATCATTACATCATCAGCAGGAAGGCTCAATAACAATTCAACATCCACACGAGGACGGAAATAGTAACCATCCTCATTGGCAGTAGAAAGAATGCTGTTAATTGCCCTGCGTCCATTTTCGTTCTTTGCCAGCATGATAATATGACAATTAGTACGGTCTTTTTCAAGTCGATTCTTTACCCAATAGGCTTCTGCACCAAAAATGAATTTGAGATCATATTTTTTTGCCAGTTCATAGGTTTCAAAATAATAACCTTGCCATCCATGTTCCACACTGGAAATAACTTTATGACCAAGTTCTATTGCTCTTTTTGCATAATCTTCATTGACGGCAGCAGAATCGGCAACAAAGATGTTACTGTGTGATGTATGTCTATGATAATTCTGCATTGATATACCTCTTATTCGTTAATATCACCTTGTATTTCTTGTTATTTCACTTAAAATAAGTTCGCATCTTCGTCCTTTTCCTGTTTTGCAAGCATACGCTGCTCATTGAATCTCTTGATGTGAATACAGGTATTTCGGAAATTACAAAGGTTATTGCAGAAGAAAGTATCCTCTGATTCATTACCCTTGCCATTAATTCTGACAAAAGAGCGTGGAGGCCAATGAGATTCATCATCGGGATCAAGTGCTTCAAATTTATCTGCCATATCATTCAGATAATTTACCGCCTCTGCTTTGAGTTCATCTGTCAGATCATATTTTCTTACATAAGGCTTAACTGTATATTTCTTTTGAATTTCTTCAGGCAGACTATCAAAAGAATTGTTGTCCAACGCAGTCTTGATCATGAACTCAATATCCAGTTCGTCATAACCCAACTCTGTTAAATCATATTCGATATGGTTACGAAGTTCGCTGATCAACTTACCACGGCTAATTACTTTTGTAATTTCAGACTTTTCTTTAGAGTTTGCTCGTTTCTTTCCCATGAAAGTAACTTCGCAATATTTCAACATGATCCAAGACACATCTCGAACCTTAAAACCATCATGTTCCTTTGCCAAAGCATAGAAAATTAACTGTCTGCCATGATGAAGCAAATCCGCAGCCTTAAAATCTGTCGATGTTTTCCAGTCATAAATAGAAATTGTTCCATCTGGATTCTCACGAATCAAGTCGATATAACCCTGAACATAACGATCTTCAGACAGAGGATAGATAACCAATTCCTCAGTTACAAACTTACCCTTGGGGGCTTTAAAAGTATTGCAAAAATGCTTCATATCAGCAACCCAATTATTTCGGATTGTGTCATTTCCCTTAAAATCTTTAGGGAACTCAATACCAAGCATTTCCAAATCTAAAAGTTCCTGATTAAGAACATCTGGCAGCTCTGCTTCTGTGGCAGTACCTTCAATAATCTCCTGCAACTTATCATGAATCTTTGTACCAAGAACGCCGTAAATTCCATTTGTGCCTTTCTTATGAAGAATATAGGTGTTATATGCCTCGAACAAACATTCCTCAATTGTATTACATTTGGAAATACTATATACCGCCTTTCCAGACTTAAATAACTCTTGTAAGCGTGGGTCTTTATCTCGCTTTGCCATTATTACTTCCTCCGTTATGACATTCTTTGCAAATAAATTCAGTTTGATGGATTAATGGAACATGACCAGAAGAACATGGCATCCAAAATGATGCTGGATCATCTATTTCCTTTCCACATTTACAGCAAACAAATTTCATTGCAAGTAAACCTGTTTCTTTATCTTTGAGATACAACCGAATTCCCTTGAAAAATTCCATTTCATTCACCTTGTATTTCTTGTTATTCCAACCAAACAATGTGGTTTTTCATCAATTCTAAGAATGCGTCTTTACCTAAATCGGATGGACTTGCTTTACTTCCTTTCGGTAAGATCAGATTATTCTTATCATAGATGTAACCGACTCTGTTTTTAAACACTGCATTATTTAATACCAGCTTTTCAGCTTGCATTCTTACATTGTCCTCTTCCAGACCTTCATCATAAGCAAGGACAATCTTTTTCGTCATGAGCGACTTTAAGTATTTAGCCTGAATATCACTTATATCACAACCACAAGTTGCAAGTCCGATTCTGCTCCCCATTGAATGAAGCTGCTGGACAAACTTTTCTGATTCCCCTACAACAACAATATTTTTCTGTTGAATGAAATCATAATTGTGATGATAACCGTATAATGTTAAACTGCGAGAACAAGGAATGATCGGCAACCACCGTTCATCCTTGGAACATTTCGTATCATTCAATCTACCCATAACACCGCACAATTTACCATCCAAAGTATATTCAGGAACAGTAATTCGGCAGCTTTCCAAATCAAATCCTACTTTAAAAAACTCCTGCGTCTGAAAGTTGATACCATCTTTGAAAAACATTGTGTTGTATTTGCCAAGATATTCATCAATTTCAGATTCGTCATAAGTTTTCATTGCGTATTCTGGTTCATTAATCTCTTTCATAAGACCTTTATAGAAACCAGAAAACGGATAGCGGATTTTACCACTGAATTGACTTTTCTCTAAACCCAATTGATTGGCAATATAATGCAGTGCTTTAGGGAACGACAACTTTTGTGTTTGCATGACCAGAGAAAAGAGATTTCCATGAAAATTAATTGAAAAACCATCAAACTTCAAGGTATCTAATTTCAAACGCATTGCTGTTGGATTTAAACCTTCTTCTCGACTAAAACGCAGCTCATTTTTTTGCTGTCGGTATGTGATCTGCGTATATTCCATGCTTTCAAGGAGAGAGATACACGCATCTACATTGTTTGATAAATAATTTGTCAATGATAACGCATTTACGATAAGTATCTCCCTCCGTTTCTATTTTTCATATATTATTCAAGCCATCTGTTATCTATATAGTAAAACTCATATACGGCGAAACCAGTCAATGCAATCCAGAAAATCCAAAACAACACAAGCTGCCATTCTGTTTCCAAATACTCAATTGTTTCATCAATGGTTTTCTCACAATAAAACGATGTTTCTGCAATCGTATTATCTGCAAGGCTTGCATAAAGCGTTCCTTCATAAGACAACGCTGATCCATAATATACATCTCTCAAATGATACCCTGCATCCAGTGTATCAATATAATGCTCAGGAAAATAATTAATCGTTCCATATGGAAATTCACTATCAAGAAATGTAATTGTGGAAACATGAACATGATCTCGATCAATTTCATCCCATGTCCAGTAAGTTTCTACTTCTGTATATGTCTGAGTTTTACCATTAACCGTTTTTGTTTTTGTTACTGTTCTTGTATGTTTCGTATAACGCTCAGTGACTTTTGTTGCGGAGGCATATTCTCCACCGATTTCTGGATATGTAACAGAATCCACGGCAGCTAATTCACCATATACAAAAGCATTGCCGATATTTGTACGCATTCCATACTCAAACAAACTGGAATCATTGTCGATTTGCAATGCGGTATTGTATTCCTGATACTTGTTCATCAAACTATCATTGATTTTTCCTGAAATCATAATGCCAAATACAAGCATCAGGCAAACAATAACCACACTGAAAATCACTTCTCTTTTCGTGATCCTCATACTATGTACCTATCAATCAAACAGGTTAGTAGGAGCATCAGAGGAAACATCATAATTCAAATACTCGTAATTGATAACCTCATAACCAAGGAAACCAAGAATCTGCTTATTGGGGAACTTTCGGACATACTGGTTATAACTTTTAACCCAAGTGTTAAAGTTACTTCTATAATTAGCAATCAAATTCTCGGTTGTTGCCAGTTCATTCATCAACTCACGATAATTTTCACTGCTTTTCAGTTCTGGATTTTCTTTGCATACCAGTCACGAGTAAACTGACCAGTAACAACAACACGACCATCATAATTAGGCAGATGCTCACGCAGATGCTCAATCATATCGTAGGCGGTAATAAATTCCTGTCTGCCGCCGTGTTCATCACCAAGATCAACAATGTACTTGCGGTAGTTGGCAACCTTTTCGATAATGTCCTCGTCAAAACGGTCATCCCAATCTACATCCATCTTTTCATTGTCAACATCCATTGTCTTAATGACCTTTTGCTGGCTGTCAAAAGCCTCGACAAAAGCCATATTCATGTCGGTTTCCTTGATGCCGAAACTCATAGACAGCATCTTCTTGGTTTCCTTGGTCTTTTCATCTTTCTTAGAAATTTCCTTGCAGAAAGGACGCTTAGTATCTGCCTTCTGCTTAGGAATTACAGGGGTTCCACAAAAACTAAATCTGGACTGATAACTCATACACAAATCTCCTTAAACTTTGTCAAAATTCATTTCAAGAAACTTTCTACTTGCAAGATAATCACAGAGATGCACAAACTTCTGATATTTGTTCTTGGGCTTAGGCAACTCAACCTTAGAATATCGTGCTGTATTCCACTGTCCCATGTGAGCAGCAATGCAGTCATATAAGAATTTCATCTGCTCGTCATTCAACAGACCAGTTTCAATATGACACTGCTTTACGAAATCTGCTGCCAGCAGAGGATGATCAAAGACTGTATTACCCTCTCGCTTACCCTGCTTCTGTCCATCATGAAGGATAAGAGCAGTCAGCATCAAATCTCGTTCCTCTTCGGAAAACTGGAACATCTCAAGATTAAACAATTCGTTTGCGATCCAGAATGCAGCTTTGGTATGGCGCAATAAGCCGCCATTGCCAAGAGCATATTCAGGATGATATTTGCCGCTGGATGAAGCAGCTACACGGAAGAAATAATCTGGCAGATTGTCGATACAATATTCAAGAAATTTCTTAATGTATTCGGTACGAATAAGCGATAATTCTTCCGCAAAGAAATCACGCTTATTATTCATTAGTCCTCCAAGAAACTCTTAAACTTACCAATAATCTTTTCATTGTGGGCGATCTGCTGATCCATAGAACCCTGAATGCGATCCAGTTCAGCACGATATGTACTGATTTCCTCGCTCTTCTCATGAATCTGCTCATTGACGGTTTCCAAACGACTGATAGTATTGGTAATCAAAGAAACTGCATCAGTAGATTCCTGAACCAAGGAATTCAACTGAGTTTCCTTTTCAGTCAAAATGTTCTGAACTCGTGCCTTTCTCATTAGCCATTCTCCCCTTCTTGATTTTCAACCTTGTTCTCTGTTTCTGTTGCTGCCTCTGCCTTGGGAGGCTCATTCACCTTTGCCAAACACTGATTGCACCACTTACGCAACTGCATAAGCTGCATCTGAGGATTCATTCTCTGGCTCTGGAACTCATTCATCTTGCTCAGAATGGAACCGCACATGGTTTTCATGCCAGTAGACAAACCATTCAGATATGCTCGGCGCATCATAGTTTCAAGCATCTGCTCCCATTCAGACTTGGGCTTTTCAGCAGCAGTGTTCTCATTTGGTGTGTTTCCAATTTCAACATTCTTGGTCTGATTTTCGCTTGACATTTCGCTATACTCCTTTACTTGTATTTATTGTTATTAAGCCTTTAAAAATATGCTTTATAACCTCTTTTGTCCAGCCGTTACCACAAAGAGAACGGCGTACATTGTCACTGTATCCTTCGGTAAATCCATCTGGCAAAGTTTGCAAACGCTCATATTCAACTGGTGTCAGCTTACGAATACGACCATTATCCCAAACTTTCTTTTCCTGATAGCCACCATTTACACAGGTCAATGTGGCGCATTTGAAATCAGGATTATACACACGCTTGAGTAAATCATGTGTATTTACCTGTAATGTTGCGATCACTCGCTTATCATCACCGTGATAGGTAAAAGGCTTATCATAATAATCCTTTGCAGGAACATGATCTACCATAATATCACGCAAAACCAATGTGTTATGATCTGGTAACTCTGCAATTGGAATATTCGTCCAATACAAACGCTTTCTCTCTTGTGCTGAGAAATCAGCAGAGTTAATCATTAAAGGCTTGCCCCCCCCAAGTTTAGCAGTGATGATATTTTCATCTGCCTTCTGCTTAGGAATGACATTCTCTAACAAATACCATTTCGGCTTGATTTCCTCAATCGCTCGTGCAAATTCATAGAAGATTGCAGACTTTCCTTTCAGACCAGAACATACATCTTTATTTTCTTGCCGAACAACCGATAGACTCTGGCAGCAAGTGCCAGCCATAACCAAATCAAAACCTTTGAACTGTGAGAAATCTGCTCCAATTACATCCCCATGATGAACGATGTTCGGAAAATGCTTTTTGCTTAATTCAATAGCGGGAGCAAAAATCTCATATGTATGATATTCTTCAACTGGAATCCCAAGTTCCTGCAAAGCAAGGTATCCAGTTTCCAAACCTCCGCAAATAGACAATACTTTCATTCATTATTCCTCTTGATCTTCATATTCCAGAGGCGTATGTACCAAAGCATAAACTCGGTTATCACCTTGGAAAATTACATCTTTAAAAATATCTTTGTCCTCTACCAGATAACAGTCATCGCCCATCAAACAAAAAACTTGGATTCCTTTGTTTAGGGCATACATGACTTCATCGAATACGCCATGACCAATCACACCAGAAACAGTTGAGAACACTACTGCATCGCACTGGTCAATCATGTCAAATGCCTGTTTCATAATCTCGCTTTCAGGAATGTTCTGCGGCAGAGCATCTTTCGGATTAACGATTTCAAACCCATCCTCAAAATCAAATCCATTCTTGATCACAGACATTTCAAAAGTTTCAATTGGAGTTCCGTACTTCCAAATATGGTGCGCATAATAGATTTTCATAATAGCCTCACTTTTCTTCGTAACGGAATACAATCGGGATCATTACGGTTGTTCTCTGCTGCATCCAAGGTTTTTCATCTGTTGCAAATCGCCTTCCATATTCATTCACCACTACAATGTCACCAATGGTATAGAAATAGTTGCAGTTGTTTGCATTCTTTGGCATACCAACACTTGCATCATGAGTCTGCAAAGACAAGATTTTCTTCAGACAAACCTCGATATTTTCATATACAAACAACATTGTTCCATCATGTCTGGAAGAACTCGTGGTGAAATATTTGAAATCTGCATCAGGATCGTATGTAACTTTCACACTAATATCAAACTTCGGATCAGCATCATCATTCTTCCAAACCAAAGACAATTGATTGTTCTCGTCAAACTTGAGAAACTGCTTTGGTGAAACCTCAAAAGCATTATCGAATGCAATATCCAGATTAGTATTCTTCTGCTCTAACACTCGATATTTTATGTAATCTAAACTCTTTCCCATTATTTACTCCTAAATTGGTCTTGGAACTGGATATGGATACGGAGAACAGCAAGTCAGAATTGCCGCCAGAGCAACAGCCATTACAAGCAGTACAATCCATTTCTTACTGATCTGCTTTTTCGCAATCATAAGCATCTTCTCCTTTCAAAACATCTCGAATATCACGCCCATCAATTTCGTTACCGATGCAATCCCATCCGTCTACTTTTTCTCTTGCGAATAATTCAATTCTTGGTATATCTCCACAGAGTTCAACAATCCTATCTCGAATTTCAGACGGTTTCTTGCTATGTTTCATTACTCTCGCATCGCATATTTGATGAACCGATCTGCTAATTCGGGGGGGGGCAACCTCTTGTTGCAAGTAAACATAATTCACTGTTTGATCTTGTCCAGTAGCCTAAACCCCAAAACCAACTGTCAGACTTCTTGTTTCGTTTTACCCAATTGAAACCACAAGTCTTATATTCAAAACCCCATCTACGAATAGTTTCTAAACCTTCTTGTAAGAGAGGGAAAGTAACCCACAGAAACAGTACACAATTATCAGCAGCCAATTTATCAATTGGCAAATTATAAATATCCTCAATGGTCATACATTGATAATGACATTCTGCTGATTTTTGCTCTTTTCCTTTTTCTGAGTAGGTTTTAAAAGTCCACGGAGGATCGGCGTATATGATATTATATTTTTTCATACGCTTCTCCTTATATTTCTTGTTATTTGCCCAAAATAAACAAGTTCTCTGTGATGTTTTGTCTGGACGCATTATCCAGTGTTCTTTTCACTGGCTGCGACCAAATTGATCTCCAATTCTCTGGTGCTTGCTGTTCTGATACCAAAACAACATTTGTTTCAGACGCTTGCTCTGCCCATTTCCAGAATTCATCATGATCGAAATCATTTTCGTATCCAGTCGTTCCCTTATAAGGAATGTCACAGTAGATTACACCACCACAAAAATGATCTAAGTCAAGAGTTCGATAGTCTGCCTCGGCAAACTCTACATCCTGTAAATTGGGAAGCTGCGCAATCACATTCCGCTTTGCCTCGTCATAATAATTCCGATATGTACCGATTTTGGTTTTGACAATGCCAGCCCTGCCACCAAAGAATTTTCCGTTATAGGACGCAAGAAAACCAACGGCTCCAATATACCAATCAGGATATTTCCCATCCTGCATTTGATATGATTTCCTTACTGCCGCATATTCCTCTTGCGTAATTTCATCAGGCAAAGATGTAATCTGATCTCTATGCTTGAATAGTTCAATCAGATAATGATTAATGTCATACCCAATTTTTCTATCACAAGAAATTTTGTCAATTACATTTGCCCCCCCCCGATAAATGGTTCTAAGTAAAATACTGCGCTGGTATTATCTATGTAAGATTGAATAATCGGAACGATATGTTTGGCAATGCGGCTTTTTGAGCCTACATATTTGATAACTGCCACCTCAATCTTTTAATTTAATCCATTTTCCCAAATCCTCTAATGTTCGGATTTGCTGATCAAAATCCTGATCGGTAAAGACTACAACCTCGCTGGGAAACGGAGCTGCATCTTTCTGGTTGAATTTCAATCGTCCTTTGACAAAACAAACATATTTCGCATTTGGGAAAATGAAATCATGTTGTGCTTTTGTGTCAGTTCGAGCAGGAATGAGCATTACAGCAGTAACGCCATTCTCTCTGCTCTCACGACAACATTTTTCAATCCAATCTTCCTGACCACTCTTGCCTTTCGTTCTACGAGAGTATGGAGGATTACAAAAAACTGTCTGCCCCCCCCCAATTTTTCGCAAGACCATCATTTTGTTCCGTATAATACAGTTCACATTTATGATTTGTATCATCGGCACATGGATCAAGCGTAAAATGGAATACTGAATTGAGTCTGTCAAAGAACGACTGAGGCGTAGACCAGTTATTATTTCCAGTGCTGAACATAACTTCTGTATTCATATTAACCTCTTCCGTTCTTATATTTCTTGTTATGCGTTGTTCATTACAGACGCAAAAAATAAATCTCGCAATTCAATGATATTGGTAGGATGGTTTTCGTCATTGGCGAGTTCTTTGACGAAACCATAGAATTTATTTTCCAGAGGTGTAAGCAGAGAACCCATGTAACGATACTGACCGCTGCGGAAAACGGAATGAGCAACGGAACGCATATGCTTCCACAGCTTATAGTAATACAGTTTCAGCTTGACCATATAGCCAACGCTATCCTCTACCACAAAGCCCTCAATCTCCTTACCGTCATACAGATAATCCTCTGCGGTAACTTCTGTGTACCAATTATAGAAATCAGTCCAGTTATCAATCTGGATTGCTTTCTTCTTGACCTCAAAGCCGAACTTTTCAAACTGAACCAGCTTGGAATAGGGCAGCTTTTCAAACTGCATCTTATTCTTTACTACATCCAGCAGGAACAGTCTGGACTTATCGTATTTGATGATATGAGGATCATTTTCCATATCAACACATTCAAACACGAATGTCACATCGTTGTTATTCATATATTCCTTGAGTTCATCCAGATTTTCGCCAACCTGATAGAACATGGAGCGCATATAAGCAGAGAAATCACCCTGCGGATCAGACTTACTTGAAATAAAGAAATCATCCGTATCAGGATTATAGGACACCATACCAAGGAAACCGTTCTCCTTCACATAAGCGGTTACAGGGAACTTTAACTTATGCTGAAGCATATCAAATTTGGTTTCGGGCATTTCGTTCACATTAAAGAACTTGTCATAGGAACGAGCAACGATTCTTCCATTCTCAGTATTGATGAACAATCCTCGTGCTTTGGTAGTCTGCTTATTCCACTTCTTATCGTAGAATGCTTCTCTGGTGAAATTGAAAGAGGAAATGTTGCCGTATTTCTTTTCAGTGATGTACTTATTCTTGCGCATCTGATCAACCATTTCCATCACATCAAGTTCCTGCTCAGTATAAGCAGTTACCTCAGCTTCTTCCTCAGTCTTAAACACGGTGTTCTTGACATATACAGGATGGAAACCATCTGCATCCAGCACAACCACTCGCAGATCACCGCCAAACTCAACGCATCCTTCCAGATTAAAACAACGCTCGGAAAGTTCGATAGGCAGATTACGAGTGTTTCTATGACCGAAAATCTGATAAGTGTCGGGGGCTGCCATATGATCAAAAGTCTGAGCCACATCGACATAATCACTGTATCGACCAACACCACGAATCATCTGTTCCGTTGCCAGTGTGGTCATATTATCAGGAATGAAACTAAGACCAGCATGAGTTACGAGAACAGTCTTTTCATGATACTTGTAATAAGCACACTGACCAAACTTACGATAGAGCATTCGAGCAACCTTAGTATCAAGCCCCCCCGCCTCAAGCTGACGGCGAGTTACCTTTTCAAACTCAGGGGACTTACCAGTACCGCCATGTGACCAGTACCACAGCCAACGCTCATGATTTCCTTCCAGCAGGATCACATTCTTGCGCTCCATGATGCTGTAAAGGAAGTTGATAACCTCAATATTTTCAATACCACGATCAATGTAATCACCACAGAAAATATAGAGTTCGTCATCCTTCAAACCATCTTTCAAATATTCCTGAAGGGCAGTATTACAGCCGTGAATGTCACCGATATGATGGATTCTCTTATAGTTGGAAAAATTCATAGGCTTATACCAGATACGATCCAGTTCATCAGGACGCAGCTTTGTAATGCCTGTCGGAATAGACTGTGTTGCAAAACGAGCATACATCTTTTCAATGGCTTCTTCTGGTACTTGCTTGTAATCAGGACGAGTAAGATTTCTGCGCTTGCACTCTTCCATAGGAACATCGGTAAAGTCAACGCAATAAATACGATAGCGATAAGTCTGTGCCATCGTCTTGTAGCGATTCATTTCAACCGTTTTGGAGTTCGTAGCATCAATCACAACAAACTCGCCACGCTGCATTCTGGCTTCCAAAATCTGAAACAGAAGTGACCAGACTTTCTTTTCATTGTCCTGACTGATGCCGAAAGTGCCGTTTGTAGTCATCACAGGAGATTGACACAACAGACGGATTTCATCAGCAGACAAAGCATACTGTTCCAGATTATTTTCTTTGATAAATGTGGTTTTGCCGACACCGGGCGCACCACGCATTAACAGTAAAACTCTCATATTATTACCCCTTACATTTGCTATACTTGGTAGTGTTCATCCGTCACATCTCTTTATTCTCGGCTTTCGCCTTGAATAGAGATGTTAGGATGAACGGATTAACTCAGTTACAGAAGGCCGGGGCGAACCCATCCGAATAGTTAGCGCTGCTGCCGTCCGCACCCCCCGAAGCGTAGACACCGCAGAAGTAGCCCGAGTCGCCCGCACGAACAGAGCGCAACCACTGCCAGTCATTTTCACCCTTGGCATTTTTCTTGCAGTAACGAATGTTTTCCTGAGCATAAAACTCATACCAGTGACCTTCGCCGCCATAAGACCAGAACTTGCGTCCGTACAATTCCTGCTCAGACTTGAGCCAAAATTCATCAATGGTTTTCTGCATATTACCATTACGGTCTACGCTCTGCTTATAAACAGGTTTAACAATAGCTGCCAGATCATCAGAAACATTGTTCTTGAAATCTCCATTCAGGAAAGAACGAATATCAGAATCATCCCACCAGACAGAGTTTCCGTCCCTACGCATTGCAGATTCATCCTTGTAGAGATCGACCATATCCCAAGAGATAGGAGCTTTACCGCTGTTATCAGCCAAATCATCATGGTCAAAACCAATAATCTGATATGTAGCAACGAAACCATTCTTCATGTAGTCCTTCTTCGTTGCGCCAAGTGCAAAGTATTCTCTGGCTTTACCAGACTTTGCAATTTCGTCCACTCTGCGCCAAGAAATATGATCCAGATTGGTCATCGGCAGCGTCATGGGAAACAAAAAATCAGAACTGTTTTCTCCATCAAACTTCACTGTAACAACATCATTCTCCTGAACGATGTGCAAGCTGGGAAATCTGTCCAAAACATTCTGATCAATACGAAGTTCCATGTTCAATTCTCCTTTTCTGAAAACCTTAAAAATTAATACAATACTTTTCGATGCGTTGCTTTTCCAGTTCATCGGAATAGGTATCCCATCTTACGACTTTGTACTCTTGTGTGACTTCTCCTGTAATATCATAAAGCCGACCATCAATTTGCGTTACAAAGTGGTTTATTACTGGATCATACATCATTACTGCTTCAGGGAAACGGTTGCACAAGATAAATGCAAACCAATAACAACATCCACAAGTAAAAGATGTGAGAACTTCGCTCCACTTTCCACGCATAGTAAATCTGTCAATAAATTTCATTACTTCATTGTGCAATCTTTCACTCCCTTTGTATCGGACACTCTATTCAGAGCTGCATTACCAGCCCTCAACAGAATGCCCGATTACTCAGACATTCCTTTATATTTAATTTGCTGCTTGACAGCCTTGTTGTTCACGAAAGGACAAGCATAACAATTCCCAAAACAATATCCCAAGGATTTTTGACTATCTTTGGTCTTTTCTGCCTATACTTTGAACTTTGTTCCAAGAATAAACTTTGAAACTTGAGCGTTCAGCTTTGGGCTTTGAGCATTGAACTTTACAGCGATTTTTCATTTTCCGAAAATGCCAGCCGCTCTATCTTTGCGGCGCATAATCAGAAAACCAAATTCTTTTAATATAATAATCCATAATTATATGTATAGAATTACAATCATCTGTAATTTGTTTTATGCTGGGGATAGTTTTATTTCTTTTACATCAAAGACCAATCCCCAAAAACTCAGATGTGTTATGGTTTATCGTTTTCGTCAAACAGCAAATGAAATACCGCCGTTAGTATTCGATTGTGATCGTGGTCAGAGCGTTACTTACGCTAAGAGCCGCATCCACTTCAGGCATGAACGCATTGATCATGTCATCCAGTTCAGCAATCTTTTTCTCAAGACCAAGAGGATCAATCATCTCAACCGTGTTAGACTTAATGTAAGTCTTGACGCTGGTATCATATTCCTCGCTCTTAGCTGCGGTTTCCTTGCTACCCATCAGACCAGTAACAAACTGCTCTGCTTTCTGCTGAAGCTGAGAGTTCTGCTTTTCCAACTCAGCCTTTGCACGAGAAAGCTGGGATGCCATATGGTCACGCAGTTCAATATAGAACGCCATACCATGATTCTTCTTGTCGATAGCCTCAACGACAGTGTAAGTCTTGCCGCCGATCTCAACCTTAGTTATAGCATTGGATACATTGACAGCATCCTTAATTGCATTGCGCCGCTTAATCAGATCAGTAATCTTGTCGTAAGACGCATATGCAGCTTCCTTAAAAGCATCGGGAGTAATACCGTGAACCTTCTCCTGATTGTTCTTCTTATTGACAACGAAAGTTGCAGCCGCCATTGAATCAATAATGCGCTTATCCAGAACCTTCAGTTCTGCAAGAGCCTTGTGGATGGTCATGGTTTCAGTGTTTGCCATAGTAGATTCCTCCAATAAACTTTGAATTTTGATGTGTCACGATCTTTGGATTCGAACCAAAATCTCCGCATATTGCGGCGTTCTGCCATTAAACCATCTCGTGTTATTCTTGTATTTCTTGTTATTTATGTAATGTTTAAGAGGCACAGCCCCTTAAACAAGTTCGGATTAATCCGAATATTTATAGCGTTTGAACTCCTGATACTCGTCAAACTTTTGAGAAAGATAATAACGCTGGCGTTGTTTAGTCAAGTCGATATGATCCATCTTAAACAAATCACGAAGCAACTCATAATCGTTACGGCTGATATTTCCATTCTGTTTTTCGTACTCATGTACTCTATAATATATACCAGAGTCATAAATACGCTCCCACTGGAAAATACGCCCTGTATCAGCAGCCGTTTTAATAGCATTGCTACTGGTATTGATTAGCTGTTTATCGGTCATATGTGCTGTCTTATAAGTGCGGAACAAATACTGCGTTTCCTTATAAGGAACAGTCATACCACCAAATTTTCCAGACGCAAATGTGTCCGCATCACGATAATGAAGCAAATAAGGAACAATACTTTGGGAAAGCTGCACTCTCTGTCCTGTTACTGGATTAAGCACTGAACCATCATTGTGCATATCAGACTTGAGAATATCTGGCAAATGTTTTACTGGAATGCCATGCCATACAAGGAGAGCTGCGCAACGGAATGTAGAGAAATCACAGACCTCTTTGCCAAAGACGGCTTCCATCAAATCGTTCAGATCATCCAGATTTTCAAAGTAATAAGTATCGTAGAAAGCTGTACGATCCACATTCTCAAAGAAAATCTCTCGAATTTCTTCCAGCGGTTTAATAGAACCATTACCTGTTTCATACATCCACCGCATGAAATCGCTGATCTTGCTCTTATGAGATTGGAAAACATTCATCTTCATAATGGCAAGCTGTGAGTATATATCAAGCATATCCTGACGAGTCAAATCGTCATAAGCAACATCAGTCAGATTAAAGAATCTATTGACGATATTGAAAGTTTCTTGCTTGTATTTGTTGTTATCAGGGTTATTTAAAAAAGTTTCCGAAACATACTTTTCGATCAAAGCCAGATCAAGCATTATCATCACCTCTCCCTAATATTCTACCAAAACAATTTGTTTTTGTCAAGACATTTATTGCATTTCTTGTTATTATGCTGTAACAGGAAGTCCAAGACTAACAAGGATCGCCTGATTAATTTCATCCATCTTTTCAGATGTGACGCTGCTGACAAAGTTTTTCAGCCGATTTTTATCAATCGTTCTTACCTGTTCCAGCATGATCGTAGAATCTGAGGATAATTTGCATTCATTGACAGAGAGGTTAATGTGTGTTGGCATCGGCTTCTTATTCTGAGAAGTGATTGCAGCCACGATCACAGTAGGACAATGCTTATTACCAGTGTTATTTTGGATCACTATTACGGGGCGAATTCCACCCTGTTCACAGCCGACAACTGGACTTAGATCAGCATAGTATATATCTCCCCTCTTTACAATCTTTTTCATACCGCATTTCTCCTTGCAGACCTCTTTCTTGTATTTCTGGTTATAGTATATCATGCTCAACGAAGATTGTCAAGCATATCCGCAAAGATTGTTACGAGAAATTTTCATGATAGAGCTGCTGGGCGAAATTCCAAAGGTTCATATATTGCTGATCCTCGTCATCAGACATAGACTGGCTGATACGACTGTTATAAACCATAACACTGCTGACAGAAACAGAGTTTTCCAGATCATACATACCAGCATAAATGATATGATTTGCACTATGGATTTGACATTTGAAGCAAACACTACGACACATCTGCATTGCAGCTCCATTGCCATGCAGACGGATATTAATGAGGCGTTTAATCTGAGATTCCTCTACGGCGGTCAGTTCGCCAAGCAAATCAGGATCAACCACCAAAACAAGTAAGTCCAACTCTTTGATGTATTGGCACTTATCTTTATTGATATATTCGGTGTCTGCAAAATCCAGAATGTTTTTCCAGTCCTTCTTCTTGCGAACAGGCAAATCATTCGACTTCTCATGCAAAGCACGAATATAATATGTAAATTCTCCAATTCGACATTTGAACTCTGTGTTGCTGAGAGCAGCTATGCTAATCAGTTCACCGTCAGAATAAACAGGCGTTGCAAATTTCCTCATAAACTTTAACACCCATCCACAAGATCGTTCAATGCCAGTAGCAAAGAAAGTGGGATCATTCTCCTTCTGGACACTAAAGTAATCATAATTGCTCAGGAGAGCAAAAAAAGACAGCATCTTCCACTCTTCCATTTTGGTTTCATTAACAAGCATTTTTAGCAGCCTCTCCAATTTAGTATTGACAGTTGAGATAATTTCCTCTATAATTGCTGTGTAGTGAGAATTTTATCTAAGTCATACTATACCAGATAATTTTCTCATTGTCAATAGAAACTTAGATTACTTTCTCAAAAGGAGTGTGTTCTATGGCTTCCATTCTATATTCAAGGATTGAGGAACTATGCGATTCGAATGAAATCACGATTACACGGTTAGAAAAAGAATGCGGATTTTCCAATGCAACAATTAAAAAGTGGAAAGATATTAGTATCCCCGGCATCGACAAGGTACAGAAGATTGCAAAATATTTTAATGTAACTACGGATTATCTGCTGGGTATTACCAACATTCCAACTCCTGCCGATGAACTACTCGGAGATAATGATATTGTCACTTTGCAAAGAGCAAAATCCAAAATGTCCCCTGTTGATCGGGAACGCATGATGCAAATGCTGAAGATTGCTTTTGACTACGCATTCCGTGACGATCAGTAATGTGTCCATATTATTGGACTATCACTATGTTACACTGGTATTCGAGGTGATATACTTATGATTCGGTACGCCTATATTTGCAACCAGATTTTGCAGATTTATCGCAATCTGGATGGTTTGTCGTTTCCTCTTGATCCACGCAAACCATTTCAGTTAATGGATAACTGCAAGCTGATGACATATAAGACTTTTTCTGAGATCAACCGCTGCTCACTGCAAGAGGTTTTCTTGCTATGTGAAAGTCAAAGCGGTTGCACTCATTATGATGTTTCCAAAAACAGATACCTTGTTCTGTTTAATTCCTCCACCGCAAATAACAATGTGCTTGGCAGAATTCGTTGGACTCTGGCACATGAACTCGGTCATGTAATACTGAACCATCTGCCTTATATTGCAGAGCCGCTTATTGCAGAACACAATTTCAACAATCTTTCTAATCCAGAACTGGAAGCTGAAGCAGATTACTTTGCGGCAGCTTTCCTTTGCCCTATGCCACTGTTTGATATTCTTGGCGTTAAATCGGCAAAAGACATTGAAATCACTTTTGGTCTTTCTCACGAGGCTTCTGAATGTCGTTGGAATGACTATGTAAAATGGAAACGCAATCATCGGAAAACTGCTTGGGAGAATGATCTGAAACGAATTTATCAACTCAAGCAGTAATCATGTCAATCCATATCCTACACTCTGACCTAAACCGAAGTTTGCCAGTAACCTCACCAAGACTTTTCCATATGTCCATCCACGCCTCGGATATGAAATGCGCCGACACTTTGTATGTTTAACGGTAGACGCATACCGTTTGTCAACCTCTACTTAGTCCCGCCAGTCTGGTTTACGATATGGTTGACTGCGCATGGCCTTGCGCTTCAAGTGCTTTATCTTGCAGCCTTTCTCTATTAAACTACAAGAACCACATCTTGTTTAGCCTATTTAACTACCTCTTACTGGCTCGATTTGCTTTTGTTGACGGAGTACCATCGCACTCTAAAGTGTTTGCTCGAATGTCCATTCTCTTCTCCGTATCGTAGTCGATAATCCAGCCATGATATATCATTTCACATGGACTTACTGGCGGCGGTAGTAGGATTCGAACCCACGGACGGCTCTTCACCGCCTACGGTTTTCAAGACCGCTGCTTTAAACCACTCAGCCATACCGCCACATCCTGAGCAGTTTCAGTCATGCTCAGGACTATGGAGGGGGAAATTAAATGGATCAAACAGTCATCAACAGATTATTCAGTTCATCGACTGCTTCTTTATGTTCAACCTTTGCATCGTTGTAATACTGCTTCATGCGCTCGGCGTGTTTCTGCGCCGCAACAACAGCCTTTTCAGCTTCCACATACCGCAGGGCAGCTCTCTTGAGCCGCTTTGCGGTAATTTTATTGTTGCACTTCAGAGCCGCCAGACGCTTACCAGTATCCAGAGAAAAAGTGTCATGAGGATCACACTTAGCAACGCCCTTAACAGTCTTTCCAGCAAAGGTAGAAACCGCAATTACCTGATTACCGCTGTGGTAATACTTATACTTATCAAACGGAAACCGCATCAGTCTTTTCCTCCTTGTTCTTCTTCACGGTAGGCCATACAACAACGGGGACAGTATCAATACCCATCATCTTGTAAACCAGATAAGAGGTATAGCCGTCAAAAAGATTACCGCAATCATCCACATAAATCTCGGTTTCGAACTTCTTGTTCTTACGCCACTCGTCCAAACGCTTATTCAACTTTTCATTACAGGGGATCGTACTGGCAAAGCTGTAAGGAACTCGAATGTCTGCAATAGGAACCTCTCTGCGTTCCAGATTGAGAATAAAACACTGCTTATCTGCATCTGCTCGATTGGTATAGAACTGATTCTCCATCATCTTACGAACAGTACCCTTTTCATCAACCACAGAATACATGATTACAGGAGGAACATTTTCGCCGCCGATAGTAAACTGCATAGAAACAACCTTGCAAGTAAGGATTTCATACTTCTTCTGACCAGTTGCCTTAACACTGCCGTTGCCCTTGCACTCAGGACAAGAATACTCACGCATAGTATTGTTTTCGATGCACTCAATGATCTGCTCTGCGACCTGCTGCATTGCCTGTTCCATTGTGTCGGCATTAAATGTTGCCGCCTTGCCAAGACGAATCTTTCCAGTGCCATTACAGATCGGGCAAGTAGTCTTTGTGATTTTCTTCAGAACAAATACCTGATCACCAATTCCGATTTTCGTTTCAATGTTCATTGTGAACGCTCCTTCTTTATACTTGTATTTCTTGTTATGTAGTTTATTGAAATGCCAGCACTTTCAACTGACACTTACATTATACTTGTATTTCTTGTTATTGTCAAGACCTAATTGCGATTTTTCTCAAAAAATTTTCCACCATGCTTTTTCACATCATCATAAGTGGTAGATGTACCGAAAGAATTCTCCACCCACACATCATTGTCTTTGATGAAAATCTTAACAGGGATTACAGAATCTTTGAGAACAATGGTAACGATTTCGCCTTCCATTTTACGCATTTGTGCTTTAGACAAATCTTTTGGTGCGTCCTCGCAGCGAGGGAATGGACAGAGATCACATCCAGTTCCATCACATTCTTCATAGTCCTCACGAGTAACTGCGTAAATGAATGTAACAAACCCTAAAACTACCACTGCCAATTCAATAATCTGTTCCATGTGTTTTCTCCTTTCTGATAGACTTAAAATATTCCGTTGGAGTTTGTTTTGTGATCGTAATACTAATCACATCAGGATTTTTCAACAAGGCAACGACCTGTTCAATGGTATCTTCCTCGCCCTTCATGGTATAAACCGCACTGCCATTAGCAACTTGCATTTTAATTCTCATGATGATCCTCCATTATTTTTGTACCAGCCGTTTGAACTTATTTGGGCTGTTCTTAATATAGCTGCTGATTAGACTGCTCTCCTGTTTAGTTTCTGCATATGCAGTAATTGTAATGGTCTTAGTATTCCAATCGAGAGTATAACTATCTGATGCGACATTCTTGATGTGATGTTCAGCAAGAAAATCACGAAAATCTTTCATGGCTTCCAGATTATCCGACATGACTACATTGACATATAACTGATCCTTGGACAGATATTTATTGATCGCTACGGTAATCCAGCAACCAACCGCACTGGCAACAGAAACAATGATCAACGACACATTACTTTCAGAGGAAACAATGTTCTTTGTGATGATAAAATAAATCAGATTAGACAAGCCAAGCGCAAGACCAGCAAAGAAAGTCTTATTTCTCTGGATCAAAATGATTTTTGCCGTTCCAAGGGCATTGTCCAATACCTTTGCCAGAAATAAGCCACCAAAATATACTACACTTAACCAAACCGCTTCCATATGTAACACCATTAGAACAATAGACTAACCGCATAGATGGGAAGTCCGATAACAACAAAGAAAATCAGAGCCAGAACCGCCGCACCAAAAATGCGGTAGAAAAAGTTATCCGAAGGCTGACCGTTCACAGTGATTTTCATCTTGGGAACGAAAATCAACACGATATAAACAAGTACAGTAGCAGCAAGAATATATTTCATCATTTGATTGATCCCTCCATAATTTGATTAATACTTTTTACTCTTTCAAACAACATTGTTGCCTTTTCATTGATCATTCGATTGGCATGAAAATGAGCAAATAACCAATGGTCATATTCCAAAACCTGTTCTACCTTTGACAACCATTCTTCCATAGATTTATCTACCGTAGACTGATCTAAGCCTCGTAAAAATAAATCAGTTGGTTGCCACTGTTCGGGACAAGTATGAGATACTACAAGATCGACTTTTTTGATTTTCTTGATACGATTAAAAATTTCATTGCGTTTCTCAGGAGAAATCTGTTCATCTGCGAACCACTGATAACCGCTGGAAAGTCGATACCATTTATCAACGCTATATGCGCCACCTAAAACCAGCACTTTTCTATTATCCAAATTATAAATTTCTCCATCTTTGGCAAACAGCAAATTCGGATAATTGTCCTCTACATAAAATGTTCCAAACTCATTTGATTTCTCATGATAAGTTTCAATGTTTTCTGGACGCATTTCATGATTTCCATGAATACAAAAATAGGTTCTGCCACTATCTTGCAGCTTTTGCTTATGGACATATTCATTTAAAGTTCTATTGTAATTTACGCCCACATCTCCCAACAGAACAATAATTTGATCCGCAGTATGAGGAATCTTTTTATAATCCAGTCTGCGCAACAGGTCATCTATCTGACCATGCACATCACCAGTAAAATAAATCATTGGACTTCTCCTTTCTCCACTTGGGGAATTAAATACTCAGCACCAGTTCCATTTTGTAATTACCACAATCATGAACTTCTACATCATAATTGCGTAACTGAAAATCATCATCCGTTGCATCAGGATTATAAGGTATAGTATAGCCGACACGAAGCAAATGTCTGAGAACACGGCGAACAGTTGTGTTGCGACTGCATCTCTCTTCAAAAGCAAACTGTCCAGAATCCAAATTCAGCAAAGTACAATAACCAGTTGTACTTCCGTTATACTTATTTTTATTATCACGGAATGAAACAACATAATAGATTGCATCAATGCTATCTCCATTGCCCTTGTTTTTCAGCAAGACAACCGATCCGTTATGTAGATTAAGTTTGCGATTTAGGTCAACATATTGCTTTTGACCTCTTACAATAACATTATTCATTGTTTGTATTCCTCCCTAATTCTTTGATGGAATATTCCAAGATGACTTTCCTCCGGGAATTGCGTTGGGAATGACCATAATCCCATGTTCACGCATAATGGATTTCATTCGTTCCAATTCTTTATGCAGACTATTGATTTCACGCTCCTGCTTTTCAACAATTCGCAAAGTCTTTTCACGCATTGTAGCTGCTCGATTTACTTCATCCTGTTCCAGTTCTTTTCCATCAAGCCACTTATCAACAGAGTGCATAATACCAAGGATTGTATATTCCTGCTGCTCTTTTTCTTTGCTGAGTTCTTCCAGTTTTGCTTTTGTTTCGGACAGTTCAGCCGCCAGAGCAAATGAATTTACGCTTTCACCAGTCAATACCACAGGTTGCATCCTGCGAAGCGTAGTGATCTCCGCATGATACTCCTGTAATAAATCGGCAATTTGACCAGCTTCATGACTTCCAATTACATCAATTCCGTATTGTTCGTAATTTCTTAAATGCTGTAATATTGCCTCATACATAATTCAAGCCTCAATCTTTCAGCATAACAATATCATGAATGTAGTTCATATTCTGTGTAAAAGTAGGGATTTCCTGATCCACAATCCACTTCTTACGCATTACAGTTTTGTTCGGCTCGTTCTTGCATTCAACTTCCATCATCTGCTTACGACAGCAAGTGCCACGCTTACAAGGAATCGCATAATCATTCCAGTTAATACCCTTTTCCACAAACAACATATCCTGAATCTGATCACAAGACTTATTCATGAGCTGCTTGTGAGAGAAATTTGCCTGTCCTGCGGACTGAATGCTATTACGAACTGCGTCCTGCTGCCGCCACACAAAGTAGTTGACAACATCTTCCTTGGGAATATTGAACACACGAGAATCAAACATTGCTTTATCACAACGAGAAAAATAAGTATTTGCTTGTTTCATCAGATTTGGATCAATTTTCTGATTTGTGCCACCGTCAGCAAAATCAGGCAAATTGTCATAACCCCATTCATCCGTATTATTACGGAAGAACTTATTAAAAGCCAGTGTTGCCATACTTGCGGAAATACTGCACATCTTCTGAACTGTGTTATCAAACCAAGCATCACTTGTGAGTGTTTGGTAGTCGATCAGGAGCAGGGAAATTTCATCCGACTGCGTATAACCAAGTACACATCCCTGAACATTCTCGCAAAGATACTTCATGGTATCCTGCATGGTTTTCATCAAAATCTGGTCAAAGGGCTTCTGAAAGCCTCTGGTAAAGGTGTGGAATGCTTTGCCGTCAATACGAATGATCACAGGCATACGGCGCACAAGATGCGCTCTGGTCACATTCTCATAGGTTTTCATACGATCTCCAAGATTATCTCGGTTACTCATTTTCTGTTTCTCCTTTATTTTTCATATCGTGTTCACAAACGCCGTTATGTTCATGTACTACAAACTTCATATTTCGATTTCCATAGCGCATATATGCTAATCTTTCGCCAGTGAGTTTACAGATGTGCTTCTTTTCATCAAGGTTTTTACATAGACCATCGCAATACATTTATTTGCCCTCCAAAGCGATAATTCCACAATCAATTAACATATTGATTTTCTCTAAGAACATTTCCTGAACTCTCATATCATTCTCGCAGTCAATGTCTTTTTCATCAAAGAATTGATTGAATTCGTAACCGCACATTCCACCGTAGGATGTGAAATAGAAACGGAACTTTCCAGCGTAGGCTTTTGCGTCCTCGTCATAAATGCCGATCCAGAAACTATTATCTGTTCCGAACTGACGATCTTTATCTGTGCCAGCACTGCCAGAGATACACCAAGCCTGAATAACATTGTTTCTCCAAAAGAACTGCAAACCAACATGAGTTCGGTCTGCGACTTTATATTTCTTGAGCTGCTTGATGGTCAAGTTATATTTGTTTTTGACCAAAGGCTTTCGCATTTTATAAGACATATCTTCACTCCTGTTTATATCGCACAATACGCACACGAAGATTGTATCTATGCGCAAGATCAATCATACTGGCTGTTCCACGGCTTTTCCCATCCCAAAAAGCAACAAGTGCATCTGCGTTCTCTGCCATTTCTTGATTACGGATATAACCAGCAGACTTACCGAAAGTTTTCCAATCGGCTGGAAAATAATTAATTCTGTACCCTCGCTGCTTTCCGTATTGTTCGCCAAGCGTATCTGCGCCCCTTGCCATACCGCACACAATCACAATTTCATCGGTAATGTTAGATAAAAGTCTATCCATTGCTCTTTCCAACTGTGCATAGTTGTTATAATCTCTTCCACCAGCAATAATTACTCTGAACATATCATTACCTCCGATTATTCTTGCATTTATTGTTATTAACTCAAAATAAAAGGCTGCGGCTTACGATATGAAGGACACTTTCGTTCTTCCAATGGCGGCAGGATGTTCTTTTTCAATCTGGATGCACCGCATTTTGGACAAAAGAGAAACTGTTGATGTTCTGGAAAACGGAAACTACCACCAGCCATTACAATGCTTGCTCCATAACGATCTACAACACAAGAGGCTGTTCCAAAATCGAACTTCTCACAAAAGTCACACATGAGCTGCCTCCGTTTTAGGATCATAGTCGATTCCAAACTGCTTCAGCATTGCAATCATCACACGCATAAAGATTTCTCCGTGATGTTCATCCCAATTTTCCTGCAAATCCTTATACAGCGGTGTAATTTTCAAGTCCCAAACCAAGATGCTGGGAAACATATACTGTTCTGCCTCTTCTTTCAGTCTGTCAAAGCGTTCCCAAACCTTTTCACAATCTTGCATCGTTACCATGACATTTCCTCCGATCACAGCCGTCTATTGTTTTTGGCTTGCCACTCTGCCCAACATTCATTGAAACGATTTGGACTATCATCCTTACTTTTGAGATAACGACCATACTTTCGCTTGAGAGGCTTCATTTCATCCTGATACACATCAGAATTGACATAGTTCCAAATGTCCATATAGATGCAGTCAAATTTCTGTCCCTTTTCAGGTTTCCACTCAAACACATCAGCACAGATAATCTTTACCTTATCGTTGAACGGAAGCTGCGCCGTGATCATGTCAATGACTTCCTGATGTTTTTCCAAAACCGTGATAGACTTTACTCTTTCATCGTCCTGAATTGCCATAATGATCATTCCGATACCAAGACCGCCAATCAGTACATCACCATAAGCATTGGCACAAAAACTGCTATTGGTTCGTTTCTCCATATATGTATCACTCATAACGACTTCTCCACGGTGCATAAGTCTTACATAATTTCCGGGATTCACACCACTTAGAATGGCTCGAATATCTCCGTTTCTGACTTCAAAATGTTCCAGCTTAAAATCTCCGTTTTCCGTGGGAGATAAAAGCTGCGGCATATCTTTATACATTTATTTCTCCTTTCCAACACATTCAGGGCAAAGTGTTTTTCCGTTTTTACATTTCCAGCCTGAAGCATATGCCAGTCTGGAAAGACGCTGCTTATTGGTTTCCATTCCCATGCCGCCTTCATCGTTCCGATTCATTTTTCGGTCATTTGCATTGAAATCGGTACTCCAACTGCGAGAACAGCAATCACAAGTAATGTCGTAGTATGTATCAATCCGAATTTTCATGATCATTACCCTCTTTAAGCCGCTTCATTGCAATTTTCCGCTTACACTTTATACATCTGACAAACTTTCTCTGATTATCTGGAACATCGGCATTAAATCCACATGGTTCTCCATCCCAATAATAATACTGCGTTCCTGTATAAGTTGTAAAAACTCCATCCTCAGAACCACAATACGGACATTTTTCCATATCAGTTGCCCTCCATGCTTGCCTCAAACTCGTCAATAGCATTAACGATCTCGGCAAGAGAGTCACGAACCTCTGCGATTGCTCCATCCTCGTAATCTTTTACTGCCTGATTCAATGCCTTGATAATAGCTGCATCATCCAGTTCGTTGTTTTTCCAGAATTTCATTTCCATATCATTCCCAACCTTCCTCAGAGCGTTCTTTTACAAAGGTTCTCAGTTTTTCCATGTAATCATCCATATTGTCTTTGCATTGCAGAATAAATTCATCATCCACAGTGCCTTTTCCAAGCTGAGATTTCCATTTCTCATAAGTTGCATGATTGGATAAGATTTCTCCAACATAGAACAATGCAGTCTGGTAATCCTCACACGCCTTTTTATAGGTCATCACATCAAAAACAACAGATGCAGGTGCAGGAATGGTTTTGATCAGCTTTGACAGTTCTACATAAAACTCAGAGGTCTTTTTCATCGAGAAGTTCCCTCGCTTTCGTCAGAAGTTTTTCCTTGTCGTTTTCCATTTTATCATCCATGACCAATTCAAGCAAGGCATTCAGAGCGTTGCCAAGGGATTTATCCTGCGGAAAACCAAGCTGCATCAAATCATTGCCATTGACTGCTAAATCCTTCAGAGAAAAACAATCTTGATCTTGTTTGATTTCCTGCATCATGCGGTAAAACTGACTAACTCTTGTAACCTGTTCTCCACGCTGACCAATATTAATACGCTGTGCTGATTTATCCGCTGCCTGAAGGAAAATGAGATTCATAAATTGGATTTCTCCAAACTTATTCAAGCATCGGCGCACGACATTCTTCTTTACCTCAAGTACACGATCATGGGATGCCACGAGCTGCACCACATCAGCAATCAGTTTGGATTCCAGACGGAGATTACGAAGTGATTGTTCTGTAATCTCTGCGCTCTTTGCAGCATGACCGTAGAAATGTCCAATTCCGTTTTCATCCTCGGAATAGCAGAACGGTTTTCCAAGATCGTGATACAGACAAGCAATTTTTACAATGGTATCTCCATGACAATTACGAATCGTTTCCACTGTATGCTCCCATACATCGTAACAATGATGGGGATTGTTCTGGACAAATCCAATGCTGGGCGTAATCTCAGGAATGATAACCTCAAAGATTTCTGTGAAATTTTCCAGCAACCAATCGCAACGACCAGACATGATTTGCAGAAACTCGTTTCCAATGCGCTCGGCGGCAATATCAAGCAACAAATTTCTCTTTGTAAGCATTGCGTTTGCAGTTTTCCGCTCGATACCGAAATGATAACGAGCAGAAAAACGCATTGCTCGGAGAATACGGAGTGCATCTTCCTCAAACCGCTGTTCAGGATCACCGACACAAACAATTTTCCGATTCAGCAAGTCATACTGACCATCAAAATAGTCAATGATTTCTCCGTTGATGTTCGCTGCCATCGCATTCATCGTAAAGTCACGGCGGCTCAAATCCTCTTTCAAATCGCTGACAAATTCAACTTGGTCTGGATGACGATGATCAGAATAATCGCCGTCTTTCCGATAAGTTGTGATCTCATATGGATTTTCCAGCAGAACGGTCAATGTTCCATGCTTGAGTCCAGTATCCAGCACACGAAAATCAGAGAATACTTCTTTCATCTGGTCTGGCAGAGCATTGGTACAAATATCCCAATCGTGCGGTGTTCTTCCAATCAGACTGTCACGAACACAGCCGCCAACCACAAACGCCTCATATCCTGCATCCATCAGCATTTTCATCAGACGCTTCGGTTCCTCTGGAATCTGCATCAGACGATGATTTGTATTAAACTGCCATCCATTTTCAGGTGCTTTCAGCCACCATTTTTCCATACTCATTCACCTACTATCACATACAGGCGTTTCTTGCCCCATTTTACCCAAAGACAATTAGGATTTTCCAAAGAGATATTCAGGTCTGGACGATTCTTCCGAACCTCGCTGGTAGACTGAACCACGCCAGCTTCTTTCATGACGGCTGGAAGGTATCTGGTTTCCGTAAACAAGGTCTGCGGCTGCTCATTATTTTTCCAGTCCAAATCATCCAGAGCCAATAGAGTTTTCGGATCAACCAAAGGTTTTCCGATGACTGCATTTAAAAACATGACTTATTCCTCATTTATTCCATACACCAACATAATCAGGTTTCCAAATTTGCGTTGCTCGATGATAATAATTTTTCCAATGATCGTTTTCAAACATATGCGGTGCAATCGTACATTCATTAACAAATACAACAAATTCCTCGATCCGCTTATAATCAGGCTTTTCCGGGAGAGAAGTATTTGCTTTTGCGTAATCCATGCGCTTTTCAAACTCGTCTACCATCTGATAAAATTCCGTTCTGAATGTTCCGTCCTCATTCTGGAACTCGCCATTGCGAATGGACATAAGCAGAGGAATATCATGCTCACGAAAAGTATTGATCTCCTGTTTTTCCAGAATATCCAGACACATCAGATACAAGCGAATCAGGTGCATGGCGTGTTTATTCAGGTGCGCATCATCCTTCTTCTTATTACGCTGTGTGATTTTTCCATACTCTTTGACAATGGTATTCAGATCGCTCCAAATGTTCTTATAGTCACGAAGAGGATAGTGCGTCAGATTTACATCCAAGAAGATCTCCGTATCCAAATCCTCACGCTGAGATTCATCCACATACAGATGAATTGCGCCGTTCTCAAACTCCTGATACCGATCATTGAAAGAAGTCATAGAGGACTTGCAAGAGGAAAGAATCTGCTTTTCTTTTTCCGACTGGTCATAGCGGTCACGAGCCAGAGCTGCTTGCAGACGGCGAAGCTGCTGAGTGGCATAACCGCCGAAGGCATGAACGGCTTTCTGAGAAAGAAACATATCTCGCTGTTCCACCATCATTCTTCCAATGTCGTTAAAGAACACATACTGTTCAGGCTTACAGCCAAGCAACTCAATCGTGTTAGGATTGCAGTCCGACAGCAGATGGATCAACTTATTAAAGCTGTAAATGGTGGTGTCTGTTGCGTTATCAATTACCTGTTCGAAATTGGTTCTTCCAAGAATATCGGTTCTGGAATTAAGCGCACAACCACGAACATCAATATCAGAATCAGGCGTGTTCGTACCGTATGCGTGACTTCCACCAAATGTTGCAAAAATCATCGACCCCCCAAGGTGAGGGTTTGTCTTGATAAAATCGTACTCAGGACGATTCAAAACCTCTCTAATATCCATATCAATCTTCCTCCCAAGAATGTTTCTTGCGGTACACTGTCTGCTGCTCCGCAACATATCCTTCTTCCACATCATAGTGCATGGAAAGTTCCAGCATATCCTCGACTTTATTTTTGATTTCCTGATCCGTCATGGAATCTTCCACGAAAAATTCAAAATCATAACTGCCAAGCGGTCTGGTGCTGATATATCCTTTTACTCGTTTCATTTTATTACCTCTGTTTCTGAAAGCGTTCTTCCATCTTGCGGCTCATAAACTCTCTTGCCTCTGGAATGGTCATTATCTGACAAGGAACATAACCGTCCTGTCCGAAGGGAACACCAATGGTCACTTTTCCATCGTAGAACAGGCTTCTAATCTCCTGTGGCATTTCCTCGTAAATTGAAGGTCTGTAATAGTTCCCGCTGCTGTTTCTGTTGGCAATGTATTTTTCCACATCAGACAGCTTCAGGTATAAATCTGCGTACTTTTCGCTTGCCGTAGGAACAATCTTACAATCAAAGCCATCCAGTTTGCTTTTCTGCAATGCCTGATCTGTAATGGGCAATTCAAAAGTCAGTGAATAAGGGAAATATCCTTCTTCCAGTAAAGCCAGCTTTTCCAGTGCCTCTTGCCAATGAAAATCCTTGCCGCTGGCAAGTTGCTCTGTGCCAAACAGAGTAAACATATCTTCCTGCCACTTGCGACTTTTGGCAAAAAACTCACGGCGCATGGTTTCCTGATCATTCATCATGGATTTTGCTTTTATAGCTGCGGTTTTCCGCTCTGCACTTTCACTGCCAAGCGTAAAGGCAAGGAACAAGGCTTCAAAGATCATAAGGAACGCTCCTTTATTTCGTCATATCTTCCACTTCAAAGATTTCTCCAACATGAACAGTCAGAACATTATTGTAATCCAAGAATGTTGCCAGCTTTTCCATCAGTTTGTTTCGATCCTCAGCATAGACAAGAAAGCCACGACTGCTACCACCAGTATAGTAAACCACAACAGAATATACGCTCATGTTTTCCACTTCTTTAAAAACGCTTACATACTCCATTTTGTTTTCTCCTTTTCCATTGTACTTGTATTTATGGTTATTGTCAAGCATTATTTTCGCATTCTTCCAATTCATCAGGAAATGCGTCTAATTCCTTGCCGCTATCCAGCTTGATTTCCCACATGGTTCCAATATCTTCGTAGTCATATTCGTCCTCAGACTTACGCTTTTTTACCGTACACTTTTCGCCGTCATGGATTTTCCACTCAGAATCCATACCATGCGTATTGAAAACACAAATCTTGCCTTCCAGATTTCTTTCATCTCTAACCATAATTCCTTCCTCCATTTACACGGCTTTTTCAACATGAGAATTGACATAATCTCTCGCTTCCACCAGAGAACAATTATAGCGGCTGCGGTACAGCATGACAGCCAAAACAGGACGAGATTTTGCCAGTTCTTCCACTTGCATATCATACTCTCGAACAACTTTCGTGATCGTTTTTCCAAGCAAAGAATGCAACCACTTCAAAAACTCGGTTTCATTCTTATGACGATAGTATCCATGCTGGATATAAAACGCTTCTTCCAGTTCACGCTTCTGAATATAACGACCATCTTTCATCTGGTAATACAGATTTTCCATATTAGCTTTCCTTTCTGGCTTTCATAATCTGCCGCTGATTCCAGTATTCGTGTTGCTCATTTTTCTGAAGATGATGACACTGCTTGCCAAGACAGCCCTTCTTTTTCATTTCTTTTACGGTCAAGCTGCCATTATGTAATGCGCAATAAGCCACTGGATTCTTTGGCTTACCGCCGTAAATTGTCTTTTCCAAAGTGATTTCCTCCAAACTTTACTGTGCCATATCGGATAGCTTAATTGCCAGCTTATGTATTTCTTCCATGATCAGCTCTGGATAATTGCCCATACAGACTTGTTCATAAACATCGTCTTGTTCTCCGCACAATATCCATAAAGCATTATACAATTCTTCTTTTGCTGATTCGTATTTGTTCATTTTTCTGCTCCTAACTGCATTTTTCCGTCCTAAACGGCGATTTTGTGCAATCCTCCGCACAAAGTTCTGTTTTGCGGAGTTTTCCTTAAAGTGTATAAGCAATTCCCTGTGCATCCAGTTCCTTGCGCAGATTTTCCAAATTAACTACTCGGATCGGACAAATATCAATCTTATGTACGGCTGTTCCATTGGCTTCCTGATAATCAAACAGGGCAATGGTCTGCGTATTCTCATTGATACCGATTTCAGGCTCTTCCAGCCCACGATAAGTTCTTGCAAGGTTGATAATCTCATTGATCCAGTTCATATGATCCTCCATATTCGTATTCAGAATGTCATAGGCAAGCTGCCACAATTCATTGCAAGGGAAAGAGATTTCTTCTTTATGTTCGTTATAAATAAGCATCTGCAATCCATTGTGTGTAACATAATAGATTTTGTTGCGGTAAACAAAATTGATCATAGTTTCCTCCGTTACAGTTCTACACAAGCAATCGCTGCGTCATTGTCGGCAAAATACTCATTGATATATTTTACCATCAGCTTTTCCATATGTTCAGCCTTCGTTACATGGTCTGCCTGTTCATAATCCCATTCCAGATTATAAACTTTCAAATCACCGCCGCCCCAATAACCGATTGCAAGGCAATTCGGGAGATAACCATCAAAAAGCTGCATCAGCTTAATTCCAAACCAGCCTGTCGGCTCGTAACCGCTGGCGATGCTCTCTGCGTCATCAAAAGTAAAGTCATAGGTTTTCTTTTTTCCATAGGTCAATCTATGAGCAAGTTCCTCAGCCGTGAGAAACACATATTTCTTGTTTCGTTTCATGCGATTTTCTCCATTCCAATTTTTCCGTTGTGATAATCGTAAATGTAAAGCCAGTCTACCAGATAACCATAATCATAAAATGGTTCATCCAACGCTACCTTGTAACAATCTACCAGTCCAACAGAATGTTTTCTTTCTGTGATTACTCCTGTTCTGTTAGCATAAACTCTGTTTGCTTCTTCTGTACGGCTTTCTGTTGCCAAAATCCTGACATGATCTCCAATATTAAACATGGTCTATTCCTCCGTCAGCGAAGATTATTGAAATAATCCAGCAAGTGTTTTACATCGTCCCTCTGGTCAACTGTGTACTGTCTGTTTGCTCTGATTGGCATTACCACACCATAGCAGTCAGCGCAAATCATGATAATGGGATCGGAATAAGATTTTCCACCAGTGATAAATGTGGGATCAAAAATCTCTGCATAAGCTGCGTCTGCCAGCTTGACGGAATATTCCTGATTTCGATCTCGGAACATAGTCAGCGTCTTTTTCTTTCCAGCGGAAGAGTCCCAATAAGGGAATTGGATACCTGTTGCGCTGTATGTAAACATATCTTCTGGCTTGTACTTTCGCATGATCTGTTCCATCTGCTGTTTCAATCCAGCTTTTTCCGTCAGTTCAATTCCACGCTTTGCCATATCAGCCAGAACGGTCAAATCATCGGTCTGGATTCCAACATATCCACGCTTGTCGCAGAGATAAATGGTTTCTCCATCCTGCTCATAGCAGATTTCCTTATGGGATACCTTCAGCAATTTTCCAAGGTCAAACGCTCTCTTTGCCATGATTTATTCCTCCAATTCAAAACCATAATGACAAAATCCTGTTACATCTGAAATATAATCGGAGATTTCGTCCTCGTCATCCATTCCATCAGGAATATCAATTTCTGTGGGAAGCTCCTTTAACAATTCCTGATCTCCGTCCGTATCCCACTGGATATTAACTGCTTTCATTTTTCCGTCCTCCATAATGTTCGTATTTATTGACATTATTAAACTGTCCGCTCGACTGTTCCGTTTGGTCAAAAGTTATTCAAGCTGCATTTTCCGCATTGACTTTTGCAAGCAGTTCATTCATGCAATCGAAAAACTTCTGAGAACACTGTGCGCCCTTTGCCTTGTAATACTGAAGGTTTTCGCATTTTCCGTTCTCAATCTTTGCACTTACCAGCTTTTCATTGATCCAGCCTTGTGTTCTGATAGGAACATTTACACCATATTTCCGCATGAGATAATTGACGATAGAATAGCTGCTGTGTTCATATCTGCTCTCATAGAAAGTAACAGTATCATTATCCAGCTTGCCGCCGTTTCTCAGGATTTCCATTGCCTTATTTACGGTCTGTTCCGCTTCTGCGTTCTGTGCCGCAATAAACGCCTGATCCTCTGCTTCACGCTGCGCCGCCTGTTCCATACGCTTCTTATGCTGATTTTCCGCAAATACCTTTCTGGATTCCCACATCTGGTTTTCCAGTTCAGGCGCAATGTGCTTGATAAACTCGATTTCGGTAAATCTGAAATGATCCTGCTTTTCCAGTCTGGTTTTGATAGCTGCCATATAGTTTTCCAGACTATCCATGCCCTTGCGTCTGATCTGCTCCATAACTTCATCAACGGAATAATCCGTTCTGACGCTGCCGATCCAAATACCAACGGCGATTCCATCATAAATGGCATATACATCGCAGTGATCATTCCATTCCTCTTTCACGGTTTCTCCACGGTAAATGCTGCCTGTGATAAGCTGCATAGACTTGTTCTTATAAAGGGCTTTGGTCTGGTCTGCGTTATAAGTAACAACTCTGAAGGTTTCAAAAGGCGTAGTCAGATTTTCCATTCTCATATTCTCAAACATCGTTTTGTCCTCCCTTATTTCTCCGTTACGGTCATTTCATAGCCAAGTTTTCCAAGCAGTTCTCTTACATAGTCAATGCCTTCATCCAGTCTGGAAAACCATACAGAATCATTACAAACTTCCACGCAAATCCATTTTCCAATGTCGGCATTGTCAATACCATAGTCATCCGTTGGATAGGCTTTCTTTAGCAGTTCGATTTCTTCTGCGTTTTTCGGTCTGAACCAGAAATAATCGTTATATTCCATATGTTCACATCCGTCAAAGTTCGGCTTGCCCTTTGCTTCTTCGCACTGTTCGATCTGGCTCAGGTTTTCTTTATTTTTCCGTTCCTCATATGCAATACAATCGCTGCGACTGGAAAACTCCGTTCCGTCAAACGCAATGTACTTTGCCACTTTCTTTTCTACCAGTTCCACTTTTTCAACCATTTTCATCTTAATTTTTCCGTCCTTTTCTTCGGTTTTACCGATTTATTTTTCATGCTGGATAAGCTGCGATAACTCGATCATTCGGAATGTCATCAAAGTAAAAGTAATTTTTCTTGATCCTGCTTTCTCGAATGGTTTTCATGTGCTTCGGATAGTTCGCAGTATTCCAATTTCCTTTAATGTACTGCTGAATGTAATTGATCAACGCTTGTTCAGGCTCAACGCTATATTCTGCAAGTTTGCTGATTTTTCCGTTGCTGTCACACTCATAAATACTTGTATTCATTGTTATTATCCTTTCTTAACTGTTCAGGCACCAAACAACACAATTTTCAAAAGAGATATGAGAATAAAGTGTATCACTATCTTCTCCATCCTCAGTTTTCCATACCGTGTAACCGTCATCGTAATTTCCAGCGATAGAATATTCTCCGATATGGCAAACGCCGCAATCATACCAAATTTCCATTATTAGCTCTCCTTTCTTTTAGTCAATCCGTTCTCCGTTCATTTCAAAAACATCAATGTCCAGTTCATCGGGATTACTCTTGTAATAGGTATCATTCTGAATGATCCATTCCCTTGCTGCTTCTGCCTTTTTCTTTGACGAAAAGACTCCGACAACATAACGATCCCCAACACATCCACCATTCAGCACATATGCTTTCTGTCCGATTTTCCGCTTCATCTTGACCGCTCCTTATACCATTTTGCATTTTCCAGTTCTGCGCCGTTTAGGATCAATTCGCTGCTCTCTGTCAGCTTGAAAATCGCTTGTGTATCTGTTGCCCTGACGCATTCAATCAGTTTTCCATGATACCAAATCTTTCTGCCGACAAATCTGTGCTTTTTCCGTTTCTCATTCTCCTGATCCCAATAGCCTTCAGGCGCATGATGAAAAGAAAGATTTTCCATGTACTGCATTGTTACGCTCCAATCATCTGATACAGCTTTTCCATTCCCTGCAAAACCTTGTCACAATCATCCTTGCAACGATCATGGCACTTTACAAGCTGCTCCATGTCCAAATCTTCCAGAATATCCATATAAGCGTGATACTTGCCCATGCTGTGTGACGCATTAATAAAGTGCGTAGTATCTGCCTTGCGGTTTTCTCCAACGGCTTCAATCTCTTTTACTGCCGTTCCGATACTCTCCATTGCTTTCGTGACCAAAATTCCAGTAAGCGCATTCTTCATTGTTATGCTCTCCTTCCACTGAATACCGTTTGTTCTCTACACCAGTTTTCCGCTGCCGTCTGTGTCTTAAAGCCTTCAAGCAAATGTCCGTCTGGCGATACTGCGTAAAACTCTCTGCATACTGGATACCAGTAAATGAGAATGTTGTTGATCTGCTTTACCTTGTGTCGTGACATAGTTCGATTAATCTTCATCGTCTGTTCCCTCTTCATTTCCAAAACCAATTTGCCAATCAAAATCAGATTTTCCGTCCGTAGTTCTGACGATCAAATCATCGTCTTTATCAATCCATGCGGAAACAATTCTTTCGTTTCCATTTGCCACTGATACACACAAATCTTTCATATCACAAATAATTCTTTCTATGTCTGTTGCTTTTCTCATTTTTCCATTACCGTCCGTTTCTGACTTTATCAGCCCTTAATCATCAGAATTGTGTTATTGTTCGTGATCCGCTTATGCGCCTTTTCATACTCAGGCATTCCAAAAATCGCTGCCGCAATCATATAAAGCTGAGTCAAGGTCAAATAAATGGTCTGGTCTACACGATCCGCAAAGTCAAGCGGTTTTCCATATGCCATTGTGTTTAGCTGCTCACTGGTCATAATTCCAGCTTCCTTAATGTCTTTCTGTGTGCGTCTGTAACGCTCCACCATTTTTTCATTAATCATGTCATATTCCTTTTGTGTGACTGTGATCCGCTGTCTGTAATAAGTTCCCTTTGTGGGATGCCAATCACCAATATAAGCAATTTTCATTTTTCCAATCCTTTCTTTAACATTCCACGCACAAACTGCCGTTTCGGATATACATATGATCCACATAGCGGAATTTTACAGCATGGACTCTGTTTACTTCCTGCATGACTTGCTTCCAAGTACACTTGCCACGATCAATATAGATTTTCCACAATGCACCACCGCCGACAAACTCATATTCTTTAATTACTACATGAGGCATACAGCACATATCCAAGCAAGTTTTCAGGCGGTTTACATGGTTTTGATCTCTGTATTCAATCAACATCAATCTGCGTTTTCCCATTGCTCCCACTCCTTAAATAATGCCGTTTTCTCTAAACTCTTCCGTCAAGCCGTATCTCTTGCCCAGCTTTGCAAAATAATCTCCCCAAGCTGCCAATTCTCCGTAACTGTAATTATGGTTTTCAAAATCATGTTGCCATTCAATAGCTTTCTGTCTGGCTGCGTTTTTCCGTTTCTGGTATTCGTTCATGTTCGTTTCTCCTTTAGTGCGCTCTGTTATAGTAGATTTCCATTCCATACTGTGACGGCTTCGCCTTTTGCCATACACAATAGATATAACTGCCACAACGGACTAACAGTGCGTCTTTTCCGTAATACTTTTCTTTCATGCCCTTGACTGATCCGCTGGCTGAAAAGTTCGGGAATGCGTCAATGTGTAGCCGTCTGCCTTCTGCCACTGGCAAATATCTGACTCTCATTTTTCCACGCTCCTTTACTGCCACTTTCCAAAAACTATGGTATTGTCCGGGCTTTTTCTATTGTATCTCCAAAAAGTACACTCCAAGCCGACTTCCTGATCCGTTACCTTCATACAGTCAAATGCTTTTTGAAAACCGTTTGCAATGCGGCTTGCTTTGCGCTTGATCTCTGCAATGGTTTTTCCGCTTATGGTTTTTCCGTAAAGCTGCGCCGTCAACATGATTTACACCGCCTTTTGAAGTGCCTGATACTGTTTCTTATCCATGCCGCAAAATGCTTTAATGTGTCTGCCTGTGGTCTGCGTCCAGCCGTCCCACAACTTTTCCAGTTTTCCATCAGGCAAGCGGCGCATGATAGGCGTGTTATAGCTTACAAGCGTTTCCACGCTGTTTTCATCAATAATAACTCTTGCTTTTCCGTAAAAGCTGGCTCTGCCGTCAATAGGATGAAGTTCATAGATTTTCATGATCAATTCTCCTTTTTCCTCTGTTCCGTTTTTCCAAAACTTCTTGAAGTCTAACTTTCTTGTTTTTCCGTTTATCTGTTTCGCCTTTTTTGATCCTTGTGGATTTTCCAGCTTCTAAAAGCCGTTTGTCCATGTCGTATTTATAGGCGTTTTCTCTCATGGTCTGTGAATAGGATTTTTCCGTTGTCTTTGTGCGGCTGCACAATCCAAACTCCGCTTTATATTCCTCTATGGTCATGCTGTGGCTTTCTCTGATATGGCTTCCAAGTCTGTTATAGGATCGTCCGCAAATGTGACAAATCACTTTGCCGCTTTCGTCATGCTCCACTTTTCCAGCTTCGGGCAATGGGTAAACCTTGCCGCCGCTCTTGAAATACTTGTAACAGCCCTGACACAATCCGTTATAGTTGCGCTGTGTGATTTTTCCGCATTTCGGGCAAATCATTTCTTTTCACTCCCTTTTATTCCTCTTCGCTGTTGTAGTCTGATACTTTTACAAAGTACCTTCCAGCATAGAAAAATGATTTCTTGTGATCCGATTCCATGCAAATCTCAATGCAAGGAACACCGCAAATGTAGTAAATCATGGTCAATTCTCCGCAAGCATTTTCTTGATCTGCTTTTTATACAGCTTTTCCGCTTCGGCTCTGTCTGTCTTAAACTCTGTTACAAGCTGCTTGTCTTTCTGTTCATGCTCAATAATGAAGATTTCTCCAAGCTGACTTTTGATCTCATACATGAACACTTTCAAACCGTCAATGCTGCTTTCCGCAATCAGATTCATTTCACAATCAATTTTCCGCTTTTCCATTTTTAAAATCTCCTTTTCTTTTATTTCTTGTTATTTAATATGTGCCGTTCATGCCGTATTCCAAACGCTTTACAACGGTTTCCAGTTCGGCGGCGCATTGCTTCAGGATCGTTCTATTAACATTTTCAAGTTGCGTTTCATTCTGGATCATGCTTTCAATTTTTCCGCTGTACTCTTTGATATATCGGCAAATTGCCGCCGTATTGACTGAATCATATGCACTGGATTTTCTTTTCTGGATCGTCATTTTCTGCTCTCCCTTCTGCTTATCCGACAACGATAACAACGGTATTTGCTGGATCGTATTTCTTGCCCTTGTACGGCTTTACAGCCACATTACAAAAGTTATTTGCTTTTCGCTGCGCCGCCGTGATCTGGTCAATTACTTTTTCCGTATCCGCTTTATTAATGTAATAGCGTTTCATTTCTCCGTTGCTCCTTTTCGTGCATTTCTTGTTATTGTCTGATTTTTTAAAGCGTGATCCGCTTTTCTCTGTTTTCTTTATTATACCACACAATAACCAGAAATGCAAGTACATTTTTCAATTTTTCCAAAATATTTTTATCTGAGTCTTTCCAGCCATTCCACCGCCAAAACCGAAACAACAAAACCAGCGGTAAAATACAAGGTAGAAGGAAAGATTTCTTCCCAAGCTGCGCCGCAATCGGAAGCCCCAGCTTTTCCAAGTACCAGCATAAAGAACACAAACGCCGCCACGCCGCAAATATTGCGCATAATCGTCAATGCGTGTTTTCTCCGTCTTGCTCTCTGTTCTGCTCTGTAACGCATTCTTGCGCCGATATACTCAGTATGTACCATTTTTATTTTCTCCCTTCCGTTTTTTCAGCTTTACAGCATTGCGATTAAATCAAATTCAAAATTGCAAATTGCTTTATACTTTGGATCATGTGCGCTGTTTATATCGCTTTTCCACTGTCTGAAAGTTTCCAGTATTTCCGCAATTAATTCTTTAGGGCTGATATATTCCAAATCTTCCAGAATGGTATAATAAACGCCGTTTTGATCCATACGCTGCATAAAGTCAACCACTTTTTTAAATGTGCGTTTGTCTTGCTCTGTAATTCTCATATGTGCGCCTTCTTTCCTCTGTTACAAAATGCCGTATTGATCCAGCATATAGGAAACATAATCATTAATTACTTCGGCTTTTCCGTTTGCCCATTTCGCCGCTTCTCTGATCCATTTTTCTATTGATTCAATTTCGTTTTTGTCCGTAATGGTAACAATGCCGCCATGCGTCCAAATATCAATAGTTTTCTTTTGTCCAGCTATTACGCCGCCATTTTGACGGATCAAATTAATTGTGATCATGTTTCTTTCGCTCCTTTTGGTTTTTCCGTTTTGGTATTCACTGGAACGGAAAACGGCGGTTTTCCGCTCTGTCAATATCAATACTTTTATTTCTGGTTATTATTCGCAATGATCCACTTCGCCGCTATTAATAGCCGTTAAAATTGCGTTTAACTCATTGCAAATATATCTATGCTGACGGCGAAGCATTTTGTTTAATTCTTCCGCTTTATATGCTTTATGGTTATACGCCGCTTGTCTGTATTCCTTCAATTCAATTTCTGGATCAAATAACCAGCGGTTTAAATTATCGCTTGCATACTGGTAAACTTTCGCAATCTCTATATATTTTGCGAAGTGTTCATTTTTCCGCTTTACGCTCCAATTAATAGCCTTTACCATATCGGCGGCGGCTCTCAGTTTAGAAACACTGTAACAGGCTTTTGCAATCTCCATTTTTCCGCTGCTCCTTTCTCTTTAAAATGTTGCGTTGTCGTATTGCTTTTGTGTGATCTCTCCCGACTTGCAAAGGGAGTCAATAAAACAAGCCCATTCAAATTGTACTTTGCAATAATCAGCCCTTCTTGCTTTCAAATATGCGCCCCTGTTACCATCATAAACACATTCAATAAAAGCCTTTTTAATATCTGCCGTTTTCATAGCTGCGCCGCCTTTCTTATTTGTTGATCTGCTGGATAAATTCATTTAACAGGGCTTTTACTTCGGCTTCTCGCTGCTCATATGACAAATTATAATTGTCATTAATTGCCCTTGCTTTTTCGTTGTATTCTCTAATAATGGTATAATCAACCTTGCGCCCGATAGGATCATAACCAGTTGAAATAATTACACCGTCAAATGTGCCGCCGATTCTGTAATAATCACATGACCAGCCATAAACGCCTTCAGAGTATGCAAACGGATTATTAAACCGCAACAGGAATTGAAGATCACAATAACCGATTTTATAAATGATTGCGCCGCTTTCCCTGATTGCTTTTTTAGTCGTTCTGTATTTCATGCTTTCGCCGCTCCTTTCGTCAGTTCCCTATAAATCAATTTTGTGATCATTTCTTCGGCTTCACATTCGCTGTATTTTGCTTTTTCGCTTTCGGTTTCTTCAAGCCATGCGCCCAGCATATCAACAGCGGAAACATTATAATAATACATGGTATTAAATGCGGAAGGCAAACCTTGCACCCAGTCTTTAAAGGTTTCAAAACCTGAGCGGCTGCGGCTGTATCTCTTTTCATTTTCGCAAGCCGTCAAAATCAGCTTGCAAGCCGTGTTAAAATCGGGATCGGCTTCAAGTTCGAAGTATTCATGATCAACGCCGTCAATAATATATTTGCGTACTTTCTCAATAACTTTTTTGCTGTTAGTTCTCAACATGGTTTTTACACTCCTTTTTATTTGTCCGTTGTTCCGTTTTCCGTTGTTCTTTTATTTCTGGTTATTTGTTGCCGCTGTAATATTCGGCGGTATTTTGTACCCATATCAAAACGCCGTTATAATAGATTTTTGCGTTTTTGGTTTTTGTCGTGTAATTGATCAGCTTTTCAAGGCTTTTTGAATGATGAAGTTTTACACCGTTTTCATACATGATATAAACATTTTTCATTGTTTCCGCTCCTTCTGTTGTTACTTGCATTTATTGTTATTTGCTGAAGGAAAGAATACCAGTATTTAAAAAGCGGTTAAATGTATTAATGCAATCTTCAGCATAATAATTAATAGTTACCATATAGTAATTAAAGATCGCATTCATGATCCCATTGCAAGCGGCTTTATTATATTTTGTTTGCTGCGCTGCGGCGGCTTGCATTGCGTTTTTAATTTCGAAGTATCCCATTTGTTTGATCTCCTTTTGTTTTCCTTTTGTGATTATAGTATAGCATATAATAACCAGAAATGCAAGAACAAATTGTAAAATTGAATGTAAAAATACAGGGCTTTTTATTGCGCTGTTTTGTGCAATTTGACTATACTATATTTTGAGTTAGTGACCGCTTTAAAATATACGGCTTTTGTCGATTGAATACGGCGAAAAATAAAAGAGCTGCGCCGCCTTGCGTTTATAGTGGGATCGGCTGCGCCTTGCGTGTTACTGGTTAAACCTGAAGCGGATCGGGCTTTATATCCGCATTTGTTCGGGCTTTTGTTTTGTTCGGTTTTTGGTGTAAGGCGAACAAAACGCCCATAAACAAGGGAAGATAAACGCCGCCGCCCTTTTGATCATGTATAGGGGGGGGTACTTTCCACTTTTTGCGGTTTTTGTTTTTGTCCAGCAGCCAAAGTACATCTGCTCAAACTACGCAGCGCATTTTTCAAAACGATTGATCGGGAAGTGCATCGTAAAGTTCCCATAATTATCGTAATATTGCCCTATCATCCGATCTCAAAATCCAGTCCAGCAGCTCTCGCACCGAACTAACCAAACTCCTGAAATCCCCATAACTATGGTCATTCTCGATTTGTTCATCCGATGATCACAAATTATTTACAAAAATAAATAACATGAAATGCAAGAAACCTATTGACATACGACTTGAAATTTGGTACAATAATAGTGCGGAAATCCTTTAGTTTATGGGATTTTCATTCACAGAGCAGATAACAAGATATACAAGAAAATAAGGAGTAGATCACGATGACAAAATATCAAGTAGATGGAAGCTGCGTAATTGAGATTGCGCCTTGGCTGGAAAAAGCACTGGAAAATCAAAAGAATAAGACTATGAGTGTAGCGGCTCCTATTGTAGATCAGGAATATATTGAGAGTGATCATCGGAACAAGACTCCTGTGGAACCTATTCGTTCACTGGATGATATTGAGCGCATTAAGCAGTATTTCCTTACTACCAAAGGACATGGTAATACTCGTATCAGAAATTATGCGTATTTTGTCCTATCTTTGAATGTAGCCAGACGATGCGGAGATATTGTTGAGTTGCGAGTTCGAGATGTGTTGAATGTAGACGGCACTTTTAAGACTCATGTTATCTTTGATCACGAACAAAAGACTGGAAAGCGTTCTATGATCCTGCTGAACAGCAAGACAGTGGAAGCATTAAAACTGTATTTTGATACTCTGAAAGAATACCGTATGTCTGACTGGTTGTTTCCGAAACTGAATAACCATGACGAGCATATGAGTGTAGATGGGATGCGGCGAATGCTTCAGCGCACAGTCGAGGCGTTGGGAATTGATATGCGGATTGGAACTCATTCGCTGCGTAAGACAATGCCCTATCATATTATTACTAATAGTACCAATACCGAGGACGAGGTAATGGTATCCCAGCTTTTGAAGCACAGCAATGTAAAAACTACCTATCACTATATAGGGCGCAGTCAGTCCGAGATGGATGATTTTGTAGAGGCAAATGCTCTTTGAGGCGGGAGGATGATTTACAGCTTGACAACACAGCCTACGGCTGGTTGCCTTCACTGTCATTCGCATCGCCTACGGCAATGCTCATGAATATAAATGACCATGTTTGTGGGATTTTGTATTTTTGCTCTTTTTGAAAAACGGCTAAAAAGCCCAATTCAATGGTGTTTTGGCGGGATTTCTGTGTGTACCATTTTGCCATAATAAGTATATATATTATTATGGGATTTTGGTACATAGGTAAAACCTTTGAAACAAGCATAAATATGGGCGTTTCAAGCGTTTTCAGTTGGAGGGCAACTTACCAAAATTGAAGGAGATGATTGAAATTAGTGAAAATCTGGTCAGGTTGAAAAAGGGAGAATATAACGAAGTGACGCTGGTTGACAAGATATGCACTGATGCTCAAAAGAAGTCATATCACAGAAAAGAGAAATTCGCCAGCGGCAAACATCGGAGTATGTTCCTTGATACTTTGGCAAGATATTGTGATTATGAGTTTGATGCTGAGAAGAAGAAATATGTAGTTACAGAGGTTTTTTCTTATCCAAAGACTTTGAGTGATGCGAAAATTCATAAGGGAATTTATCAGTATCTTGCGCCGCTGATGCTTTACCGTGTTTTATACGGCGATGATAAAAAGAATCGCAGAGCAGTGATAACCTCTATGGATATAGCTGCCGATGTTTCTCTGATCACTGGAAATTATAACATGATGAAGTTCAATCAGGAGGCGGTCAATACTGATATGGGTATCCCCCTTCAGATTGTATCTGAGTATTTCAATAAGGCAGATAACCGCATTGATGATTATATTCGGCAGTGCATTAAATATCTGGCAAGCATGAACTGTGTAATTTACAATGAAACTCATATGATCGGTACAATGCCAGAGCGAGTTGATGTAGAAGGTACAGAGATTTATGTAAAAAAGGGTGAGGTTCGTATTGCGACTAAAGAGGAAATGAAATTGTATTCCGAATTAGACGAGATCGCCAGCCGTAAAGCTGGCATTCGAACAAATAGTGAAAAGTGGTATGGCAAAAAGGCGGCGAGGTACAATTCTGAATTATCTGCATTATTGCAAAAGCATGGAATTTGGTTCGTATGTAGAGCATTCGAATTGTGGAAAGTCGATACGGCAAGGTGTAAAGAAACGCTGAAAAGTTTTTCGGATATGACCATTCCCCAGCGGCGAAAAGAGATTGGTATGGCTCTAAAATATATTCTGGATACCAATGCTGAGAATCGGGCTGAGAAAAAGCAGCTATGTGACAATTACATTGAACATTTTAAGCATCTTTCCGATTTGACACTAAATCCTGCCGCAGAGGATGTAAGAGATAAGTTGCCGTCAGCAAGTAAGAAATCTTATCAAGAAAAAGCGCAAGAGAAATACGGTTTTCATATCGTATATGTGGATGAATAAGTGAGGTCGATTATGGAATTAAGCAAAGTACAGCAAGAGGCGGTTGATTTTTATAGGGGCTGTTGTAATGTGATCGCTTCCGCAGGGAGTGGTAAAACAAGGGTTCTTGTAAATCGAATTGTAAAGTTGATCGAGGAATATGATGTAGAGCCGGGAAAGATTTTAGCAATTACATTTAGCAAAAAGGCAAAAGAGAATATGATCGAGCGTCTGACTAAAATGATTCCTGAGTATGTGAATTTCATTAACATTGAAACATTCCATTCTTTTGGATATAGGATTGTTCGACAGTTTACAAGAGAGCAATTTGAAATTTTGGATGCCGATTGGAAAAAGGTCAAGATTATCGAAGAGATTATGCAGTCTGTTTATCGAACCAAAGAAGTCGATGGTGAGGAAGTAGCGGAAATTCTGCATTACATTTCTGTGCAGAAAAATCAGATGAAAAAGCCAGATACGAGAGAAAAGTTCGGGAAATTTTATAAGAAATACGAGGATTACAAAAGCGCACATAACCAGTTAGATTTTGATGATATGCTTACCAAGTGCTATGAGATACTGGTTAGCAATGAAAAAGGATTGGCTTATTGTCAGGATAAATATCAATTTATTCTGGCAGACGAGATGCAAGATACGAATGCAGTACAGTATGAAATTTTGAAATTGATTGGTGCAAAGCACAAGAATGTTTTCGTAGTGGATGATCCTTTGCAGAACATTTTTCAGTGGAGAGGTTCAGACAATCGGTTTGTATTGGAGTTTGATCAGGAATGGCCTGATGCAAAAACAATTCAACTGAATAAAAACTATCGAAGCAGTTTGAACATTGTTCGTGCTGCCAATCATTTCGCAGAGTATATTCCTGAGTCTGGTCATGTTCATTATGTGGAGAGCGTTGCAGACAAGGGAGAATTTGAAGAGCCTCATTATGATCGGTTCACTGATGAAACCACGGAGGCGGCTGAAATTTCTAAGAGAGTAAAAGAACTGGTAGAGGCGGGGTATCATTACAATGATATAGCTGTGCTTACCAGAACAAATGCCCAGCTTCAGTATTTTGAAACGGCTTTGTATCGCAGTGAAATTCCATATACTGTTGTAGATGGTTTGTCATTTTCAGATCGCAAGGAAATCAAGATTGTCCTTTCTTATTTGCGTCTGGTATGCGATATTAACGATGACGAGGCATTTGAATATATTTATAATCGTCCTAATCGTTTTTTGGGAAGTCAGTTTTTGCAAGAGGTAAAACGAGCTGCCAGAAAAGAAAAAATCTCTTTGTTTTGCGCCATGTCAAGAGTGATTAAAACGAATTGGAGATATAAGAGTGCTAATTCAATTTATGGCACTGTTAAGCAGCTCAGTGGAAACCATTATAAAACCGTAGCAGATATGATTGCTGATCTGCGAGAAATTCTTGATTTGGATTCTTATGTGTCTAAAGATTTGAGCGAGAATGATGATAGCAAAGTTGAAAACTTGAATACTTTGCAGAGCATGGCATCGAACTATAAGGATGTAAAGCGTTTTGTTTCCTTTATGATGAAGTTCGCCAAGGAAAAGAAAATTGATCCGAATTCTGTTCAGCTTATGACCATTCATAAATCCAAAGGATTGGAGTTTCCTATTGTGTTTGTGGCAGGGGTTAATCAAGGTATTCTGCCGCATGGGAAAAATCAAAATCCAGACGAGGAAAAACGCCTAATGTATGTGGCTATTACAAGAGCAGAAAAGGTTTTGTATGTTTCTTCTACTCAGAGATATAATGGCAAAGAAATGGATGAAAGTGATTTTATTTCTTTTCTTTTTGACTAATAACCAGAAATACAAGTATCGGAGGACAAAATATGAAACTACATAAAGGAGAATTTTATGAACGAAAATACCAATCGGCACTCATGCCGAACCTGTATTTGGAATGACCAATGCGAGGATGAACAGCCCTGCGCATTTTATGATGATGGCAGTAATGAGATTGATTTGTCGGACGCTGAGATTGAGCAGCGAGTAGAAAATGGCAGGAGAAAATTTAGAAATGAATATTGGAAATATATGAAGGAGTACGATGATGGAAAAAGCTACGAATAATGTTCTGGTGAAATCAAGGATTTATTTGGATAACGCAAGTACGACAAAGCCGCTTCGTTTTGTGATGGATATGGTCAACGATGCTATATATGAGCAGTATGGAAATCCAAGTAGCTTGCATGATATTGGTCGTAAGGCAAACGATGCGGTTGAGAATGCAAGAAAAATCATTGCTGATTTTATCGGGGCAAAGCCTTCTGAGATTTATTTTACTGCTGGTGGCAGTGAGTCAGATAATATGGCTCTGCGTGGTATTGCTCCGTATCTGAAAAGTATTGGTAAGACAATGATTGTTACTACGGAAATCGAACATCACGCCGTTTTGAATACTTGCAAGGAATTGGAGAAGGATGGATTTACTGTAATCTATATGCCTATTGATCAGGATGGCAGAGTAGATATTGAGGAACTGCATCGAGTCATGGAAAAATATAAGGATCAGATTGGTCTTGTGTCCATTATGGCAGTGAATAATGAAATTGGTTCTATTCAGTTGATTGAGGATATTGGCGATCTTTGTCAGGAATATCATACACTTTTCATGACAGACGCAGTTCAGGCATATGGTCATATTCCGCTGAATGTAAATGAACAGCACATTGATATGCTTGCCGCATCAGGGCATAAGATTCATGCACTGAAGGGGATCGGCATTTTGTATGTGAGAGATGGAGTACCTGTAAAATCAATTATTACTGGCGGCGGTCAGGAACGAGGTCTTAGAGCAGGAACCGAGAATGTGTTTGGCATTATTTCTATGGGAGCTGCGACAGAGGGACTTGCTAAGAATATGAAGGGAAACGATGAATATTTCAGAGAATTAAGAAACACATTCTTTGATACTTTGGATGAACTGTCTGTTTCTTATAAAGTTAATACTGATGTTGGCGTTCCGAACATTATTAGCTTGACACTGCCGGGGTGCGAGAGCGAAGCAATGCTTTTGCTGCTGAACCAGAAACAGGTCTATGTGTCTGCTGGATCGGCGTGTACGGCTGGTTCTCTTGAACCTTCTCATGTGCTGTTGGCATTGGGCTTATCGGAGCATGATGCAAGCTGTACGATTCGTATTTCTATGAGTTTAATCAATAGCGGATTTGATATGGTGGAAGCGGCTCATGCAATTGCAGAATGTACCAGTCAGCTTCGATCTATGATGGAGGTGTGATATGAAAAAGGAATATGTGCATTATACAGATATTACACGAGAAATTCTTGATACGATCAAGGTTGGTGATTTGGTCAAGATCAATGATTGGACGAAACCTCTGCGTGTTAAAGCAGTGTCAGAGAATTACTTTGTGATGGTAAGCAATTTATTTGGAAAGCCAATGTATTCTGTTTGCTCTAAATTGCCGTGGAAAGGTGTTCGCCATAATGCAATGACTGGCGGTATGTTCCATTGCGGTGCAGATAATTGGATTTTTGGCTCTCCCCTATCACTTCAGTATGAGAACCTATACCGTTTTGAGAACGAAGAAGCAAATCAGGCATATTTGCAGGAATTTGAAAATGGAGAGGCTGAAATTTCAGAAAGAAACGGTGTTCCCATTTATGATCTGTATGTGAAGCATTAATTGGATGGTGGGTTATGGTTTGCACAAATTTGTGTCCTTTTGACAACACAAACTGTATGTGTCAGTTTTGCGAGAATCCCTGTAATAATGGATTAAATTGCAGTGATTGTCAATTTCACAATAAGATCATGCACACAATTTATCTTTGCACTGGTTTTGAGGGAGATTTTGACAAGTATCTTGAAAATTGGAAAAGAGGTGCTGCTGGTGAATCAGTACATGAGTCAAAAGGAGAATAATGATTTTATAGAAGCGTGTGAGGCTGAAATTCTTTGTGATGCAAAATATTGTCCTTATATGAATGGAACAGTAAGCAGATTAGGTGCTTGTGAAGGAGATTTTTGCAAGGAAGCATGGGAGGAATATTGTGAGCAGAATGATAAGGAATATGAACGATGATGATTTAAAGTCATGTCCGTGTTGTGGTGGAAAAGCATTCTTTGTTGTAGAACCTTCTGCATATTCGAATTCATTCTTTTACTTTATCGCCTGTGATGATTGCGGTATTGAAACGCCGAGAACATTCCGAACAAAAGAAGCAGCCGCAAGGGTATGGAATAAGAGAGTGAGTTGAGATCGGTGTGGTATGAGCAGGAAATCGAACAATGGGCAGGAGCATGGTATGACGGAGTAGATTATTCTTGGCGTTTTGAGGTTTCTACATATGGAAGAATTCGAAATGCCAAGAATAAAAGAATTTATTCTTTACATATGTGTTCCAGCGGATATTTGCAAATATGTACTTCTGTCAATGGTAGGAATAAAAATATCCGCATACATCGTTGTGTTGCGGAAACATTTTTAAACAATCCTTATGGGTATGAAATTGTAAATCATATTGATGGTAAGAAAACAAATAATCGACTGGATAATTTGGAATGGTGTTCTCGCAGAGATAACTATAACCATGCTGTTGAAATGGATTTAATTGATCCTTCTATTCCATATCAGTTGGCGCAAAATTCACGCTTTGGATATTATCAAGGCAGCTACAATGGAATGGCGAAGCTGACTGAGAATGATGTGATTTACATACGCTCCAATTACATACCAAAAGGTAAAGGGCAAAAGTGCAACCGACAAGAACTTGCCGCTTATTTTGGTGTAAGTGTCGGTTTGATTTCCAGAATTGTAAAAAATGAAATATGGACTCATGTTTAGGAGGATGGTTGTGGAAAAATTTTATATCGTTAAAGAGGGTTCACGATTACATACTGATTATTGGGAATGGAGAAATTCTGTTTCTGAGAATAATAAAATCGTTATTGGTTTCTTTGAGCAGCATGGAATTGAGGCAACAAGGTATTGGATTTCAAAGGATCAGATTGGCATTATTCCGACAAAAAATGACGAAAATAAATTTGTAAAACAGTTTACGAAATACGCTTTGGAAGATGGGCTGTGTTTGTTTAAGCGAAATTCTGTGATTGGTAAGGCTTGGATTAAACAAGCTGCCGAAATGAAGTTATATCACAAGCCCTCTCCCTCTTGGTATAATTCTGTATTTGTTGGCAGGAGTTCAAGTCGTTTGTTTGATCATAAGGGAATTTTGTATTGTTCCTATCATGCGGAGAGAGTTGAAATGCCAGAAGATATGTTTCAGGAAATCAAGGGTAGTGATTTTTATAAAATCATGGAAGAAATTGAGGAAGGGAATGATAGTAAATGATTGATTGCAAGACTATTGCCGCAGAGCGAAAAAAGTATTTGAAAGAATATATTGAGCAGAATAACAAGGATTTATGTTTGATGGTAATCCAAGTAGGCGATGATCTTGCATCTAATTCTTATATTCGTGGCAAGATGCAAGACTGCATGGAAGTAGGTATTCGATTTTTACATAAGCGTTTTGATGTTTCTGTAACTACCAATGAAATCATTCGTACTATCAGAGATGCTAATGAATCTGTTTTAGTAAACGGAATTATTGTGCAGCTTCCTCTCCCTCCCCATTTGGATAAGGACAGCATTCTTAATGCTGTTGCAGATAGTAAGGATGTAGATGGATTCAAGCATAACAGTGGGTTTACACCTTGTACTCCTAAAGGAGTAATGACGATTCTGGATCATTTGAATTACGATGTGGACGGTAAGCTGTGTTGTGTAATTGGCAGAGGCGAAGTTGGAAAGCCAATGGTCGATTTGCTGACTAAGCATAATGCCACTGTTTTGTGGTGTAATAGTCATACGAAGGCTTTTGATTTAGAGGGATATATTCTTACTGCTGATGTGATTATTTCTGCGACTGGTAAGCCTCAGTTAATTAAAAAGATTCGAGATGACCAAATTGTAATTGATGTAGGTATTTGTCGTGGTGAGGATGGTAAACTGTGTGGCGATGTGGATAAATCTTGCTATGGAGATCAGATGTTAATTACGCCTGTTCCCGGTGGTGTTGGGTTAATGACAAGAGTTGCACTTCTGGAAAATTTGGTCTACGGAGGAAACTGATATGGGACGGATTCAAATTGTGAATGGTGATCTTTTAAAGGCTGAAGAAACTTATCTTGTCCATCAAGTGAACTGCTGCGGCGTTATGGGAAAAGGTCTTGCTTTGCAAATTCGCAATAAGTATCCTGATGTATATCGCCGTTATCAAGGCTATTGCGAGGAACATCGGATCAGAGATTTAATTGGTCGTGTTCTTCTTGTTCCGACAGACGATGGTAAAGTAATTTGCAATCTCTTTGCTCAAGAGCGATATGGAAACGATAAGAGATATACTGATCTTGTTGCTTTAAGAAGTTGTTTTCAGAAATTAATCAAAATCGTTCCAGTATATGAACATATTGCAATGCCTTATATGATTGGCTGCGGCAATGGTGGTGGTGATTGGCAATCTGTATATGGATTAATTCAAAATGAGTTTACAAAGCACGATGTTGCTTTATATAAACTACAATAACAATAAATACAAGAACAGAAAGGATAAATAGACCATGAAGGTTTTGGAATTGTTCGCTGGCACTCGCTCAATTGGCAAGGCTTTTGAGCGGGGGGGCATGAAGTTTTTAGTGTAGAATGGGATCAGAGGTTTGATAATATTAATCTTTATGCTGATATTGGCAAAGTAACGGCTGATGATATTCTTCGAGAATTTGGTAGACCTGATGTAATTTGGGCTTCGCCTGATTGTACTACATATAGCATTGCTGCTATTTCCCATCATAGGAGAAAAGAAGAAGATGGGAATTTGGCTCCTGTATCTGAATATGCGAAATTTTGCGATTCAGTAAATACTCATGTGTTGGAAATGATTAAGGAGTTGCAACCTAAGTATTGGTTTATTGAAAATCCTCGTGGTGGTCTTAGAAAAATGCGTTTTATGCAGGGATTGCCAAGATATACGGTTACTTATTGTCAGTATGGAGATACCAGAATGAAACCGACTGATATTTTTACAAATCATCCAAATCCTCAATTTAAACCGCCTTGTCATAATGGTGATCCATGTCATGTAGCAGCCCCTCGTGGAGCAAAGACAGGGACACAAGGATTAAAGGGGCATATTGAGCGTTCTATTATTCCTGATGATTTATGTGATCATGTGGTGAAAATCTGCGAAGAACAAAGGAGTGATTAAGTGAAGTGTGTGATTTGCGGAAAAGAAATTGAAAAGAGTTGTTACACAAATGCTGTGTTGTGCAGCGGTGAATGTTTTCATCGTCATTTTTGGCGTGAGTTAATTGCCGAAAAGGAACAACACATTGTTATTGGTGGGCAATGTTATTGTGATGGAGGTGAAGTCAAAAATCCTGATCAGCATCCGTTCTTAGGGTGTGCTGGACGAAGGTTCTGGATTAGGTTTTTTGATGGAAGAACTATTACAACAAACAATCTTTGGTGTCAAGGCGAAATTCCAGAGGAATTCAGAGAAGAACTTCCAGATAATGCAGAGTTCTATACACCAGAACACATTAAGTTTGCGAATTCATTGATTGGTGGTGGAAATTATTAATACGAATGCGGTTTATATCCCCTCTTTGGACGGTAAAGATATTTACATTTCCAATAGCTTAGACCCCAAGAATGGATACAGGTTGAAAAATAAAACTGGAAATCTGAATTTATCAAGATTTATCAATTCTCTGGATTACAGTCTTGATTTAATTAAAATGCGGCAAGTACATAAAAGTTTGTTTCCTGTTGCTGATGTAGAGCAGTTGGAAACTGTATTCTCTTTTGATGAAAAAGGCAACGAATATGACGAAGTTCATTCCAGAGGTAAGGAATATTCTTGTCAGGTTATCAATGTAACTTTCAAATATAGTAATAAAGAATTTAACAGAGTAAGAGGTAGTTACTATATTCGTTTCGGATATAGAATTGATGATCTTGAATTTGATGACTGTATTGCTTGGGATGATGGTGAAATTGTTGGTGTTCAGACTGGCGAAAAAGTAAGTTGTCCTGTGGATGCTGAAGAACTCCCCTATTTCATTTTTAAAGATGGGATGTATCGAGCGAAAGATAATATTAAGACCTGTAACAATGTTGCAGATATTCGATCTGATATTTATGAAAATGGTTTTGTCTGCGAAGGCATTAAATATGTCCGCTTTAAGCGCAGCTCTGGTTCCAGTCGTGTAGGCAAGTGCTTATTTATTAATGAAAGACTGTACGATATTATGCATGAGTGGGAAATGTGCGGTATTCAAGTGGATGAAGGTCAAGATATTGATTTGGCTGCTCTTGAACCTTATATTGCACTGACACTTAGTAGTATCATCGACACGATTGAGATTAAGCCAGAAAACATTCTGGTTGTGGATGATTATAAAAGTGTATTTCATGAACGAGCAATTGCTACAAGGTTGGTTGATGGGCGGCTCGTATCGCAACCTGAAGATGTAGAAATCTCGAACAGTATTTGGGATGGACAGTCTTTGATGGATCGCAGTCTGTTTGGTATATATGCAGAGAAAGGTATGCTTTTACTTCGAGCAAGGTTTTTTAAGTCGTGCTGTTTTAACGCAAATATCCAACAGTGGTTTGCAGATCATGGAATTAAGAAAGTCAGCCAGCTTAACGGATATACTCGTGCAAAGAAAATTGAGGATGTTAAGTTGATTACGACACCAAGTTCCATTAAATATCTCAAATTTGGCACTTTGGAACATTGGCTTGACACTTTGGAAACGACTTTTGGTGTTGTTAAATATGAGAAGAAAACGCATTTTTTTGAAGGTCGAATGGTTCAAACACATTATCAGTTAATTAATACTTTGCAAATGAATTATGATGAAGTAGAAGAATTTGTAAAGCCATCTTTGAATTATGCCAAAATGATCAAAAGTGATCCTGCATTTTTGCGTCATCAAATTAGCTATCAATATCAATTGCCAGATAAAACATCGTACACCAGTGCAATCACAAACAAGAATGAAACCATATATAAATTATTGGGATTGAACGAAAAATTTTTCGAAACTGTGATGTATCGTAATTTTTGTAATGATTTAATTCGCTCATTTATTAAAAATTTGCGGTGTGGTCATGTATTGGTACATGGAAATTATAGTACATTGTGCGGTAATCCAATCGAGATGCTGAAAATGTCAATTGGTCAATTTGATGGATCTTCTATTATTGAAAGAAATACAGTTCACTGTGAGATGTTTGAGAGCGGTAAGGAGTTACTTGGCTCTCGTAGTCCTCATGTAACGATTGGTAATATTTTGGTTACTCGTAATGTGATTTGCCCCGAAATTGCTCGTTATATGAATCCAACAAATGAGATTGTGTATGTGAACAGTATTCAGGAGAATTTGCTTGAGCGTTTGAGCGGTGCGGATTTTGATTCTGATACCATGTTGCTTACTGATAATGAGATTTTAGTTACGGCAGCAAAGCGGAACTATGATAATTTCCCTGTTCCGACTAAGTTGGTTGAATCTACAAAGCGTAATCGTAAATATACGAATAGTGAGAAAGCCGATCTTGATATTAAAACCAGTGTAAATAAAATTGGTGAGATCATCAATTTGTCACAGGAACTTAATTCTATCCTTTGGGATCGAATGAAAAATGGAGTCAGCGTTGATGATGTGATGGAATTATACTGCGATATTGCTCAGTTAGATGTTATGAGTAATTTGGAAATTGATTCCGCAAAGCGTGAAAATCCTGCGAACAATACTCGTGAATTACAATTGCTAAAGAAAAAATACGATGTGCGGGATAAAAAGAATCGTCATGTGCGTCCGTTATTCTTTAAGTATATTGATAGTTACAAAGGATACCAAGATGATTATTTTATATATCTTGAAACAGAAGATTGTTATCAGAAGTTGTTTAAGACAGACCAATTTAGGGAAGCAAATTCCAACAAAAACGGCAACAAAAATGAATTGGATTTGAAAATTAGATTTTACTACATTTTTGAAAGAATCGAGTTTTTGTTTAATTGTTTTGGTGATTGCAACAAAAATGATTCAAAATCAGAAAGTAGAATCAAGATGCTTTATCAGCAAGCACTCGAAATCAAAGTGAAATATGCTGATATGAATTCACTCAAAGAGGAAGAGAATATTGATTTCAAGAACAAGATAGAGTATCTGGAAAAAAAGTATTCAAAATTTGTTTCTGTTGAAAAAGGAAGAATGTCTTATAGAATGCACGAAACATCTATGGACTATTTACAAAAAGCAATTAATAAATTCAGAAGTCCGCATTTGGGAAAGAACAAGCAAAACAAACCACTTTCTTATGTTTTAGTGAATGAAAATCTTTTTGATGACGGCGATTGTATAGATGAATCTATTCATGATATAGTTGCAATGTGTAGAGTAAAGAAGCAAGACATTGATTCGATTTGGAAAAGTAATGAATATACAAACAAACAGAAGCGTGAATTTGCAGAACAAATTAGAAAAACTCTTATTGTTGAGGTTCAATCTGTTCCTATGAATCATAAAACAATGGTTCGTTTACTTAAATTAATTGATACGCAGGAATATAAGGATATTAAGAAAACTCTTTTTTATGTTCTTAGTGAACAAATTAATGGTTATATTCCTTCTCTGTTTGATTCTGTTATTCGAAAGAGTGCGGAGCCAATTTATGTTTTACAAGAAACCACGACAGGAACCATAAAAATTTATGATTTTAATTACGAAAAGGTAGTTAAATCTGAAGAAGGTGATAATTTGAATTGGAATGATCAATCTGAATTTGTTGTTGATGTAAAAGATTTTCTTAAAGAATATGGACTGTATCAAGAGTGGTTGGCAACCAAAACCAATATTCCTTTTGGAACATTCAAGAATTTTATTAAAGGGAATTCGAAACTCTCACAGGAAGATTATTGTAGATTATATTGGTTTATTAAAAAATATAGAGCCTCAATGTCATGGCAATAATTTAACCTTGTGGGGTTAAAATTAATTAGATTAAATCGCAATTTTTATCTGAAAATGCCATAATTATGGTGTTTTAGTGTTTTTGAAAAAATATCCCAAGGGTACACTAATGAAATTGCCCTTATCATGGGCTTTTCAAACAGCCCAAATCTATTGAAAAGGAATGAGATTTGTTTGATTAAAATTACGAAATCTGAGTCCGAGGCAGTTCGCAAGGTTTTTCCTCGTGCGGAGATTGTCAGGACTTGTATTCAAAAGAGCAAGCGGCATCGTTATTATCTGCCCGAAGCTGAAAAGTATCTGCGTTTGATCGTAGAAAGTAATGCTGAGGCGGCTGCTATTTGCGCTACAATCGACAAAGAGCGTGAACGCAGACGCAAGTGGCATGGATAAGGAGGATGTTATGACTCGTATCGAAAAAAGTTTTTATGATATTGAATTTGACGAAGCAACTGTTTTGAAAAATTGGGGGGTCAATGAAGTTTTCTATCTGAAAAATCTGAAGGATAGAAAGCTGTTTCTGACTTGTGACATTGATGAATGTATCATTGATGATATTGTTTCTCATATTTTGCAGTACAATGCAGATGACAAGGGAAAGCCAGTTGAGGAACGCAAGCCTATTCTGCTTTATTGCTCTTCCAATGGCGGCAGCGTTGATCCCGGTTTTGAACTGATTGATGTGATTCGTCAAAGTAAGACTCCTGTTTATACAATCAATCTTGGGTATCAGTATTCTATGGGCTTTTTGATTGGTTTGGCTGGTCATAAGCGTTATAGCTCTAAGACAGCAAAGTACCTGATGCACGATGGCTCTAATTTCATTTATAATTCTGGTGCAAAAGCACAAGACCAGATGGAATTTAATAAGCGCATTGAGGCAAGAGTTAAAGAATATGTGTTGGACAGAACCAAGATTACATCAGAGATGTATGACGCTCAGATGCGAAAAGAGTGGTATATGTTCTCTGACGAGGCTAAGGAACTTGGTGTAACTGATTATATTATTGGCGAGGATTGCGACTTAGACGAGATCATTTAAACGCCGATACAGTAAGGAGTTTTTACATGAATGAATATCGAGGATTTCAGGAAATCCGAAATGATGATGTTCGACTGCCTGAATTCTATGGAAACATGGGACAGAATATTTTTGGTTGTCTTGAAAACGAGTATGTATTGATTGATGACGGCGATGGTAATGTTGTTGACTATTATCGCTGGGATGGAAAGAAGTATGTGCTTGTTGGGTATCGGATGATTAAGAATAGCTATACAGAGGATGTAAAGCCAAGGAATCCACAACAGAGAATTGCACTGGATATGCTCTACAATGATGATATTACAGTGAAAATCATTTCTGGATGCTTCGGTTCTGGTAAAGATTATTTGATGTGTGCGGCAGCTCTGGATTTAGTGATGCAGGGTAAATATGATAAAATCATGTGGGTTCGCAATAATGTTGAGGTCAAAAATTCTAAGCCACTTGGTTTTCTCCCCGGTGACGCATTTAATAAACTACTTCCTTTTGCAATGCCTTTAGCTGATCATGTTGGCGGTATTGAGGGATTGGATCGGTTTATTAGTAATGGTCAAATTGAGGTTGAACATCTTGGATTTATTCGAGGCAGAGATATTAAAAACACGATTATTATGTGTAGTGAGGCAGAGAATATGACAAAGGAACATATTCAGCTTTTGCTTGGTCGTGTTGGCAATGGTTCTGCATTGTGGTTAAACGGCGATTATCGCCAGACTGACCATAAAGTATTTGCAGAGAACAACGGATTGATGATTGCTGTTGATCGGCTGAAAGGTCATCATCGGTTTGGATTTGTGAAACTCTTAAAAACTGAACGAAGCGAAACGGCTGCAATGGCAGACCTATTAGATTAAAATAACAACAAATACAAGAATGAGAGGATTTTGAATTATGATCAACAATTTTATTTGTGATAACTGTGACCATTATCTTGTTTGTGAAAAGCTGTCTAAGCTGATGAAGTTCCATGAGAGTGCTAAGAAAGACCTTGGCATTACTCTGACAATGGATGATTGTATGGATTTTAGCGGTCAGGACGAACAGGATAAGACAGAAGAAGATTAAGAGTTTGGAGGTGGATAGCCATAGAACGAGCGGAATTTTTAGCCCGACAATATGACTTACTTACCAGACGCTTAAATGATTCTACAATTGAATGGCAAGACATTGCTGATTTGAGAACAGAATACACAGGAGAGGTTGAACATCGTGATACGATTCGCAAAGGAGCAAAACTGTTTTATGAATATTTGGAAGCAGGATGGCTTCATGATCCTGCGGAAGTTAAGGATGTTCCCTCCCCTACCAATACAGAAAATGTTTTGAACCAAATTAAGAAAGAGCGATATAAATTACAGACGGAAAAACTGGAATTGAATCGCTGGCTTCGAGAAAATGCACGAGATGAATTGATCGTTGAACATATTTGTCAAGCAGTAGCAGAATTGGAGCCGCTGGATATTCCTGCTCCAATTTTTGCAGAGAACAACAATCGTGCTGGTATTCTTATTTTTGGTGACGAGCATTACGGTACTGAATTTACAATTCGTGGATTGTCTAATGAGGTAATCAACGCATACAGTCCTGAGATTTTTGAGGATCGTATGTGGGATTTGCTGAATCAGACAATTCAGATCGTACAAAAAGAGAATTTTTCAAAAATCTATGTTTTTTCTATGGGAGATTTTGAGGATGGACTTTTGCGTGTAAAACAGCTTATGCAGCTTCGATATGGCGTTGTAGAAAGCACTGTTCGTTATGCAGAGTTTATCGTAAATTGGCTGAATGAGTTGAGCAAATATGTTCAGGTGGAATTTCAGACTACGAGTGGAAATCATTCCGAACTTCGTATGCTTGGTCAGCCAAAAGGAACATTTACACAAGAAAATATGGCATTGGTTGTGAATGCTATGATTCGTACACGATTAGCCGATAATCCTAATTTTACATTTATTGAAAATCCAACTGGATTGATTTATGCGGATATTTTAGGTTATCAGGTTTGTGGTATCCACGGCGAAGTTAAAAGCATGGAACAAGCCATCAAAGACTTTTCTCAGAAATATCGTGTGCAGCTCGATTTTCTGATTGCTGGTCATAAACACCATGCAAAGAGTGAAACGGTTGGTATTAATCAGGAAGTCATTAATGTTCCAAGTATTATTGGCGTTGATGATTTTTCTATGTCGATTAATAAAACATCAAATGCTGGCGCAACATTTTTAGTTTTGGAGCATGGTCGAGGTAAAACTATCGAATATGCGATTAAGTTATGAGGTGGAATATGAATAGAAGTGAGTTAATCGCAGAAATCGTAGAGAGAACTGGACAAACCAAGAAAGCAGTTACCGAGATGGTAGATGCTTATGAAGAAACGGTTTATGATGCTATGCGCAGAAATGAAGTAGTTGCGTTGCATGGATTTTTGAAATTTGAGCGTAGAAAGCGAAAAGGTCATAAGGGCAATGATTTAAAGAATAATGGGTTGATTGATATTCCTGATTCTGAATCTGTGAAGGTCACTCCCGGAAATACCTTGAAAAATGTTTTAAGGAACAGCGGTTGATCTGCTGTTCCTTGATATGGAAGGGTAGCTTATGAGGTCTGAGCGGCGGTCTGAAAAACCGTAGGGTGGAGGTTCGATACCTCTCCCTTCCACCAAAAATTTTTCAAAAAAGTTTTTCAAAAGGTATTGACAATAACCAGAAATACAAGTATAATAGTCAATGTCAGGAGGCGATAGTCCTCCTGCAAGATTGACTTAATAACAAGAAATACAAGACGGTCTGTTGGTCAAGTGGTTAAGACACCGCCCTTTCACGGCGGTAACATGGGTTCGAATCCCGTACAGATCACCATATGGTGCGTTAGTTCAGAAGAGTAGAACGCTGCCCTGTCACGGCAGAGGTCAGGGGTTCAAGTCCCCTACGCATCGCCATTATACTGCGGGGTGGTAGCAGTTGGCAGCTCGTCAGCCCCATAAGCTGAAGGTCGCAGGTTCGAGTCCTGCCCCCGCAACCATTTGGGAAGGTACTCAAGAGGTTCAAGAGGCTCCCCTGCTAAGGGAGTAGATCGTTGATAGCGGTGCGTGGGTTCGAATCCCACCCTTCCCGCCATTTTATTAAATATGCTGGTATAGCTCAGTTGGTAGAGCAATTGATTTGTAATCAATAGGTCGGGGGTTCGAGTCCGTCTACCAGCTCCACATGGGGAATTAGCTCAGTTGGGAGAGCGTCTGCCTTGCAAGCAGAAGGTCAGCGGTTCGATTCCGCTATTCTCCACCATTCTATCAATTGAATATGCGCCAGTAACTCAGTTGGTAGAGTAACCGCCTTTTAAGCGGTAAGTCACGGGTTCGAGTCCCGTCTGGCGCACCAAACAGGACTGTTGGAAAACATTTTGTATGAAATGAATGTCCTATGGTTTTAGTCCATCGTCTATGAGGCAAACCAACTTGCCGATGGTGAAATTACGATAATATTTCTTTTATATGCGGGTGTGTCGGAATCGGCAGACGAGGCAGACTCAAAATCTGTTGGTAGTGATACCGTGTGGGTTCAAGTCCCACCACCCGCACCATTTTATATGCAGATATGGCGGAACTGGTAGACGCGCAAGATTCAGGTTCTTGTACTGCAAAAGGTGTGTGGGTTCGAGTCCCACTATCTGTACCATTCATCCTGTATCACAATGGTCTTAGTGTCTTTCCTAATGGCGAGAGCGGCTTGCAACGCAGCAGGATAATTCAATATTGGGGTATCGCCAAGCGGTAAGGCACAGGACTTTGACTCCTGCATTCGATGGTTCGAATCCATCTACCCCAGCCAATATGCTGCTGTGGTGGAACTGGCAGACACAAGGGACTTAAAATCCCTCGCCGTTTGGCATACGGGTTCGATTCCCGTCAGCAGCACCATATCTGGGTGTACGCCAGTTGGTAGACGGCGTGATTTGGGATCACGAGGCCGTGGGTTCGAGTCCCACCACTCAGACCAATAAAGATCAAGGAGAAATCCTTGGTCTTTTTCTATATTCTCCGTTAGCTCAGTTGGTAGAGCGCACGACTGTTAATCGTGATGCCGTAGGTTCGAGTCCTACACGGAGAGCCAATTTTAAAGTAAGGAGCGTGGCAGTATGGCGAATAAATCAGGCAGTTCTACTGCCAAGCAAATTAAGAAAAAATATTGTTCTGCGTGTCAGAAGGAAAAAAGAGAAGATTTATTTTTTGTCAGTTATAATCCTTTGCATGGAGATCATCGTACACCATTATGCAAAGAATGTATTCGAAATGCCTGTTACAACGAGAATGCCGAGTTTGTTTTTGATAATTTTATTTCTATTCTGCGTCAAATAGATAGACCTTATATTCAGAATTTATGGGAAAGTGCTGAAAATGAAGTTCGTAATAATACGGGAGAAAAATCGGTGTCTTATGATGCTGTAATTGGTAAGTATTTTAAAAATATTTCCATGCAGCAGCATCGTGCGAAAACTTGGGCAGATAGTTGTTTTGAATCAAAGCAGAATATTGATAATCGTGTGGAAAGTTCCAGACGAAAATCTATTGGTTCTGATCAGGTATATTATTTGACCGATAATAATTTTGAGGTAACTGAGGATATTATCAAGTTATTTGGCGAAGGTTGTACGGCTCAAGAATATAAGGTAATGCTCAGTTATTATGACACAATGAAAAATGATTATCCGAGCATTACAGAAAGTCAAAAGAAATTACTTTTGCGCTATGTCCGAGCTGCGGCAAGAGAAGAGATTGCAACGAATAGCGGTAATACTGCTGAAGCTGAAAAATGGGGCAAACTGTCCAGTGATGCCTTGAAACAACTTAATCAAAGCGATCTTCAAGGTGGTATCAGTAGTTTCTCTGAGTTTTTTCAAAAGGTAGAGCGTACAAAAGATGTTATTCGTATTCTGCCAAAATATCGTTATAGACCAAATGATGCACTGGATTTTGTAATCTGGTGCTTTATTAATTATTGCCGCCGTTTGGAAGGTAAGACTGAATGTGCATATGAAGATGTGTATAAGTTCTATGATGAAAAAGTGGCTGAATACATCCAGCAGTATGGCGATCCATATGGAATCTTTGCTGATGATCCAACAGTTTCAAATCGTGAACGCATCAAAGAATTTATTACGCTGCCGCCTGATTATAATCGAGGTGACGAGTAATGAGTAATAGTCTGAATAACGATTCTGCTTTTGAAGCAAGTATGGACAAATATGAGGAAATCGCAAATTTATGGTTGTGGTATCCCGATCTTGCGCTTGATTTAATGGCTCCTAAAGAAGGCGGCATTAAATTACATTCTGATCAGCGTATTTTCATGAGATGCGGCGCAAGATTTTTTAGTGAGTATGGTTGTTTTCCTCGTGGTTGGGGCAAAACCTTTGCCGAGGTTGCAACGATGGTTGTTACAGCAATCAGGTATCCCAACATTGAAATTGGTTTGACGGCTCAGACAAAAGAGAACGCAGCTTCTTTGTTGAAAGATAAATATAATGAATTGGTGCGTTATTATCCAATGCTCTTAAATGAGATTAAAAAGACCAGTTTTGTAAAAGGCGATGCTTTGATTGTGTTTAAAAACGATGCACGAATTGACGCATTGGCAAATGCTCAATCCAGTAAGGGTCAGCGTAGAAAGCGTTTGAACATTGAGGAATCAAACTTGATGGATAATACGACTTTTGAAGATGCTCTTGAACCTGTTGTTGAGGTTGGTCGTATCACGACTGGCAAGCTGGCAATTACAAATCCAGAGGAATTAAATCAGCAAATCAACTTCTTTACTACACCGGGCTTTAGAGGTTCAGACGAATATCGGCGCAGCTTGCAGATGATTCAGGATATGCGTGATCTGAAAGGTAAGATTGTGCTTGGGTCTGATTGGATGCTTGGATGCTGGTATGGAAGAGGTTCCAGTAAGAGTACCATTCTGAAAAAGAAACGAGATTCCTCCCCTATTGCATTTGATATGAACTATGGTGGCAAATGGGTTGGTAGCGCAACAGGCGCATTGGTTAATATTAACCGCTTGATGAATTGCCGAACATTGACCGAACCTGTTTTAAGTTCGTCCAATGACAACGATGAATTTTATCTGGCAATGGATGTGGCTCGTTCACAAAATAAGAGCAATAACCAATCTTCTATTGCTGTTGGTCAAGTAATTCGTAACAGCGAGGGAAAGATTGAAAATATCAATTTGGTCAACATCATTCATGTATCTAATATGTTAAGTTTTTCAACTCAGGCGTGTATTGTAAAGAGAATTCGAAAACGATATAACGCAAGAATTGTGGTTGTGGACGGCAACGGTTTGGGTACTGGTTTGGTAGATGAACTTTTGAAAGAGAGTTATGATCCGAAGTCTGGTGAAACATATCCAGCTTGGGATACGATCAATACTACTGCGGAACCAGAAACCGCAAAAGCAGAAAAGTGCTTATATGATTTAAAGGCACAATCTGCACAGACAAGTATTTTGTCTAATTTCATTGATATGATTGATTCTGGTAAATTCAGATTTTTAGAGAGCAGAAATGGCGGCGATTACGCAATCAAAGATAATGACGATCTGAACTCTAAGGTTATGCCATTTGTTCAGGAAGAATTGTTCTTCCAAGAGGTTGGTAACTTAAAGTTAATCCAAAATGGTAAGAACCTTTCGGTAGAAAAGGTTGTTAATAAATTTGATAAAGACCGTTTTTCTGCTGTGGCATATCTCTTGTACTATATTGTAAAGGTTGGCGAGGGAGATAACCAAAAGAGTGATTTTGATGCAAAGTCTTTTGCAAAGAAATTACAAGCACTCAATCGCAAACCAAGAATGTATTAAAGAAAGGCGGTGATAGAAATGCCACGCAAACAAGTGATTTATTCGAGCAAAAGTTACGAAAAAGATGTAAAAGCTATTCAGGATGCGGAGTCTGGCAAAAAACCGCTTGATTTAAGTGCATTCAAGAGATTGATGGTTCATGATTTATGTAGTAATACAAACATTTTGAATTCAATGAAAATTGGAGCATATTCCATTGAAAAAATTCAAGATGCACTGCAAAATCCTCGTTCTCATTCATCTATTCTTTTGGAAACAAGCAGATATTTGATGAATGTATCTCCATTTTATATGCGTATCAATAATTACTTCTCAAAAATGGGATTGTTCAATTATGTGATTGATGTATATGATTTGAAAGTTGATGAACTCAATACCGAGGAAAAACAAAAGAAGCTGCGTGACACATATTTTGCTGTATGCAGTGAATTTGAGAAAATCAACTTAAAACATGAAATGTTGAAAATTATGGAAACAATTGTGCCTGAAGATGTTTTCTATGGATTGATTTTTGAGGATTCTACGGATTTCTTTATTCTAAAGCTAAATCCTGTGATTTGTGAAATTAGACAGATTCAGGATGGCGTTTATAATTACCGCATTCGTTTAAGCGGCATCAGTCCTTTGGAAATTGGTACATATCCAGATAATATCAAACAGGCGTATTTGGATTATCATCATGGCGAAAAGTATCATGATGGTTGGTATATTCCCCCTGCTGATCAACAGGTTTGTTTCAAGTTCAATACCTCTTTATTGACACCAATGCCATTTATGATGGCTTTGACAAAAGATATTTTGGATTTGGATGTTTACAAAAAGTTGAAGCTGCAAAAAGCAAGAGTGGATAATTACAAAGCAATCGTAGTAGAAATTCCCATTGACGAGGATGCTGTTGATAAGCCTCTCTTGACGGAAGATACATTAACAGTTTTTGCCGAGATGAATAAGGCAAATATGCCAGAGGATGTTGGTTTGCTCCATGTTCCCGGCAATGCAGAAGCAATCAGTTTTAAAGACAATGCTAATAGCACAAACAATTTGAGCGATGCCGTGACAAATCTTTATGATAATGTTAAGATCATTCGTCTGTTGGAGGAACAGCTTGGTATTGAACTGATGCAGCTCGTGTAAAGGAGGTGAAGCCCTATGGGGACTCCCTTTACTGATCTTTACGACAGTGTTTTAAGCAAAATCAGGGATTATGATTTTTTCAATATGGAGCAAGAACAGGTATATGAGGTTTTATCCGATTATCTTCGTCCTGCGATTGCGGCTTTTCGAGGCTGTAAACAAGATATTTCACAAAGGACTGAAACTGGATTTGAATGTACTTTAACCGATACTGAGGTTGAGATATTAGCCAATTATATGACGATTGCATATTTGGATAGTAATTACATTCGAGTTCCGCTTGCTTTGAAACAAACATTGTCAAGTAAAGACTTCAATGCTTTTTCCCCTGCCAATCATCTTGATAAGATGGTAGAAATGAGAGAAAAGTATCGTAAGGATAATGAAACTTTACTGGTTCGTTATTCCTATATTCGCAGAAATACATAAGGGGGTGAATTCTGTGGGAGGTTTTCAGAATTTCCTTCTGAGGATGAAAGCTGGCGGGAATAGCATGAGGGGCGAACAAATTGAAAATGCAATGCGTTTGGTTCAGCAGACTTTTGCTGACGATCCTTCTTATATTCCTGATGGCGTAACAATCCATCGAACAGATAGATTGATTCATCCTCGTATTTATCTGCATAAATATCGTACCACTTCCCCTGCACAAGCAAGTATTCAGACGCAGATTCATGAGCCATTTTATTTGGGTGATGTAATTCCTTGGCCTGATCATGGTTATTGGCTTTGTGTAGAATCAAATAATTTGCATGGTATTCAGTGGGAAGGTACATTACAGTTTTGCAATCATAGTATTAAGTTCCGATCTCCGTTGAATGGAGAAATTGTAGAATATCCAATTAGCTTAATTAATGCTACTCAGTATGGTAGTGGTGAAACAGCAAAAGAGTATATCAAACTTGGTACATCTCAGTTGATCGTTTATATCTCTTATGACGAACACACTGTTCTTTTGGATAGTGGAGTTCGTTTTTTAATTGATAGAAACAAGGAACTGCCTACTGCATTTGAAATTAAGCAAGCTGATACTGTTAGTTATTCTGATGGTAATCAGCGTGGATATATTCAATTATCTGTTTTGGAGAGTCAGTTTAATCCAAAGACTGATAACAAAGAATTAATGGTTGCGGACTATTACGATGATCCTGTTGGAACAGGAGATGAACTTCAGGAAAAACCGAATGATAGTTGGATTTAAGGAGGTGGAATGATTGGCTTTACTACAAGAGTTGACGGATTATCGAAAAAAGATCATGCAAATGATTTGCAGTGATCAGGAAATTGTTGATTTGATTTTGGATAAAGAAAATTCCACCGTCCCTGATCGTTCTTTGATGTATTCCAGAGTATTTCCTTATGCTTATACGCCTGATGCGACAAAGGAAACCAACACTTATGTTTGTTTTCGTATTTATGTACCAGAGGTCATGAATAAGACATTTAAGAGGATGAATATCTGCTTTTATGTTTTTTCGCATCAAGATTATATCCGAACCAGTGATGGTTTGCGTCCTGATTTGATCGCTGGACGCATTGAAGCACTGTTGAATGGTTCAATGGATTTAGGAGTTGGTCGTGTAAGTTTAGAGGGCATGGATGATATTAGCCCAGCAGAGCAATTCCATGGTGTTGCTTTGGAATATTCTGTTTCGGAATTTAATCGTCCAACAATCAATGGAAATCCGAGAGCGGGTGCTAAGTAATGATTCAGCGTCCCAATCTGTTAAAAGTTCAAGATTACCCAATTAACAATAAAATTAGCGTTCATGTACCAACGGTGGACGAGATTTTTAATTTCGGTGATCAGAAATATTACAATATGGTTCAATCCCTCACTTCTACTCCGTTTGATTTGATGGTTGAACTTGACGATATAGGGGTTGATTACGAAACGATCACGGATTATCAGCTTTTTATTCTGATGATCCAGTCCATTGCTTATGACGAGCAGGATACATCCATTCTGTTTCGTGATTTGGATTTGCGAAAGTTCAAAGAATCTGAGGACTTGAGCAACGGTGAACATATTTTGTGGGATGAAGAAAATGACATAAAAATTGACCAGTTGATTGCTTCTGAAATATGTAATGCAATTCGCAAAATTCATTTTTGGGAGGCTCCGATTGGTAAGGCTGGCAATGCTGAAGCAAAGCGTTATCTTATCGAAAGAAATCGCTTAAAGAAAAAGCGTCTTGCGAAAAAGCCGTATAAGTCATTCTTAGAAAACATGATCATTTCCTTGGTGAATACCGAGGAATTTAAATATGATTACGAATCTGTATTGGATTTGAGTGTGTTCAAATTAAATGCGAGTTGGAGGCAAATCCAAAAGAAGAAGCATTGGGAACAAACAATGAACGGTGCATATTTCGGTACTGTGGATTTGTCAAAGATCAATCTCGAAAAAATCAGTTGGTTGTCACCAGAATAAGTGTGACAAATATTTGAATTAAAAAAGGAGGATACTACTATGAGTAACATTGTTGTGAACGATCTCTCCATTACCAGCTTGGAAACAATCATGTGTTTCGGCATTAATGGTGGTGTGCATCGTTTTACTTTGGATGAATTGCAGAATGCGACTATTGCCAATACTCAGGAGAACACTGCTCTGACTGGTAAGGGTGGTCGTACAATCGGTCAGCTCAAGCGTAACAAGGCTGTTACTGTTTCTGGTACTAACGGTATGGTTTCCTTGGGTCTGGTTGAGGTTAATGTCGGTGCTGAGGGCGAACACAGAACTTCTACTTCTGTTAAGGTTCCCGATTATCTGACTGTTACTGGTAATGCTGCCGCTACTAACTATAAGGCTGTCGGCACTGCTGGTAATGAAATCGGTGAGGTTATTGTCAAGAATGCTGACGGCACTATCGCAAAGCGTTTGACTCAGGACGCTACTGTTGCTGAGGGTAAGTTTGCTTACGATCCTGCTACTAAGGCTCTGACTTTCAACGAGGGTGAAATTGCTGACGGTACTTCTATCGTTGTTTATTACTTCCGTAATGTTGAGGGTGATGTGATCAGCAACATTTCTGATAACTACTCTGAGATGGTTGAGATGTATGTTGATGCTTTGGCTGAGGATAAGTGCCATAACATTTATCATGTTCAGTTCTTCCTGCCTTATGCTGACTTTACTGGTAACTTTGACTTGGCAATGGGTGATTCTCAGACTACTCATGGCTTCGAGGCTACCAGCTTGCCCGAAACTTGCGGCAACGGCGTGACTAAGTATTGGGATATGACTGTTTTCGGTGCAGATGCCGAAGATGCTGCCTAATATAAGTAGGTGATACTTATGGCTAAGAGAACTGCGGTTTGTCGTGTTTGCGGCAAACAGTTTGTTCCCTGCAATAAGTCCAGTGCCTCTCTTGGTGCGTTTAATTATCACAGTATTGCTTGCAGTTCTGAATGCGGCGTGGAATATCTGCGCCGTGTTCAGGAGGCTCGTAAGCAACCTGAGCAGAATGAAACTGCTGAGTTGGCAGGACAGATCAGCATTGATGAAACTGCCGATGTGAATGTTGCTGGCGAAATTTCTGAGAATGAGGTTGAGGAAACTGCTGAACCAGTGGTTAAGGCAATTCGTTCCAGAAAGAATAAGCAGGAAACAAACGAGGAAGAGTGAAAACGATGGGAGGGCTTCGGCTCTCCCTCTTTTCATATTTAGGAGTGTGATGGATATTTGTAACAGCAGTACATTGAAATTAGTAATTGATAATGATACATTGAGTTCTTATGAACGAATGTATTTTAAGTTGCATCCCAAAGCAACGAAAAAACCTATCGAAAATCCGTACCATCCATTAATGAATGTATGGATGATTATGAAGCGTCCAATGATGAACGATTTGAAGCAGAAATGGAAAGATTTTATTGTTTGGTTCATAAAAGAACAAGGTTATGCTAACCTACATATCGAAAGATGTGAAATGAAATTTACTACATACTATAAAACAAATCGTAGGCATGATGTAGATTCATCTTCGCCAAAGTTCATTTTGGACGGATTTACAGAAAGTGGTTTTGTTGTTGATGATGATAGTCAACACATTACTTCTTTAACATTGCAGTGTTTTGTGGATAAAGAGAATCCACGAACCGAAATTGAAATTACAAATATTGTTTTGAAGGAGAAATGAATTATGGCAAAAATTACTCAGAAATCCATGAATGCAGTATTGAAGGTATATCGTAATCAGAAAACCGATGTAACTCTGCATATGGCTAATCCTGAAAATCCTGATGAAATCATGATGGAGATTTCTGTTAAGAACGAACTGTCTATTGAAGATAAGGGTAATTTTATTGATCGAGTTGTCAATGCTTGTTTTGATGATGGAGAGTTTGTTCCTCAGTATCTTGATCCTGTGTTTATGATTACCCTGCTTCAGATGACCACAAATGTTCCCGTTTATGAGCGTGAAATTGAACTGGATGATGGCGAAAAGACTATGGTGGTTGATATTGAAAAGACTTACGAGTTGTGTAAGGCTATCAATTTACTTCAGAATGTAAAAGACCCCGCATTTCAGGCTTTGGTTGCCGAGCTGCGTGGTATGACCGTTGAAAAGTTGGATTATATGAAGCAGATGCGTTTCTGCGCTGAAGAGCGTATGCTTTCTAAGGCACGAGAGGAACTTGAGAATGGTGTTGCAATGGTTGTTGCCATTGGTCAGCAGCTCAATGATACTCTGACGAATGCTTCTGGCTTGAATGATATGGCTGAAGCAATTAAGAATTTTGACTACGATAAGATGGTCGATTCTGTTTTAAATCGCAAATAACAAGATTTGCAAGAATATATTGACTTCTTTGGTTTTGCATGATATAATGTATTCCAAAGGAGGCGTTATATTATGGCTCTAATTAAATGTCCTGAATGCGGTAAACAAATTAGTGATAAGGCTTCTGCCTGTATTCATTGTGGTTATCCTATTCAGACAGAACAAGTCGTTTCACCACCAATATCTAATTCAAAAAAGGTAGCTATTCCAAGTTTTAGTGAGTTTTCGCAACAAAAAATTCCAGCAATCAAAGTTGTGCGTGAGGTTTTGAATATGGGGCTTGCTGAAGCAAAAGAGTTTGTTGAACAGACCACTCCTTATGTTGTTGTGAAAGATGGATTAACTCAGAATCAGGCGAATTTGATTGCTCAGAAATTTCAGGCAATTAATGTAGATGCGAGGATATATGATTCTGAGACTCCTGTTAGTTTTGCAAGTCCTGCCAAGGATACAAATATTATCTGCTGTCCTCAATGTGGATCGACAGAATATCATGCTGGTGCAAGAGGATTTAGTATTGTAACAGGCTTTATTGGAAGTGGTAAAACGGTATTGACTTGTTTACGGTGTGGGCATCGTTGGAAACCGGGAAAATAAAAAATATAGAAAGGACGAGGGTTTATGCCCTCGTCTTTTTTGTTATGGGGGTGCTGTATGTCGTTAGATAAGATTTTAAAGAATCTTGATATAACAAAAGTAAAAGCCCCATCGGGCTTGACTTATGGGCAAGAGTTGGTGGAAGCCGCTAATTTGTTATCGAACTGCATACAGAGCAAAATCCACCAAAGAACAATGCAACATTCGATTTCTACTGCTGATTTGGCAGATATAAAAGTTGAAGGAAATCGAATGAGCATTACATTGAAAATTCAAAATTCAATCCGTCCTTCTATTTTTAAGAAATGGAATAAAAGTGATGCAAATGTTTTTTGGCTGTTGAATGATGGTTATGTTGTGAAAAAGAATGTTTGGTTCCGAAACATTCCAAATTTCGGTTATCGTCAAGCCGCAAACTGGATAGTAGACGGCATTCAAGATTTCAACTCTAAAAACAGACTTGGGCTACACTTATCTGAGGAAAAGAATGTAGTCAGACCACTTTTATATTATGGACGAATATATTAAACGATCAGTTCCTCCCTCTTGATTGAGGGAGGTTTTATTATTTTTACGGGAGGTGAAGATGAATGGCTGCTGATGGTTTGATTGTATTGGGGTTGGATGTAAGCCAAACTCAAGCTGAAATTCAAGCTGGTCTTGATAGTATTTTAAATAAAACAAAGACGAAAGAAATCATTTTAAAGACAGCAATCGAAAAAGCTGAAACAGAAAAGAAAATTGATTCTGTTGTCAAAAGTTTAAACAAGAAAACCGTCAAGATGGGCGTTGAGGTTGACGCAAAAAGTGTAAATAACATTTTAGCAGCACAGCAAAAAATTGCCTCCACTCAAGCAAAGTTAAATGCTCAGATGAAGGAGTATCGAGATACTGCTTCTAAAATTGGTCTTACACTTAACAAAGATTCTTGGAATCCATTTAGTCGTGCTGTTAAAGACGGCGATTTTGCGAAAGCAAATGAGATTCTGAAATCAACGAAAAAGCAGATTGAGGCATATAATGCCGCTGTTCAAAAGATGAATTCCGACACTTCCGTTTCTGGAAGTGTTTCTTCTATTGTGGAGCAATTTAGCAAACTCAAAGATGTAAGCACTGAAACACAAAAGCGTGTTAATCTGCTGAAAGCAAATTTGGCTCAGTTTGAGAATGCTGATAATACACAAAAGAAATTGTCTGCGTATAAGCGTTTGCAGACCATGATCGAAAGTCTGAGTGACGAGCTGCGCACTTTGAGTTCTACTGAAAAGTCACAGTCCTCCGATTTAAGTATCAAAAAGAAAATTGATGATGCTCGATCCTCTTTAGAAGTGTTTAAGACACAGTATGAGGGTATCGGTAATAGTGCGGCGGCTCAAAAGGTTACTGCTGCTATTACTGCACTTGATACGGCATTAAAAGGCGTTGATTCTTCTGCAAGTGGCGGTGCATTGGTAAAACAGTGGGATAAGGTATCTGCCGCCATTGATAATGCTAAGAGGGCTGTTGCTGAGTATAATGCCGCAAGTAAATCCAAAAAGACTACATCTGGTATCTTAGAGGATATTAAGAATGCGGAAACTTATGTAAAGAATCTCAATACGGCGTATGCCTCTATCGGTGATAGTGCTGGTGCTGAAAAGCTGAAAAAAGCAATCAGTGAGTTGCAGACCGCATTAGGAAATATTGATAAGTCTGCAACAGGCAATAAATTATCTGCGCAATGGGATTCCGTTGCGACAAAGATTGCAGAAGCTAAGAGGGCTGTTGCTGAGTATAATGCGGAACAATCCGCTATCGGATCATTAGGTGAACGATTTGATGATATTACCGATAAAATTCAGACGGCACTTTCCAATATTGGAGATTCTGGCATTAAAGGAACAGGTGTTGATCAGCTTACAACTGATTTAACAAAACTCCAAGAAAAGGCAAAACTTGTTCAAAAAGATTTGGGCGATCTTGATCCAAATAATGCTGAAGATGTTAAACGGTTGAGTACAGCGATTGAGGAATTAGAAACTGACTTTTCAAAGTTGAAAGACAATGCGAGTTCGTTTAAAGACCCAATTTCTGCACAGCAGCTTGTTACAAACATTGAAAAAGCAAAGCAAAAAGTTGCCGAATATGGTGAAACTTATAGTGCAATTAAGAGCCGTCCTGATCTTGTAAAGGAACTGAACGAACTGCAAAAACGAGCAGAAGATTTGTCTACAAAGACTGATCTGAAAAAGTTTAATGCAGATTTTGAACAGTTTAATACAAAAGTAAAACAAGCTGGACTTCATACAAAATCTTTAGGCGATAAATTAAAGGACGCATTCAAAAACTTCGCATCATTCTTTAGTGCAAGCCGAGTGATTTATGAGGTTATCAGTAAACTTGGCGAGATGGTTCAGAATGTTAAAAATCTGGACGCTGCTATGGTTAATCTGAGAAAGGTTACGGATGAAACCGATGCCTCTTACGACAGATTTTTGACCAGAGCAACCGCCAAAGCGAAAGAGTTAGGCACAACCGTTGTCGATCTGGTTGATGCCACTACAAACTTTAGCCGATTGGGTTTCTCTTTAAGTGAGGCTGAGGAACTTGGTCAGCTTGCTACGATTTATGCTAATGTCGGTGACTTGAGTAGTATTAATGATGCTACAAATAGCATGATTTCTACTATGAAGGGCTTCGGCATTGAGGCAGAAAATGCGTCTGCTATTCTGGATAAATTCAATGAGGTTGGTAACAACTTTGCAATTTCCAGTGGCGATATTGGTGAGGCATTACAACGCTCCGCTTCTTCGATGGCTGCGGCTAACAATACCATTGATGAAACCATTGCGTTGATCACTGCCGCTAACACAGTTGTTCAGGATGCTACCAGTGTTGGTACGGCGTTTAAGACGATCTCTATGCGTATCCGTGGTGCGACTACGGAAATGGAACAAGCTGGTCTTGATATGGAGGGAATGGCTGATTCTACCGCAACATTGCGTAAAGAAATCATGGCTTTGTCTGGCGTTGATATTATGATTGATGATGATACATTTAAATCTACATATCAAATCCTTGAAGAACTATCTGTAAAATGGAGCGAATTGACCGACATTCAACAGGCAAGTATTACTGAGTTGATTGCTGGTAAGCGTCAGGGTAATATTATTTCTGCTGTCATGGAGAACTTTGATATTGCACAAGATGCGTTGAATTCTTCCTTAGAATCCGCTGGTTCTGCAATGCAGGAATACAATACCTATTTGGAAGGTATTGAGGCTAAGACTAATCAGTTCAAGGCGGCTTTTGAAGCATTGTCTTTGACTGTTATCAATAGTGACTTTTTAAAGGGAATTATTGAGTTTGGTACTGGTGCTATTACTGTTTTAGATGGAATTATCGAAAAACTTGGAGGAATGGGCAATGCTTTAATGCTTGTTGCGTCTGCTTTAGTATTTTTGAATTTAAAATCCGCAACTGCACTTTTTACAAGATTATTTAGTGTGATTTCAAGCGGTTTTGGTATTATTCCAAAACTTAAAAGTATGTTTGAAACTTTAGCTTTGGCTTGGATGGAAGGTAAAAGTGCTGGTGGAGGTTTTATAACAACACTGAAAGGTGCGGCAACTGCTTTAACTGGTACAGCAAGTGCTGCCACAATTGCAACGGGTGCTATTACAGCTGTTGTAGCGGTTATAGGTATTGCTATTGCAATATACCAGAATTACAAGCAGAAAATTGAAGAAGCAAGACAGGCGGCAGAAGATGCGGCAAATTCTCATAATGAATTAGCTGCATCTATGGATGAATATAAAACAAAAATTATTTCTTTGAGAGAGGAACTTGACAAAGGTAATCTTTCTGAAGAAGAAGCATATAACAAGCGCAAAGAATTGATTTCAATTCAAGATGAATTAATTTCTCGATTTGGTAAAGAAGCAGAAGGAATTAGCTTAGTTACAGGAGAAATTAACAATCAGATTGATGCGATTAATAACTTATCAAAAGCTAATTGGAATGATTACAAGAAAGAAAATTGGGATGCAATTCAAAGAGCACAAGATATGTTCTTAAATTTCGATCCAAAAGATTTAGATTTTTGGAATGAAGATATTTTTGGTAGAATCACAATTGAATTGCCTTCAACAAATGATATTCAAAAAGGAATTAATGATTTAAATCTTGATATTGTTCCAAAAGATTTTAAGGACGATTTTGTTCGAGAAGTAGAAAGTGCAGTAGATGGAATTGATTTCCCTGATATGTTGGGAGATAATTTTGCATGGGATGCTGGCGATATGTCCATTTATGAAATTCTGGATGTTTATAATACTTTATTTGAAACAACAGAAAGATTGGGCAAACAGTATTTTGGTGAAAATTATGAACAATATGTAGGAGGAATGCTGAGTTCGTATTCTGAACAAATCAATGAAATTAATACTGCCATAGATGAAAATAGAGAAATCTTTGATACTTATGTTGAAGGACTTTTGCTATATGATGAAACATATAGCGAAGTTTACGGTAAAGTTTTAGCTGCGCAAAAAGAGTATCAAGATGCGTTGTTAAGTGGTGATGAAGAAGCCGCTACCGCCGCAGTTGCAAAAATGAATGAAGCTCAAATTGCTTGGGCAAATGCAGGGTGGAGTAATGATGCTGTAAACTTGTATATGCAAGATTTCTTTGATAAATTTACAGAACAGTCAAAAAACTATCAGTTCGAGGTAGAACTGAAAGCAATTCTTGCTGATTCTGATGATACATTTGGTAATTTCATTAAGGATACTGTAAATAAATTCAAAGATGAAAATGGCAAAGTCGATCTGTATGAGGTACTTAATACTGGTATCGAATATGAACAAAATCCAAATAAGAACAGCCGCAGACATACTCTTCCCGAAGATCAGCAAGCATATGTGTCATTGAAATTTGCCGCAGATGAATATGGCGTTAGTGTCGAGCAGTTATTGGTATTGCTTGACAAATTGGGCTATGTTGAATTAGAAAATGCAGAGGCGGCTCAAGGAGCTGCACAGACCTATTTTGATTCTATTGCTCAAATTCGCAAAAGTTATGATTCATTAAAATCTGCTACTGAGAATGCAGTAGATGCGCAAGTCGTAATGAAGGGCATTTTTGCAGATAACACTCATTTGAGTGAAGATGCTTATAACGCACTTGTTACTTTGGCTGGCGGCGAAACAAATCTTGCTGGGTGTATTGATACAACAAATGGATATTTGGTAACAAATGCAGAGGGTTTGCAAAATGTTGTTAAGGCTTCTGAAGAGGCATTGATGACAGATTTGAAATTGGCACAATCACATGAAAAATTGAATTATCATGAATTGGTCGGTCAACTGCATGATGTTACAAATGGTGTTGAGGACTATGATGACGCAACTTTGAATACGATCAGCACTATTCTTGACCAGATTGATGTAACAAAACAGCAGATTGCTCAGTACAAATTATTGGAACAACAGTTGCTTGGTGTAACTAACGCATTTACAGAAATGGAAAATGCCCAGCAAATTGACGAAGCTGCTGATTATACCGATGATTTGGCTGGAATGATTCAAACTCTATTTGATTCTTATGCAAACAACGAGTTTGGTACAGAAACATTCTGGACTGCTTTTAAGGCTTTGGTTCCAGAGGATATGCTCAAATATGTTGAGGAAATGATTAAGCAAGAGGTTGAAAACCAAATCTCTGCATTAGAGGATCAGATTGACAAATACCGTGAGATTGTTGATTTACAGAAAAAATCTTTGGACTTAGAGCGTGAAAAAGATAAGTACACCAAGGATGTTACTGAAAAGACAAAATCCATTGCCGAGTTGCAAGCACGAATTGCTATGCTGGATTTGGATGACAGTCGTGAGGCTCAGGCAGAAAAGCGCAAACTTCAGGAGCAATTGGCTGAGGAACAGTCTAACTTGGCTGAAACTCAGGCAGATCATGCTTATGAAGCTACAAGCGATATGCTTGACAATATGGCTGATGCCTACGAGAAAGAAAAGCAGCAAGAAATTGAAATTCTTGAGGATTCTATTTCCTCTGCTGAGAAAATCTATCAGTTGGCAATCGACAGGATCAATAATCATTGGGATACTCTCTATGATGATTTGATTAATTGGAACTACCAGTACGGCAATACCGTACAGTCTGAATTGATTTCTGCTTGGAATGCGGCATCTGGCGCAGTTCAGCAGTATGGTAGTTATTTGAATGCTGTGGCAGCTACTCAGGCGCAGATTGCAGCCTTTGATGCAAGCAGTGGATTTACTACTGTTGGCACTACTGGTAATTATGATACCAGTGGTGGTCAAACTATGAGCCGCATTAAAGAGATCGTTGCTCAAATGAAGGCAAATTCTCAGGCTCACCACAATGCAAGCACAGAGGAAAAAGCTCGACTGAATCAAGCAAACCTTGATCTTGGTAAGGAGTTGCAAAAGTTAATCGGGCGCACAGTTGTTCGTGGCAATGACGGTGTTTGGTATTTGGATAAGGTTGGTGGCGCACAGCTTTACTCTACTTATCCGTACAGCACATATCACACTGGCGGTATTGTTGGTGATGATGCAACGCCAAAGCAGGATGAAATGTTCGCTCTGCTTAAAAAGCGTGAGGCTGTATTTACCGAACCACAGCAGGAAGTTGTTTATCGTGTATTGAAAGCTGATGAAACCATTGCTGGTAAACTTGGCATTAGTGGTGGTCTGTATCATAGCATGAATGGCAGTGGATATGCAGAAATGCAATCCCATAATGCTGTTATGCGTGATATGCAACAAGCGCAAGCTGCGTCTGGTGGCAATCATGTGTCACAGAGCATTGGCGATGTGACAGTGCCAGTTCATGTGATGGTTACTGAAAAGCTGGATAAGAGTGATATTAGACGGCTGAGCAAAGAAATTAGTAGCGTTGCTGCTGAGGGAATTTCTGAGGCTTTTATTAAGCGTGGCAAAGGAACTTTACGAGATAGTTTGTTAAAACCATAAGGGAGGGGCTATATGCCCTTCCCTTTTACTATAAAGGGAAGGAGGTCTGATTATTTGGTTATTGATTTTAGCAAAATTAACATGAGAGAGCGTCCAAAATTTATTCTGAGAAATCTTGACGGTAAAGCTATTGGATTTTTAGGACATATTCTAAATCCAAAAGCAACTATAAATTACAATGAGATTTCAGAAATTTCTTTTGAATATCCTGCTTATGATAACGGAGAAAAACTGGATGAATACGATCTCCTGAATAGTATGAGAGTGGTCGATGTTGAAGGATATGGGCAATTTATTTTACAGAAACCAATTGAAAATGATGATACGGTTTCTAAGAAAAAGAGTTGTAAAGCATATTCTTTGGAACATGAATTATCTGGTAAAGAGGTCACTGTTGAAGAAGGAACATATAATTTTTGGAATCCTTTGGCAAAAGAAAGTTCTATTATGGGAATTATTTTGTCAGAAATTCCATCATGGCGAATTGGTACTGTTTCTTCTGATGTGATTGGTAAATATCGAACTTACAGCGCAGAAAAACGAAAAATCTATGATTTTATGAAAACAGATTTGCAGAAAACTTATGGCTGTATTTTTGATTTTGATACATATAATCGAATCATTAATGTGCGTAGTATTGAAAATATGCCTACGACAAAAGCAGTATATTTATCTTCAACAAATCTTTTGGATGAAATTGAAATTGAAGAAAATACAGATGAATTAGTTACTGTGCTTGATGTTCATGGTGCGGATGATTTAGATATTCGAAGTGTCAATCCAATGGGTGTAAACAAAATCTATAATCTTGACGCATACATGAATGAGTCCTATTTCTCAAAAGAAATGATCGCACAGTGGCAGAATTGGAAGCAGACTTTTAACTCCTATCAGCAAACTTATTTTGATATATCTGTTGAACAGAGTATGTTAATCAGCCGCCTTGTGACGGAGAATGCGGTGCTTGCCGATCTGGAAGGAGAACTTTCTGGATTAGAGAGCAAAAAAGCAACTTTGGTACAAGGTGTTACAATGGATAGTTCTTTGCGTGATGACTTAGCTGCGGTCAAATCTGAGATTTCTGCTAAAGAAAGAGAAATCAACAATCAGAAGAAAACGGTTATTGCGCCTATCGAGAATAAGATTACCGCTTTAACAAATCAACTGAAAAATATCAATCAATTGACTGCGTTTTCTGCCTTTTTTAGCGAAGAACAGATTAAAGTTCTGGATCGTTATTTTAAATGTGGTAGTTTAACTGATTCTACATTTGTTGCAACAAATACTGATAGTTATTCTACTGACGGAACTATGGTGCGAGGTTTGGCTTCGATTTTCAATCTTGTAAGTTTAAACGAAATTAGAAAAACAGAATATACATCTGACAAAACTTTTTATTCTGTTCGTGGCGGCATGATTGAAACAAGTCATTCAAGTTTTGCATTGGACGCAGAAATCGTGAGAGGCACATTAGAGGTCAACAGTGATAATACTTTTGTTCTTTCTTTGTATCTGAACGATGGCAAGTTGAATAACAGCACCACATTTACCGGCGCAACATTATCTATGACTGGTACTTTGGGTGCAAATGTTATGAGTTCTGCGTCTGCTTTGCAATTTAAGACTTCTTCTGCAAATGCGTATTTTACCAGAGATGTGACGGAATATCAAAAACGGTCTGTTGCTCTGGAATTATATGATTATGCAGTTGATCGGTTGAATAAGTTGTCATCCCCTACTTTCTATTTTTCTGTGGAAAGTACGAACTTTTTAGCATTAGATGATTTTGTTGATTTTGCAAAGCAATTTGAACTTGGTGAAAAAGTGTATCTGCATATTGATGATAATGTGTTAGAGCCTATTGCTATGTCTGTATCAATTGATTTTGATAATTTATCAGATTTTGAAATTCAATTCAGTGATAATTATCGTTTAAATAGTAAGGAATTTACTCTTGAATCAATTTTAGATCAAGCAATTTCAGGCAGTAATTCATTGGATTTAAATCAATACAATTACAGCAACTTTGTAAGCAGTGGTGCAAAAACATCAGTTGAGCAGTTTATGAAGTCTGCCATTGACGCTATGAAAAATAATATCATGGCTGGTGAAAATAATGAACTTGTGATTGATGGTACTGGCTTACGCTGTATGAAATATGACGAGGCAAGCGGTACATACAGTCCAAAGCAAATTTGGATGGCTCACAACGCCATCATGTTTACAGAGGATAATTGGGAGAGCGCAACAATTGGTATCGGTGAGTTTACTGATAAGAACTTTGGTACTCTTTATGGTATCGTCCTCCCTGCCCTTGTTGGTACGCTGTTGGCTGGTCAAAATCTGATCATCGAGAGTGAAAAACAAGACGGTGGCGTTGCCGTGTTTAAAATGGACGCTGAAGGTGCTTCTTTGCATAATGCCTCATTCAACCTTTATGGTTCGACTGGCGGCAGAATTGATATGGGAGCAATTTTAGGTCTTGTCGGCGGTGATGATCCAGACAATATGTTTGTCTATGATCAATTCAATAATCCTACTGGTGTGAAAACTGCAAACAATAAGTCCGTGACAAAGATTGACGATTTGGATGCGAATGATACTCCCAATGCGAACTTTTGGCTTGACATGGATGGCGGTCTTTATATCAAAGGCGTTATTGATGCTGTCGGTGGCATTTTCCGTGGTTCGTTGGAGGTTGGCGGCTCTACTGCATTCCGTGTTGATGCACAGGGCAATTTGAAAATTGGCGGTACAGCTACAAACCCAAATTTTTCTGTTGATGCAAATGGTAATCTGGTAGCGAATACTGGTACTTTCAAAGGTACAGTTTATGGCGCAACTTATAAGGACAACAACGGCAATGTCATGATGAACAGTAATCAGCAGTTTAAATCTGATTATCTTAGTTTGAATGGCATCAATGTCGGTAATGGTCAATTCGTTGTTGACTCCGCTGGCAATGTTTCTGTGAGCGGCAGCATTAAGATGGGTGCAGGATCGAGCATCAATTGGGCGCAAGTCACAGAACAGAATGCTACCATGAGTCTTGCTTATATTCAGGCAAATAATGCTTTCAACTATGCTGGTGTAGCATATGATGAAGCTGGTAATGCCTATGATCTGGCTCTTGATGCCTATGACGCTGCGGATTACGCCTATGATCTTGCGTATGAAAACCGTATTACCGATAAAAAGGTATTTGATGTATTAACTGGTGGCGGCACGAGATTTGGTATTTTTAGTGATTCATCATCCAGTAGACTTTATATCAATGCGAACTATATTCGTTCAGGTACAATTGACGCAGATATTGTTACTCTTGGTAGCGGTTGGGGCGGCTTTGCTTGTGCGAGCGGCAGTACGGGTATTAGTGTTACCTATGGTGCAAAGATGTATGGCTCTGACGAAGATTATTACTTTATCGCAACTAACGCTGGTGTTCGTATGCAAGCACCTGATAACGGTATTACGATTACGAACAATGTGATTTCCGCAAGCGAGGAAATTACGGTTAGTTCGGATCGAAGAATAAAAAATTCCATATCTTACGACATGGATAAATACAGTGGTTTCTTTATGTCTTTGAAGCCGAGTTTCTATCGGTTTAATAAGGGCAGCAGTCAAAGATTCCATATTGGTTTTATTGCTCAGGATGTTGAAGAAGCATTGTTGAATAACGGATTAAAAACCAGCGATTTTGCTGGCTTTGTTCGTTGCGCTGGCGCACATGATGTTCATGATCAATATCTGGATCAGTGTTATTTGAGATATGCCGATTTTATCTCTTTGAACACATATATGATTCAAAAGTTATATCGTGAAATTGAGCAATTGAAAGAAAAACTAAATCAATGTATGAAGGAGAATGACAATGGTTAAAAATGAGGTTCTGCAAAGAATTGATGCTGTTTGTAAGACTCTGGATGGCGGCATTACAGTAAGCGGCGCACAAAACGCTGGAAATCTTGCTGGATGTTTTGCTATCTTGCAGGAAACTTTGGCTATTTTGAGTAATTGCGAGATTACTGAAAAGAAGGAAACTGAATCTGACAGCAAGGCAGATTAAAATGTATAAGCGGAGGTGAGTGGATGGGTTTTATTGCTAAAAACTTTTCATTTAATCGCATCCCCTGTACTGAATTTGGATTGCGGATTTATGATATTGATGGAAATAAAAATGAAGCTGCTCCCTTTGCAAGTACAGGTAAATTGATGACTGATGTAATTCCGTCCACTGGACGGACTTTTTTATATGGTCGTTCTTTTGATGATCCTTTGGAATTTAAACTGGTTTTCGGTCTTGATCCGTTGATGCTCAAGATGGATGAACATTTAGATCGTTTTGAAATGGACGCAATCGCAAACTGGTTGACGGGTCACGACACATATAAATGGCTTGAAATTGAACAGCCAGATATGGAAACCATTCGCTATCACTGTATCATCAGTGAATTGGAACCTATTCAACTTTCTTGGTTGCCGTGGGCTTTCACTGCAAAAGTGGTATGTGATTCTCCTTATGGATACACCTTTCCACAAAAGTTCAGTTACTCTTGTGTGAATGAAACAGAAATCAAGTTAGTCAGTCGATCTACAATCAATAAACTGTATTATCCTAAGCTGGATATTACATTAAATGGCAGTAACACAATTTCGATTATTAATCAATCGTGCAATAATGCGGAGCTGCGTTTTGAAAACTTACCAAAGGATTATTTCTTGACAATTTCAGTGGATAATGAACTTGGGAAAATTGTTTCGTCTGATCCTACATATGCAAATATGTATCAGTATTGCAATTTTTCATGGTTGCCGTTGAAAAAAGGATTGAATAAACTGCTTGTCAAAGGCAGTTGTCTTTTGGATTTCAAATGCGAGTTTCCTGTGAACTTTGGAGGGTGATTGTTATGCGGCATGATGTTTATTCTCTGCCAGAAGTCATGTTTGTTGCAGGACAATCAAACACACTTCGTTGGCGGTTATTTACGGAACAGAATGTTCCTTTCAATGCAGAAGGTTGCACAGGCAATTTTGCTCTTGTGGACTATTCTGATAAATATAACGATGAACCATTGGTTTCAAAGTCTTTGTCATTTTTGATCGGTGATGATGCTACTGGCGCAAAGAATATTGCGACTGTTGATTTATTGCCAAATGACACTTTGGGACTGTATGGCAAATACATTTACCAAATCACGATCAAAGATATTGATGGCGAAGTTGAAATTCCCAATCAAGGTATTTTTAATATTTTCCACAATATCAATGAGAGTTTTTTGAAATAACAACAAATGCAAGAATTAAAGATTGGAGGATGAAAGCGTATGACTTCTACATACTTTTTAAACTGTATCATGGGCAATGTTTTCAAAACAAAGCTGAGTCCTACATTGCCTGAGAAAGTTTATCTTGGTTTGAGTTCTACTGCTCCGAGCGTTGATGGCACTGGCGTTACCGAGCCTTTGGATTCCGCTGGCTACTCTCGTGTTGAGTTGACCACTTTGGGCGAACCTGTTAATGGTGTGATCTCAAACAATTCTGATGTTTCTTTCCCTGAAAGTTCTGCAAGTTGGGGAACCATGACTCACTTCGTTTTGTACGATGATATTGTCGATGGCAACTTGCTTATGTTTGAGGCTTTGACACAATCTCGTAGCGTTGAAGCTGCAACAATTGTTACTGTCAAGAGCGGTGGCCTGAAACTGACTTTGGCAAACAAGGCTTAATACAAAATCAAAATAGAAAGTAGGTGAGAAAGTTGCAAACCTTTGATGTTTATTTAAAGAAACGACTCACCGAAATTGATGTTATTATTTCGCAATTAGTACAGAGAGATACATTTACGCTTTATAATTATCTCTATTTGCTCTGTTCATTGTCTGAATTAGAATTGCTGAAAACCATTACTGGCGAAGCGAGTATGGAATTGAATGCAAGAATTCTTTATTTAGAAGAACGAGTACATGAGTATATGAACAGTGAAATGTATCTGAGTGCGATGGCTGATTTTTCAAGCCAAGTAACAACTGGTGGTAGTACGGAAATGGTTTTATTCGCTGATGCAGTTGATGCAATCATGAAAGATTTAATCAGCAGTGAATCCGTTCTGGAAATTTCCGTAGACCCACTGGATTATTATATCGCTCATTCATTCGGCACAGTGGATTTCGATATGATGTTAGTTGCAGATCAGCTTGAGTTCTTGAAAGAAGGATTTGAAAAGTTCGATAGCAAAATGTACCTATTTGCAGAATCAGAATTTGCAAGCAGTAAAGTTGCAGAGCTGAATGATTTAGATATGGTGTTATATACCGATCCTATTGGATTGTTTTATTTGGCATCTGTATCTGGTCAAACAGAAATGTATTTGTCTGCTGATCCAATTGATGATTATCTGTTGGAAAAAATCTTGCATGATTTAGAGGTCATGACCTATTTATCTGCATCTATTGATTCTATTTTGCATTTAGAAAAATTCACTTCGAGCGAAAATGTTCTTCATGTATTTGCGAAAATGGCAGAAGTTTTGATTGGTATTATCTATCTATCCGAAAGCACGATGGTTTTATCATGTGAGGCAAGCACAAACATAAAGCGTTATCGTTTTGTTAGCGAGATGGATGATTTTACAGTATCCGAGTTTGACGATATGACTTTGCATGAACTTGATTTTATAACAATTGCATAAGCATAGCAGAACTTTAATAAGAAGGTGGTGATTAGATGGTAAGAAAACAAGGTGGATTGATCACTGGAATTCAGGCGAATGAAAATGTTGTGGAAAAGTGCTTGGCTGAGGTTCGCAGGGTTGAACCTGATTCTTTGGCTGATAAGCTGTTCCATATTACCATCAAAGCGGACGCTTATAAAAAGTTCACCATGAATGGTTTTACTTATACAACTGACGGCAACGGCAACTTTGCAAGTATCGCTATTGCTGGTCATACAACTCCCGAAATCACAGATTTGCGTTTTGAGAGCGATATTGATGAATGTGTCCTCTGCTTTATCTATTAAGGCGGTGAATGCGTATGTCAGGTGTAGTTGGTGGATTTTATTATGGCGTGTTCTATCCAAGTGATAGCCCTTTGTATGATCCAACTGGCAGCAGTGGCGAATATGTTGACGGCAATTGCTTTGCAACAGTTGGACAGCCTGAAAACTATCGTGGATTTCTTTACCAAACCGCTACATTATTAGCCGACAGTTATTTGTATGCTTAGTGAAAGGCGGTGATTGGATTGGATTTCATTTATGAACTGTTAAGAGCAGGAACGACACCAAGCGATTCTGACTCTGGTTCCGAAGTGGCTCGAAAGTTTAATGATAACTTCCAAAAAGTTCAAGAGAAATTTGCGGAGATTGATCAGTCATTAACTAAAGAGCGAGTCACCAGCCTCACTATCGGCGGCTTATCTCAACCAATTGACGAAAACGGTAATGTGGAAGTTCCCATTGCGGGGCTTTTGCAATTAGGTGTGATTAAGTCAAGTGAGGCTGAAAACAAAATTAAGGTTGATACCGATGGCACAGCGGAAGTTGCGTCATTGAATGTCAATAAATTAGTCCAAACCGAAGGTGAATACATGGTTTTGGACGGTAATCATTAATCTATTAAAAGAATATGGAGGTATTTATTATGGCTGAAAGAAATATTATGAATGTCCTGTATAAGCTGCGTGGCGATACCCTGAACAACTGGTCTACTAAGAACCCTGTTCTGGCAGAGCGTGAACCTGCTATCGTCATTATCCCTGCTGATTCTAACTCTGGTCTGAATGAGCCTGCTGTTCTGTTGAAGATCGGTGACGGTACTACTGCGTTTAACGATTTGGGTTATTTGTCTGCTATCGCTGGCGATGTTCCTGCATGGGCTAAGGAAGCTAACAAGCCTTCTTACGAAGCCAAGGAAATCACTGGCATTGATGCTTACATTGCTGCTTATGTTAATGAGCAGATGGGTATCTCTGTCGATACTGACACTCAGTACACTATCGTTCCTGTTGAGGACAACGCTTATCAGTACAAGTTAATGAGCAAGTCTAAGGCTGACGAGCAGTTTGCTACTGAGGTTGCTGTTATCGACATTCCTAAGTACGATGACACTGCTTTGGCTGGTCGTGTGAGTGGTCTGGAAGGTCTGGTTGGTAACACTGCTGTTTCCGCTCAGATTGCCGCCGCTATTGAGGCTTTGAAGCTGGCTGATACTTACGAGGCTAAGGGTGCCGCCGCCGCTGTTCAGGGCGCAACTACTTCTACTGTGAAGGATGTTGAGGATGTTCTGAATACTTATAAGACTGACAACGATGCCGCTGTTGCCGCTGCTAAGAAGGCTGGTGACGATGCTCAGGCTGATTTGGATGCTTATAAGACTACTAATGACGAAGCTGTTGCTGCCGCTAAGAAGTCTGGCGATGACGCAATGGCTGAGGCTCAGAAGAAGGTCGGTTCTGTTGCCGCTGGCGATAACTCTGTGACTGTTGCTGGCACTGATACCGCTCCTACTGTTGCCGCTAAGATTTCTCAGGATGCCGATAATGCTCTGGAATTGGCTGAGGATGGTTTGAAGGTCGTTATTCCCGCTGCCGCTGAGTACACTATCGAAAAGTCTGCCGACTCTGGTGAGTATGCTGCTGTCTACACTCTGATGAAGAATGGTGTTCAGGCTGGCGCAGCCATCAATATCCCCAAGGATATGGTTGTTGAGTCTGGTAGCGTTGTTGAGAACCCTGAAGGTCAGGCCGAGGGTACTTACATTAAGCTGGTTCTGCAAAATGTTGCCGAGCCTCTGTATATCAATGTTGGTAGCCTGATTGAGTATGTTACTTCTGGTTCTCAGACTGGTGACATGGTTGTAATCACTGTCAGCGATGATCATAAGGTGACTGCTACCATCACTGATGGTTCTATCACTCTGGCTAAGTTGGCAACTGAGATTCAGACTGCTATCGGTAAGGCTCACAGCCACGAGAACGCCGCTGTTCTGGCTGGCATTACTGAGCAGAAGATCGTTGATTGGGACGATGCTGTTGCTAAGGAGCATGAACACGCAAACAAGGATGTTCTGGATGGCATTGACGAAGCTAAGGTTGCTGGCTGGGATGCTGCCGAGCAGAACGCCAAGGATCATGCTGACGATCTGAACGAGGCAATGGGTACTCGTGTTAAGGCTCTGGAAGATGTTGGTGCTACTAAGGTTGAGGCTTCCGAAACTAACGGTAACATCAAGATCAACGGTACTGAAACTCCTGTTTATGTTCTGCCCGCTTCTGTTTTGGATGCTGGTGACACCTTCATCTTTGATGGTGGCAACGCCTAATTTCACAATAGAATCGGTGGAGCATTACTAATATTGGGGGGAGGCAATAGCCTCTCCCTTTTTTATTAATGGAAATGGTCTACCGATGTATTGTCGATGGATTTTTCTAAAAGAAAGAGAGTGTGATATAGAATGGCTGAACATAGAATTAACGCTTCCTTTCAACAAAGGCGTGACACAGCCGCCAATTGGGAAAGTAAAAATCCAGTCCTGTTGGATGGTGAAATGATTACAGTAATTACAAATGCGGGTGCAGTTAGACACAAAACTGGTGATGGTACTAAGACTTATACTCAGTTACCTTTCGATGATGAACCATTGTATAACGCACTCGCTGGAAAATGTGATGCAAGTAATGCAGTCGAGGTCACTTTGTTGGCAAGTGCATGGAGCAGTGGACAACAAACAATTTCAGTTAATGGATTGAAAGCAAATCAGAACGGCATCGCATCTTTGCCGCAGAATTATTCAGTTGCAGTTTATGAAGCTGTTGTTGCCGCACAGCTTTTTGCATCTGCACAAGGGGACGGAACATTAACTTTCTCTTGCAATGGCGATGTGCCTCAGATTGATATTCCGATTCTTGTAATTCTGCTTGGTTGAAAGGATGGTGTTTCGTTTTGAGTCAGACTGAAAAATATGGTTTATATGTAACCGAATCAACAGATGATCCAAAATTTTTGGAATTAAGACAACAGTTGTGCGGCAATGAAAATAGCAACATGACAAAAATCGAAGCTGCTTTAAATACCAAGGCAGATAACAGCACTTCGATCACAGGTGTTCTTTTAGCCTCTGCTTGGGCTGGTGTTGACAGTCCATTTACACAAGAACTGGCAGTCGAAGGACTTGGCGCAGCTCAAAACGGAACAATTTCCGTTTCTCATGACGCAACAATTACTCAAAGAGAGTCGGCAAGAAATGCTCTCTTATCCATCATTGGACAAAAAGATGGAGTATTGACGATTTCAGCAGATGGTGAAATGCCAGAAGTTGATATTCCAGTTGTTGTGATTCTTTTAGGTTAAAGGAGGTTAAGTTATGCCTATTATTTCTAATTTCCCTACTGGCGGTGGCAGTAGCGGTGGCGGCGGTCTTGCTTTGGGCGCAGTAAGTGGTATCACTACTGTCGTTTCTCATGGCAAGGCTTATTTTAAGTGGACTGATCCTGATGATCTGGTAGTTGCTGAATCTACTTTGGCAGCTTTTGCAGGAACAATCTTAGTCCGTAAAGCTGGTTCTGCTCCTGTTAGCCGCAGAGATGGTACTGTCGTTGTTGACAGTAAAACAAGAAACGCTTATCAGAACACTTATTTTTGCGATAGTGGTTTGACAGATGGCGTTACTTATTACTATAAGTTCTTTACTTATACTACGCAGAATGTTTACACAGATTTGGAAGAAAATCTGGTTGAAATCACTCCTGTTGCTGTTGCTCCTGCAAATGTTTCTGGCATGAGTGTGGCGGCTGCTGGTAATGGTAAGGTTACGCTGAAATGGACTGATCCCGATAACACAACTCAAGACGGTATTACTACTGTTGCTTGGGGCGGTTCTAAAGTTATCTACAAGAAAGGCAGCAAGCCTACCAGCGAGAGTGATGGTACTCTGGTGCTGAATTCTACAACTAAGAATGCGTATAAGTCTACTGGCTTGACAATTTCTGGTTTGGAAAACGGCGCAACTTATTATTTTGCCGTGTTCCCTTACGGTACAGACGCTTATGGCGGTGCAGTAAATACAAACGCAAGTAATGTAATAAGTGGAGTTCCTAATCGTTTGACGATTGCGAATATTCCAAGTCAGAGTGGTTCTTTGACTTACACTGGTTCTGCGCAAACTCCTTCTTGGAGTAACTATGACAGTTCTAAAATGACTTTGAGCGTTACCGCTCAGACCAATGCTGGCACATATTCTGCATCCTTTACTCCAAAGGATGATTATATGTGGTCTGATGGAACTACCGCCGCTAAGAATGTCAACTGGACAATCGGCAAAGCGGCTGGCTCTCTGAGTTTGAGCAAATCCAGCATTACGCTGAATAGCACTACAAAGAGTGCGACATTTACCGTTACTCGTGCTGGTGATGGTAAGATCACTGTTGAATCCAGCGACACGAGTGTTGCAACTGTAAGTTTGAGTGGCACTACGGTTACTGTCAGCAGCGTGAACGACAAGACTGGTACAGCAACAATTACTGTTAAGGTGGCGGCTGGTACAAACCATACTGCTCCTTCCAATAAGACTTGCGCTGTTAGTTGTGAATTCCTCCCTGCTGTTGGTACGGCATTGAACGATATTAGTTGGGCAGACATTAAGCGTATTTCTGATGCTGGTCTGGCTTCCAGCTATTTCTCTGTTGGTGATCGTAAAGCAGTTGCTTTGAGCGGTACTGTTGGTAGTTTGTCACTGAGCGGCACTTATTACTGCTACATTATCGGTATTGATCATAACAGTGGTAAGGAAGGCACAAACCGTATTCACTTCCAGTTTGGTTACTCTGCCGCAAGCGGTGGTGTCCATCTGGCGTTTATTGATAGTGGTTACAACTCTCAGAAAACTTCTGGTGCTTGGTTCAACATGAACAATGCCAATAGTAACTCTGGCGGCTGGAAGAGTAGTTTGATGAAAACTGTTATCTGTCCTGCTTTCAAGAGTGTTATGCCTTCTGATCTGCAAGCTGTTTTGAAAGCTACAACCAAGTATTCTGACAATACTGGCGGCGGCTCTGATACTGCATCTTATGTTACTGCAACATCTGAGGAAGTATTCTTGCTTGCAGAGTTTGAGGTCTTTGGTGCAAGAAGCTATGCGAATAGTGCCGAAAAGAACTATCAGGCTCAGTATGCTTGGTATTCCGCTGGCAACTCCAAGGTGAGATACAGACATAGTGCTACAAGTTCAACTGCGAGCTGGTGGTTGCGCTCTGTTGTTGCGGACGCCTCGAACTACTTCTGCGTTGTCCACACTTCGGGGAGTGCGGGCACCTACGACGCTTACTATTCGCGTGGGTTCGCCCCGGCCTTCTGCGTGTAAGCTACTCTGTTCATCCTCAGCATCTCCATTCAAGGCGCAAGCCGAGAATGGGGTGCGAGGATGGACTTTCTCGCAACTTATGAGATAATTATCAAAAATGTTCTTGACATTTAGATTATTATCTGCTATCCTTATGTCGGAATGAGAATATTTTCTAATTATTAATGTTCTTCGGAGCAAATAATCTATCATATTAGGAGGTCTGTAAATGTCGGTTTATGCTTCTAAACGAAGTGAATCAAAAGTTGAATTTCTGCGTGTGGCACAGCAGCTTGCCGTCTACACATTAAAGCAGACCAAGAAATTCCCAAAATCGTACAGGTTTAATCTGACCAATGATATTGTACGCTTATCAATGGAGATTCATGAGAATGTATTAAGAGCAAATTCTATTTATATCCATAAGGGTATGACTAATGACGAATTTCGACTTCGAGAGATTTACTTTTCAAAAGCAAAATCTGCAATATTTGCTCTGAGCAGTTTGCTAACGATTACATTTTCTCTGGTATTAGAGGGCAACAATTTTCTTGGCGATAAGAAATCTGCATCGAATGTCTTTAAGGAATGGGCAAGACTTTTGAACTATGAAGCTGCACTATTGAAAGGCGTGGTGGATTCAGACAGAAAAAGATATAAATCCTATCAGAGAAACGGCAAAGTAAAAGATGCAAAAGAAGAAATTGCTGATGCCGTAGAAAATGAAATTGTTTTGCCTGAAGAAACATTTGATTTGGTAGAATCGGAGGATTGATCTCCGTTTTTATAGGTTACATCCTGATAAAGACCCTGCGAACTGGTGGTTGCGCTCTGTTAATGCGGACAACTCGAACAACTTCTGCAATGTCAACACTTCGGGGAGTGCGAACAACAACAACGCTAACAATTCGAATGGGTTCGCCCCGGATTCTTGATACTGTTTGTGGTGCATCAAAAAATGATTATAGTACACAAACTTGGATTGGACTTAGTAGCGAAAGCGAAAACAATATCCGTTAATCAGAAGGAGGATGTAATCCTTGGTTCCTGCCGTTTGGCATACCTTAAATACCTTGCAGTATCAGTTGAAAGGTATGGTACTGCTTTATCTGATACGGGCATCTGGACGCTGCTTGCATGGTCTGATGACTTTTCTGATTTAGTCAGATTTCATAGATGTACCGTTAAGTAACTTAGGAAATCAGGATCGGAAGCTGACCACCAAATAGGATTGATGCGTATGCCTGTTTGACCAGTGGATGATAAAGTTATACAGAAAGGAACCTTTTATTTATTATGACGAGCGAAGAAAGAAAGCAGAAAAGGTACGAAAACAGACAGAAGAAAAGAAAACAGAAAGCAGAGGAAATCTGCGGCAAGACTTTTGAGGATGTGTTTACCTATGAAAATATGGTAGACGCATCCAAGTCTTGTTGTACTGGCGTAAGATGGAAAACCTCTACAATCAATTTTGAAACGATGCTCTTGACTCAGGCTGATACTTTGCAGGAACGCATCTTAAATGACGAATATCGGTTTCAGGGCTTTAAGCATTTCAAAACCATAGAACATGGTAAAGAACGAGATATTAATGCTTTGGATATTCATGATCGAACAATACAGAAATGTTATTGTGACGCATTGATGACAGAGGCTTATTCCAGAAGTTTCATTTATGATAACAGTGCAAGTTTACCGGGTAAAGGTATGGACTTGACTTTGGAGCGGCTTAAACAACATTTGATCCATCATTACCATAAATATGGTCTTGAGGGTGGAATCTATCAATTTGACTTTCACGGTTATTTTGCATCCATTCCTCATGAGGGAGCCAAAGAGCGATTATGTAAGCATATTCATGACAAGAAATTGCAGGAAATAGGCTGTCAGTTGATTGACGATTTCATTACGCTTGGAGGCGTGGAACAAGATGTAGACAATCCACACGGCGTTGGATTGGGCAGTCAGGTATCTCAGAATATTGCGTTAGATTACGCAAGTCCGATTGACCATTACATAAAAGATGTTTGCCGCATTAAGGGTTATGCCAGATATATGGATGACGGTTATGTGATCAGTAATTCTTTAAAGCAATTAGAGGAAATTCGTGATTATCTTATTGAGTATGCGAAATCCCTTGGATTGGAATTAAATGAAAAGAAGAATGTCATTACACCGTTTGCCAATCATAGTTTTCGTTTTCTTAAAATGCGTATTCGATTAGAGCCATCAGGTAAAGTTGTGATGAAACTTAGTCGCAACAGTATTAAGGCTATTCGGCGCAAATTACAGATATTCAGGTTATGGGTTGATGAAGGAAAATTCTCAGCAGAAGATGCTTTTACATCTTATCAGTCTTGGCGTTCTCATGCGCAACGGTGTGACAGTTATCAGACACTTCATGCTATGGATATTTATTTCGTTAAGTTGTTCCAAAAGGAACTGGCAGAAAGAAATAATAAATTCAAATGCACATTGGATGCTAAATGGGATTATGAGGTTGGATGGATTTATTTCACCAGCATAAAAGAGTATAAGGCTGTTCTTGCGGAATTGGATCGTACACGATATGAGCGGTATATGAACGGCTTCGTGCCGCTTTGTGATCGTTGGGAATGGCGTATGCAACAGAGAAGTAAAAGTGCAGAGGCTTTTGCTATATTACGAGAGCTGCGTGAGAATTTTTATCTGCCTGTTGAATTGAATAACTAATCTGCTTTTAAATCTTATCTATGTAAGGAGAGTTAATTTCATGAAATATTTCAATCAGTATGTTGTAACAAAGAGAATTAAGAAAAAGACTCTTTGTGGAGATTTGAACCTTCCGTTTGGAACGAGTTGTTTTGCGAAAGACGGAGTAATTTATTGTGACAAGGGAATGATTTGCGGCGTTACAAGCCAAGACGCTTATGATTTCTTTACGCAGAACGATGACGGTTTTGCCGAGTTGCGCAGGAAACTCATTGATAGCATTTTTGATGCTCTTAACCGATCCAAACAAAGTATTGAATCTTACAATGCAAAATGGGATAAGGTTTGGAATGATTCGACTTGTTTGAAATATAAGCGAGAAGAGTACGATGATCATTGGTTGTGGAACTATGACTTCTACAACGCAGAAATTGATGTGCTTCAGCATATCGCAAAATTAGTTGACGCAAAGGAGGTCGTATAAATGTATCGAATTATTAAGATTGATGGTACGGAATTGGGTATTACCGATTCTGTGAATTATATCAAGATTGGTGAAAGTGGTTCTTTCACTATCGCAACAGAGGAAGATGCCATTGGTGTTGCTTTTGACAGCGTTGCCTATAATTTGGCTGAACATAATGAAATTGAGGGTGCTGAAACAGTCGTTGTTTCTAAGGTCGATGGTGGCAAAATCATTCAGGAAACAGCGTCTTATGCTGAATTGGCTACCGCTATTCGTGAAGGAGTGAATGAAGTATGACAGATAAGGAATTTACTTTAGATACTATGCGCAGATACGGCAGACAGAGAGCATTGGATGTTCAGACTGAAAGTGCTACTATGACTAATACCGAACTGAATGCACAGGATGATTACATTCCTGATTTTTTGGCAGCTAAAGAGAAAATGAATATGCTTGAGCGTCATGCTGGTCTGACAGATGGTTTTGTTTGTAAGTCCAGTGAAGGTCGTGTTGTTCGCTTGCTTCAGAATTACGATTCTGATGTGTTTACTGGCGAACCTGAAACACTTCCTGCTCAGTGGGGCTTTGTGTGGAGCCAAGACCCAGCAAAGGCAAAACCTTTCATTGCTTTATCTACATCTCCATATATGACAGGAGATTGTTGCAGTGTTGAGGTTGTCGATGATGAAGAAAACACTGTAATTCAAGTTTATCGTTCTAAAGGCGATAATAATGTTCATTCTCCATTAAACTGGCCTGATGGTTGGGAATTAGTTGAATAAGAAAAAAGTAATGGGTTGCTCGATTTTGAGCAGCCCATTCTCTTTATTTTGGAGGTGAGATTTTGATGACAAACGAACAGTTGATTTGGAATTATTTCAAATCTCACGGATTGAATGATTTTGGTACAGCGGGGCTTATGGGCAATCTTTATGCCGAATCTGGTTTAAATCCAAAAAATCTTCAACAGACTTATGAGCGGAAACTTGGATACAGCGATGATTCATATACAGATGCAGTAGATCATGGCATTTATACGAATTTCGTAAAAGATTCTGCTGGTTATGGAATTGCACAATGGACTTTTTGGAGCCGTAAACAGGCTCTTTTTTCATTTGCGAAAAGCAGAGAAAAGTCTATTGGCGATTTGAATATGCAACTCGATTTCTTAATGAAAGAATTACGAGAAGGATATATTGGCGTTTTGAATACTTTGTGCAATGCCACATCTGTTCTTGAGGCATCAAATGAAGTTCTATTTCGTTTTGAACGCCCAGCAAATCAAGATGAAAGTGTTCAAGCAAAGCGATGTGCATTTGGTCAGAGATATTATGACCTGTTTGCAAATCGGCAAAATGAATACAGTTTTGATTTTGCAGAATTGTTCGCAGAATTGCGTAAAGCATTGCAAAACAATAAATGTAGCGAATATAGTCTTGCAGCAAGAAATTGGGCTATTTCTAATGGTTTGATTGTTGGTAATGGAACACTTGAAAATGGTGAGCCTAATTATATGTGGCAGGATTTTACCACGAGAGAGCAAATGGTGACTGTACTTCATCGTTTTGTTCAAATGTAAATTGCAGAAAGAATGAGGTAGCAGAATGAATATTGAAAAAATTGTTGCACGAAACGGTTATCTCGTAGATGCAGATACAGGTGAGAAAGTATTGTTCTATGAGTGTGATCCGCAAAAGAACACGGAATGCGATAAATCTCTTTGTCGAGCAAATCTTGCTGAGGATGACGGGGATTTTGGTTTTTGTGCAAAGACGATTAATCCAGCATTTCGTAAAGACGGAGGCAGATCATTTTATGCTGTCCTGAAAGAAGATACCTATTGGGGTAGAGAATATGTTGATTAATCCCACAGCGAAAGGAGAACGCAAATGACAGTAAGTGAATGTATTGCTTGGGTTGAATCCCATATGGAAGTCAAATACGCAACAGCTAACGGTGCGTATCAGGCTGGCAGAAAGATCAATCCGCAAGGATGTGTCAATCATTCTGTCGGCTGCGCACAACCTTCTGTTGATGTATTTTTCAATATCATGAATAAATCATCTGCTGGTTGGGGTGTTAATGCACTCCTTGGCGATTTCCATAAAGGAGATGGACGAATTCTGGTCGTTCTTCCTTTGGATGCTCGTCCTTGGGGTTGTGGCTCTGGCAGTAAAGGTTCTTGGAATAATACAAAAGTTCAATGGGAAGTTTGTGAACCAGCAGGACATACATATGCTGGCGGTACAATGATTGCCTATGATGTTGCCAAAAACCAAGTCTATTTTGATCGTATGTGGAAGATGCTTGTGGCATGGAATGTGTATTTGGTTAAGAAATTTGGTTATGACATTAACGGAATTTCTGATCATGCAGAAAGCTATCGTGCAGGATATGGGTCTAACCACTCAGATATGGGACAATGGTTGCCTAAACATGGTAAGAGCATGGCAGCTCTGCGACAGGAAGTTGAAGCTATTTTAAATGGCGATTCTATTGCAGAAACGGAGGATGATTTTATGGCAGATGTAAAGAAATTTGAAGAGGCTTGGCTGGAATACAGAAAGACTCTTCAGGACAATGATGCTGGTGCATATAGTCAGGATGCTCGAAATTGGGCTACAAGTTCTGGTCTGATTGCTGGTAATGGTACGGAGATCAACGGTGAACCTAACTGTATGTGGCAGGATATGCTTACTCGTGAGCAATTTGTTACTGTGCTTTATAGATTTGCTCAGATGATGGGTAAAGCATAACTCACTTATAGGGGGTGACGCAGATGACTCGTTCAAGCCGAAAAGGACGGAGGTTACAGAAAAAGCAAAGTCTGTTGACTAAAATCTTGAATGCGATTATGAAGCATCTTGCCTCCTTGGGATTTACAAATCGCTTGGCGATTTACATCTTATTGTTTTTGGCTGCTGGCTTGGCTGGCGGCTTTTATCTTGCTCTTAGGAGTATTATCACTGGTTATACAGGTGCATTAATGTGCTGGACAGTTGTTTTTACTCCTATTGGTACGGCTTGCAGTATTGTACTTAGCAAGATCGTTCATAAGAGCGAGGTTGAAAATTCAAGTGCCGATGGAGAAGGCATTAAATATGCAACTGCCAAAGCAAATAACTTTGGTGCTGCTGAAGATATAAACAGTCCAGCAATTTAATGAAAGGAGGGGTGTAGCATGGATATGGAACTTATTAAATTAATCGTTTCTGCCTTGCCCGGTATCGCAGCCATCATCACTTTGATTTATCAGTTGGTGAAATATGTTCGTCAATCTATTAAGGAAAAGAGATGGGCTGAATTAATCAGTTTGGTAATGGGATACATGGAACGAGCAGAAACAATGTTTGAAAGTGGCGCAGACAGAAAAGAGTGGGTCATGGCAATGGTCAAAGCATCTCTTTTCACTCTGCAACTTCATCACCTCCTTCAGTTAAATAGTGGAACATATTCGTACTCCGCCGTATCGGACAACAAATCATGTTCAAGCATTTGGGCAAAATAATTACCGTAAGAAACAGAGGTGTATCTGTCCTTACGATCATTGTTGTTCATAATTTTGATCAACCCAGTCTGATCGCCTCGCTCATATTCAAGATTGATCATCTCATTGATTAAAGCAACCGTTTCTATATAGGGTCTTTCAAAGAATAGCTGCGCTTCAACATCAGCAGTCGCATATTCTGGGATAAAATTAGAAATCTCATCAACCGCCTCAGTATTGCTGATCAGCAAGTCGATCATCCCAGAATTCAGAGCATTACGCATGGACTCAGCAATATTGCTGTTCGTTTCGAGTTGTGCCTTAATGACATATACATTCTCTTCAGCGCCGGCAATCTGAATTCTGTTCGCAACCTTTTCGTCGTTCATACATTTCCACGGTTTGTATTCAATGTTTCTCTCTTCATCAAACAAAACCTTTGCGAGCATGTCATAAACGGAAATACCGGCGTTACGTCCGTCGAGAACGCAATAGTCGGCGTTAAAATCCGTATACAATTGTTTGATGCGGATAGCCTGCTTAGTGGTCTCCCCTCCATGAACAGACTCCATATAGACAACCTGACGGCGATATCCTCTTTTAACCGTAATATGCTCGCCGGCTGTGTCCATCACCTTATGCTCCTGGCTTTCTGGCAAAAGTCTGATGCAGGAGAAGATAGAGTTATCCGTATCGTTTCCGCCCTCCATTGCAATATCACAAGACAATACTCTGATTTCCCCCACCTGTTTTGGAATATCGTATTTGTTCTTTTGCTTCAAAAGAGCTTCATCATTTCTGCGCGGATAAAACGCCCGCTTTAGTCTTCTGTTTCGGTTCAACTGATCATAGTTAAAGAAAGACCTGGCATTTTCCGCAATCATCTGGTTCTCGTACTCAATCGCCCAGGACATCGGATCGAGTTTCTTTCGCTCTTTAATTAGGAAGTTCCTGGTTTTAATGTTGTGTTTCAAAGCAATGCTGTAGTCCATCGCAATAACACACGATGTACCACCAGACAGCATATCCTTTGTAAATGTCTGAATTAGATTCCACATCCAGTGGTTCTGATACCATGCGGAGCTGATATACACTTCCTTAGGCTCTTCCTGCATCCCGGCATACTCTTCTTGCTTCAAATAGTCTGCTTGCCGAACAAATAGGAACGGAGAAAGAACACTGTCAATGATATTCTTCGCAATCATACGGAACTCTTCGTAGATCATAACGGTCGCACGATAACCACGAGCGTTCTCATTAGCGGCAACAACTACAATAGAACTTCCGTTCTTAAAAATAACCTCAATCTCATTCTGGTTGTCCTTAAAACTGTCTATCTCCGCTTCAAGCAGCGGCGACTTTGGCAAAAGCTCCTTTTTTATCTTTTCTGACACGATGAGTCTCGCCTGTTTCTTGGTAGCCGATGCCACAACGATCCTTGCCCCAGGCCGTAGGATTGCCTCTTTACAGGCGAACACGGCAATAAGGAAAGACTTTGCTGCGGAACGGGCGGCTACAATGCAGAAGCTTGGAAAATACTCCATCAGATAAAGAATGATATGCTGATATAGATGAAGAACAATCCCAAAGTAGTGCTCTACAAACCTCGATGGGTTTCTCCTATAAAAAGTGAGCCACAAAAGTACACGCTGAACATTTTCTACTTTGTGCAAATAGTGCGTAGACGGGAAATGTTCGTGCAAATGCTTTTGCCGCTCATCCATTAAAACATCATAGTTCATCACATCATTCCTCCTGGGAAAGCTTGTATTCCTTATCAAGCTCTTTTGATCCGGTCAGGAGGTTTTTCAGAGGTCTAAAAATAAAGCGAGAACAATAACTTCCTATATCATCAAAGTCCTTAAACAACTTTTTGTCCTTGTAGAATTCCGCCGGGGTATACTTTTCAATATCCCTTGCCCATAGGCCAAGAGGATTCAACTGGACGGACTCTTCCTTCTTCTGCCGGCGATCCTCCAGCTCAGTCGTCGCCGCATTGATATATTCTTTGTATGTCTTCGCCAATGCGCCAATTCCAGAATCTCCGTTCTGCACGGACTTCTGCAACTGCAATTTCAAATAGCAAAGACTCTTATAAAGCTCGTCCTGGCGCTTATCCTCAGGTTCACCGTATTTTTTCACCCAATCGTCATACTCATATTGCAGCGTTTCATAATCCTGATCACTGAATCCAAGACCGAACAATTGGATGGTCTCAATCGGAGTCATAATTTTGGGATTATCTTTTACCGCTTGAATTGTCTCTGCGTTTTCGACTTTATTTGCTCTGCGGTAAAGAATTGTATCTGCATAAGACGCTCCCTTTGTCTGCGCCAAATTCAACTTGGAAAAATATTGGCTTACCTTACTTCTGTTTGGAGACGGGTGCTTTTTGGCATTTGCCCATGCTCCTTCATCAAAGCAGGTGTTAATCGTCGCGCACAAAAGCTCCATCGCTTTATCCTGGTCTCCGTCAAACACCTCATCACGATAGTATTCAAAGGATTTATCCAGGCACCTTCTGCAAATCGTAAGATAACCGCCATTACCTGCATAATAAGGAGACGGGGTGACATTAAAATTATCCTTCTGTCGCATATATCCCTTACCACATGCGCTGCAATGATACGGGTATTTGTCGTCGTTCTCCAAATTCATTCGTTCAGGGCGCTGCGTTTTTGCTGCGGCTCCCTTTTTCAAATCATTTGCCACTCCATTTCCTCCTTTCGGCAATAATAAAAAAGCGACACACAAAAAGTGTGTCGTAGAATGGTGCGCTCAGCGGGACTCGAACCCACGACTCGCTGCTTAAAAGGCAGCTACTCTACCAACTGAGTTATGAGCGCATATTAAGTTTACCCGGTTTGCACGGTTGCCCCACTTATTTAACGCCAGTTGGTGACTCCCTTTAGGCACAAGACATGCGCACACGGCAATGTGCTTTTATGTAGCCATAGATAAAATTGCTGTTCATGTCTTTTTTATTATGGTGGAACGAGATGGTAACGATCCATCATCCTGCGGTTTTTCAGACCGCCGCTCAGACCTCGTAAGCTATCGTTCCATATAAGAGGGAAATCACCATACGATTTCCCTGGCTCCAATATACAACATGGTATATGGAGTATGGCGGCGGAAGTAGGACTCGAACCCACGGGAGTAGTTAGCTCACATCAGTTTTCAAGACTGCGCCGTTATGACCACTTCGGTATTCCGCCGTATGTTAAGAAGCTCTACGATACACCCTCGCAGAATTCTTATTTCTGGATTTATATGTAGGAAGCTGACTATCGCAATTAGGGCAAATCAGTCTCAAATTATTTCTAAAATTATTTGATGCGTCCCCGTCTATATGGTCTAAAATAAAATTCAAACGCTCTCCATTCCAAAAATTATCTATACCACATATAGCACATCTACCATTCTGATCGTCCAGAATATATTGTCTGATACACCCTCTTAATGTTGTTGATACACCTATGTTTGCATCTCCTATTTTAAGCCATCTTTCTATCTTTTCTCTTTTTCTTTTGGCTCTAAGGCAATCGATACAATATCCAGATGTGTTTTCTCTGCAAATTTTACACCCACAATTCACACAATATCTTTCTATACCTAATCCTCCATAATCTCAATTGGTAGGGGAGGTGGGAGTCGAACCCACTCAGCTCGAAAGCAACAGTTTTACAGACTGCCCCAGCTCTCCGACTCTGGCGCTCCCCTATGTGTTAGCGCCGAACACCCTATTAAATCGCTTTCATTATGCGGGGCTTCTATTGTTTATTTGCCGGTAGAATTTTAGCCATTAACCGTGGCGCATGGTGCCGGTAGTAGGAGTCGAACCTGCAACCTGCCGCTTATCTGGCGCTACGGGGCATAAATCCGCTGCTCTGCCAATTGAGCTATACCGGCATGGAAAGCCATAACAAGACACAATAGAGAAAGGGAGGTAGAAAGAAAGGAGATGGTTTGAAAGAAAACTTAAAACATAGATATTGCTGTATGTGTCTTTATTGGCAGGGGCTGAAGGACTCGAACCCTCATCAACGGTTTTGGAGACCGTCATGCTACCATTGCACCAAACCCCTATATTGGCGACTCCAACGGGACTCGAACCCGTGACCTCCGGCGTGACAGGCCGGCGTTCTACTCTTCTGAACTATGGAGCCATACTGGTGCCGTCAATGGGACTTGAACCCATACGAGATTGCTCCCACCAGCCCCTCAAGCTGGCGTGTCTGCCATTCCACCATAACGGCATTCATTACTTGTCCCATGGGATTTTATCGTATAGATCATACGGGGAGTCACCCGTGGCAATCTTCTCAAATCCGCCAGGAACGATCTTCCATAGTGTATGTTTTTTCTTTTCGTTGTTCTGGCTTATCTGAAATTCCTGCCCGCATTTTGTCGTACAGTGTACGCCCAATCCGTTTTCTGAGGACGGAATTTTTCGTACTAATCTCTGTTTACTTCCTGCGTTTTCTGTCAAAGATTTTCTTGGCACAAATATCTCCCTTTCTTCATGGTGATGCCGGCGGGGATTGAACCCGCAAACTCCGGCTTGAAAGGCCGGCAACTCTACCAATTCGTCCACGGCACCATTTGGTACTCCCAACGGGACTCGAACCCGTATTACCGGCTTGAGAGGCCAGCCTCCTATTCCAGTTAGAGGATGGGAGCATTTTTGCACAAAACCGAACCAACATCTTATGATAGTTGGCTGGGGTAGCTGGACTCGAACCAGCGAATGCGGGAGTCAAAGTCCCGTGCCTTACCACTTGGCGATACCCCAATATTTTCTTATCAGATGTTGCATTCTGTATCAAAGTATGGTATAAATGTAATAACCAAATCGATTGGAGGCAATGTATTATGGCCGAAGAAAAAGCAAAACGCGCTCGCCGCACTGTGGAAGACAAAATCGCAGAAATTGACGCAAAGATCGCAACTCTCGAAGCAAAGAAACAAGAACTTCTTCGACCCGCTAAGATGAAAAAGATTATCGAAGAAGCTTCCGCCAACATGACTCCAGAAGAAATGGCTGAAAAACTTGGCATTAAGCTTTGACCCTCTCGCCCCGCCGAAAGGCGGGGTTTTACTTTTACCGTGCCTGCACTCCCGATTCTCCAAACAGGATCTCTCGCTGACCAGGCCATACCATCCAGTCCTTTGTGGCAGAGACAAACGAGCGTAGTTATTTTATTGATCGTGCTTTTACTACCACACGGATGGTACGCCAGAGAGGAATCGAACCCCCAGCCTTAGGATTAGAAGTCCTATGCTCTATCCGGTTGAGCTACTGGCGCATATGGAGATACCGATAGGACTCGAACCTATGATCCTGGGGTTGCAGCCCAGTGCCTTACCACTTGGCTACGGTATCATAGTTGGTGCTGGCGGTGGGACTTGAACCCACACGGTATCGCTACCAGCGGATTTTGAGTCGGCCCAAGTGAGAAGAACTTGGTGGATTTTTTAGGAATTTCAAGGAACTTATTTCCTGCCCTTTTTTAGTGAAAAAGCACCTATCCACGATACAATTTTTGATTTTCGGACGTACTTACGATTGGAAATCTGGCAGACCAACGTAGTTGAGAAATCATTCTCGCTTTGTGGACAATCTTTCAAAAATGGCAGACTAAAAACCACCGCATTCGGAAAGTAGAGGCACATAAAAAACGGCAGTACCCAATAGCGGACATTTTTCTACTATCTAACGGTTTGGCGACCCGCTATTATTCAAAAACTGTCATTCTGCCACTTTGTTACACTTGTCAAAACTATCCAAGGGGAAACTGTATCTTTTTATAGGAATGGGCTGCGGCGCGTTCCTCTCCCCCACACCCCCTCTCCAGCTGGCTGAAGAAACAGCCAGCTGAAAAAGAGAATATCGTTTCTTACAAGCATCTTACCTGTTCGCAGATGAGGTGCTTTTTTTATTACAATCTTGGAGGTCATCATGGGCAAATATCAAAAAAATATTGAGGCTGCACGGCGCATCAGCGTCATGCAGTACCTTGAAACCTACCATCCCGGCGAGCTTGTCCGCAAAACAGACAAGGAGTATTGCACCAAGACGCACAGCAGCCTTGTTATCACGCCCGCAAATGGGCTGTTTCACTGGTTTTCGCAGAGCAAGGGTGGCAACAATGCACTCGACTATCTGGTAAAGGTTGAGGGCATGGACTTTGTCTCGGCGGTACGGTTGTTGAGTGCAATGGCTCCCGCGCCTGTTTCTATTCAGACAGCTAAGGCTTCTTCTCCCCAGCAGCACACGACCCGCCCGTTTGAGTTACCCACCGCAGATCGAAACACCGAAGCTGCAACGGCCTATCTGATGCACCGCGGCGTTAGCCCGAAAGTCCTGCGCTACTGTGTGGGTAGTGGAATCCTATACCAAACTACGCGCGGCAACTACCGCAACTGCGTTTTTGTGGGCAAAGATGAAAACGGCGTACCGCGCTCTGCTTTTCAGCGCGGCTGTCAAGGCAGCTTTCGCGGAGATGTCGCGGGCAGCCAAAAACAGTATGGCTTTCTGATTCCCGCCGAATCAGAAAACTGCGATACCGTGGAAATCTACGAAGCCCCCATTGATGCCATGTCCGGCGCAACGCTGCGGCAGTACAAACACGATTCCCCGTGGCGCAGCGTCCACTACTTGGCGCTGGGCGGGTTGAACCATCAGCCGATTGACTACTTTTTGCAGCAGCATCCCGAAGTAAAGCGCGTGTCGCTTTGCTTTGACCGTGACGACCCCGGACGAAACTTCACAAAAATTGTTGCGAAACAGCTTGCAGAACGCGGATATATCGTACAGGACGCGCCCCCGGCCATAGGCAAGGATTATAACGACTATCTGCTGGCGGCTCGTAGACTTATCAGCATGGAACGGTAAAGGAGCAGAACATGAAAACTATTGCAGTTGCAAACCAAAAAGGCGGTGTGGGCAAAACAACCACCACAGTAAACCTCGGCACAGCACTTGCGGCTATGGGCTACAAGGTGCTGTTGGTGGACGCCGACCCACAGGGCGATTTGAGCAGCTATCTCGGCTATGAGGGCACCGAAAACGGCGCAACAATCAGCGACCTAATGGAATCTGTTATCAAGGACGAAAAGCCGCCAGAAGTGGCAATTCACCATGAAGAAAAGGTGGATTTCATTCCTTCCGACATTGGTCTGTCCGATATGGAAGTGAGCCTTGTAAACGTTATGGCGCACGAGAAAATCATGGAACAGGCACTGGAGCCGTTTAAGGATAAATACGACTACTGCTTGATCGACTGTATGCCCTCGCTAGGCATCATCACCGTAGCATCGCTTGTTGCGGCTGACAGGGTGTTGATTCCTGTGCAGGCACAGCATTTCGCCCTCAAAGGTCTGGTGTCCCTGTTCAAATCCGTCAACCAAGTAAAGCGCCGTATCAATCCCCGGCTGGATATTGACGGCATTGTGCTGACGATGGTAGATAAGCGTACAAATTTGTCCAAGGATGTATGTGCTGCCCTGCGCAGCGCCTACGGTCACGCGCTGAAAATTTACCACGCAGAAATCCCAGTCAGTACGCGCACAGCAGAAAGCGCTGCCAGTACACATAGCGTGCTGACCTACGATGCCAACGGCCCGGCCAGTTTGGCATACAAAGCGCTTGCCAAGGAGGTGACGGAAAATGAGAGAGTACGGCAGCAACATCAATCTGCCCTCGCTCGATAATCTCTTTTCGAGTGAGCAGGAACGGCAGGATGCAAAGCTGGAGAAAATCCAAATTTTGCCACTGACGGAACTACATCCCTTTCGAAATCACCCTTTTCAAGTCCGTGACGATGACGAAATGGACAAAATGGTGGACAGTGTAAAAGAATACGGCGTTATGACCCCTGCCATTGTCCGCCCACGGCAATATGGCGGGTATGAAATTGTAGCGGGCCACCGTCGCTGCCATGCCAGTCAGCGGGCTGGCGTGGAGACTATGCCCTGCATCGTGCGGGATATGGACGATGATACTGCTATTATTCTGATGGTGGATAGCAACTGTCAGCGGGAACACATTCTGCCAAGTGAAAAGGCAAAAGCCTATGAAATGAAGTTGGAAGCTATTCGTAGAAAAGCTGGTAGACCGTCAAAAGAAAATTCCCGACAAGTTGTCGGGAATTTTGAAAGCGCCGATTTAGTCGGTCAAGCAAGCGGCGAAAGCGGGCGGCAAGTCCAGCGCTTTATCCGTCTGAACAAACTCACCCCCGAACTTATGAAAATGGTGGATGATGGCAAGCTAAAAACCACTCCTGCCGTAGAACTTAGCTACCTTACCCCCGAAGAACAAGAGGAATTCCTGTCCTATATGGAATCCGAGGGTTGCACACCATCGCTGTCACAGGCGCAAAAGCTCAAAGAGGCCAGCAAGGAAAGCGTGTTGACATCCGAAAAAATCCAGCACATTATGGCCGCCAAGCCGCCAAGTGTAAAGCCGCGTGACCCGCAGCTTATGATTCCAGTTGCTAAAGTTGAGCGCTATTTTCCCAAAGGATTTACGAGCGACCAGATGCAGCAGGTTATCGTAAAACTGCTGGAAAACTATGCCCGCGCCCACCAGCACGGCAGCAGATGAGGGGGGACACCGATGACGAGATTATTAGTTGTTGAACCCAGCTACTGCCCTTATCAAGCGGGTTTTTCCAGTGCGGCGACTGCGGTTTCCGAGGTAATCGAGGGTGAAAGCCAAATTCTAAAACCGTTTGGCACACCTCGCATCGGGCTGATATGCAGCAAAGCCCAAAGCCGACTGAAATATAACAGACAGGTCAATGACGAGGGAATTACCGTGCGCGGGCGATTTCTCATCTGCGGGCTAAATGGTGATAAAGTCGTGGGCTTATCCAAAGACCAAGCAGACCGATACAGCCGTCTACTTTTTCTACCGCAAGTCGAAGATATGGCAAGCGGTGAACTGCCCGCCGCAAAGGTACGCCCGCAGGATGAACGCTACGGGAACAAACTATCTTTTTGGGAAAGGTTGGAAAGATAATGGAAGAAAAGACAGATAAAGTAGTCGGCTACATCGAATATCTCGGTGCAGGCGGGATGATCGGTGAAATCGTTCCTTACACAAGCGTGGAAAAATTCAAGGATAAAATTCTGGATTCCTTGGATTGTGGGCGGCCAGTGACACCGGTTGTATTCTCAGATGAACTGGATGAGCCACTCCAATTTGATTCAGACACCTATTTTCCGTGGGGATTTCGCAGCGAAAAGCGAGTGCAAATCCCTTATGAAATCTATCAAACTAACAGGCGAGACCTTGTTTTTATGGAATATTCTCCTGCGAGGCTCGCTGCCGGAGCAAAGGACTACGAACTCGTGTACAAGGGGCAGATGGAGCGTTGGGAAACGCTGGACAGCATTTATTCACGGCATAATCGGGATGACCGTCCAAACGCCAAAAGTATGCGTTCCGTCTCTGTCAGCGATATTATTGTGACACACAAAGATAACGAGACACACGCTTTTTATGTTCAGCCGATTGGGTATAAGCAGGTAGATAACTTGTTGCCGGAACTTGAAAATGCCACACCGTCAAAAGCAGAACAGCACGAGCGATAAGGAGCAGCCTATGGCAAAATACGAAAATATCCGTGCGCTTGCCAAAAAGCAACTGCAAGCCGTCACGGAGAGCAGTGACCGTTGGAAAGCATTTTTGCGGACAGCGGCCATTGCGTATAATTATAGTTTCCCGAACCAGCTTTTGATTCACGAGCAAAGCCCCACCGCCACAGCCGTGGCCGACATAGCCTACTGGAATAATAATGCGGGTCGCTGGGTCAAGCGCGGCGCACACGGTATCGCGGTATTTGACACGCGGGCAAATTCTTCCCGGCTGCGGTATCTGTTTGACATTTCCGATACCATCCCCCGTGCGGAGGTCCCCGACGCGCTGCCGTGGGTCATTACAGACCAGAACTGGCGGCCTGTTTGGGATAAAATCGTAGCGGATAATTACGCTGACAGCATCCAGAGCGCCCTACTCATGCTCTCTACATCCTGCGTTGCCCAGCGCAGCGCCATGTTCACAACCGCACTGGGAAAAGCCATAGACGGCAGCAGCTTACAGTGGGCCAAGCCGGACGAACAGCGGCAGCTATTTATACAGCTTATCACCCAAAGCTGTCTGTATATGGCCGCGCTGCGGTGCGGCGTGGATACTGCGCGGCTGGACCTGTCTGCCCTTGAGTCTGTGAACCAGTTTGATACAAACCGCATTGCTCTGTGTTTGGGCAGCGCTTGCCAACAGGCGGCACGGCCTCTCATGCAGCAGATCGGCAGCATCACGAGAGAAATCGACAGTGTTGCACGCGCCGAAAAAGTCCGCTATTATGGTGACAAACAGGAAGAAACCAATAACACCAAGGAGGTCAACAATGGAGTACATGATGGTGAACGGCTACCAAATCCCGGCGCTGACGTTGAACGAGCCGCCGATGCCGGAAATCGGCAAGTACGGCAGCCTGCGGCGGAAATTCCTGCTGGAGAACGCCCCGATGGTGTTCGACGAGATGCTGCTGGAGGGAACGCTGTACCCGCATCTGGCGGAGATGGACAACGCAGTACACCGGCAAATCGAACAGACGATGCAGACGCTGATGCAGCAGAGCACCGCCCCGAACCGGCAGACCGACCCGATGGGCTGGACGCAGTGGATGAACGCCTTGCAGGCCCAAGCCGAGGAACTGGCGATGCAGCAGATTTACAGCCTGTAACACAAGAACCCCAAGCGGAGAGCGATACCACGCCCTCCGCTTTTTCTGTGCCCATTTCTGATTTGCCGCCGCTGAGCGATGAACTGATTCTAGGCTTGCTGGCGAAGGACTCCTCCAGCCGTGCCGACAATGCGGCTATTCTGGAATATTTCAATGAGCATCCCGACCTTGCTGAGCGCAGCGCCTTTTGCAAGCACTGTTACAAGCAAATTTATACATATTTGTTCGTGAATGACCATACCGTTGGTTTTATCCGGCATGATATGTACCTTGAACTTTGGGAGGGCAACTATCTTACCAAAACAGCACAGGTCAATCTGACATGGGATGCTGTTGCCGCAAAGATTGCTGACCTTATCGAGCAAGGGCGTCTGATGGTTCCCATCAAGGCTACACCCGTGCAGCAGCAGATGGAGCAGCTTACTCTTACTCCCGAAGATTCTGAAGTGGCAGGGGTGCCGAGCCATGAGCAGCAAGCAAAAAGCATCGACCTTGCAGCGGAAGTCAAAAAGTGGAACAAGCCCATCATTGACGCATCCGGCAAGTATATTACGGAGCAGGACATTACCGATGTGCTGTGCAGAGGCAGCGGGTTTGAAGATGGCAAATTCCGTATTCAGCAATATCTCTCTGCACAGGTACTTCCTATCGAGGAAGATCAAGCCCGCTGGCTGAAAAAAGAATACGGCATCGGCGGCGGCACATGGTTCTTCCGTGATGGTGGGCGCGGCTTTCTTAACCACATGGGCAAAAATCTTGAGATCACCCGACATACAGAGGACGGCGAGTATCGCCGCGTTTTGAAGTGGAAAGAGGTTGCCCAACGCCTGCGGTTTTTGGTTTACAACGACCAGTATCTGACCGATGCCGAAAAAGCCCCCTATCAGGCATGGGCAGCAGAACAGCAAGCCGCCCGCGCAGCGAACGATGCCGCCCTCGATCATGCAAAACACGCCATCACGGATTTCTGTGAGAATGAGGGGCTAAACGAGCCGAATTTCTCCGACTTGACCCGCGTGGAGTTTGCTTACTCTACCACCGAGGACGATGAGCACGAGATCCAAGTGTATGCCAATCTTCTGCGGAACGAAATCCGCTATGAGGTTGACGGTAACATTGTCCATATCGACTACTTCCAAGATAACCACGAGCTTGCTGTGCAGGGCATTGAAAACAGCGCTTTCTCGGATTTTATCAATACCGCCGAAGCAGAGTTTGAAAAGCATCATCCGACTACAAGAAAAGTCGAAAAATCGCCTGTAACTATCGGCAGCACGGTTTATCTGGAAGATGCCAGACCCTTTACCGTGGAGGAAATCGGCAGGGAAAACATTCATCTGCGGGATGAAAGTTTCCCGCTGGTAGGCCGTGCCGTCAGCCACGAAGAGTTTGCGCGGCTGCTTGCGGCCAACCCAAAAAATGCAGCACTATCCGCCCCGGAAGTTCCAAGCCGCCAAGAGCAGCAGGAAGAAACTGCTGAACCCATCGTGGGCGAAGTCATCGAAGAACCCAGCCCCTTTGTGGCACAGGTTATGGCGGATGCAGAAAGGCTTTCGGCAGAAGATGAACCTTACCACCGCGAACCCATTACCTATGAAGCTCCCTATCTGGACAACCTGCCGACAGCACCGCGCGAAAAGTTTGCAGCCAACATTGCCGCCATCCAAAAGCTGAAAGAAATTGAGCAGCGCGTAGCGAACGGCGGCAGCCCTGCTTTTGAGGATGAGCAGAAAATTTTAGCACAGTACACGGGCTGGGGCGGGCTTTCGGATGCGTTCGACCCGAACAAAAGTACATGGTCGAACGAGTACAGCCAGCTGAAAGCAGCATTGTCTGAATCCGAATACGAAGCTGCCCGCAGCAGCACCCTGACGGCGTTTTATACCCCTGCCACCGTTATCCACCCCATCTACCGCGCACTGGAACGCTTCGGCGTAAAGGGCGGCAAGATCCTAGAACCCAGCATGGGCACAGGCGCATTTCTCGCACATGGACATTTTGGCAGCAGTGATGCCAAATTCTACGGCGTAGAATTGGACAGCATCACAGGCCGCATCTCCAAGCAGCTATATCAAAAGGCAAATATCCAAGTAACCGGCTATGAAAATGCGCTTCTCCCCGACAACTATTTTGACTGCGCTATTGGCAATGTCCCCTTCGGCAATTTCCAAGTCAATGACCCGCAGTATAACCGGCTGCATTTTCCCATTCACGACTATTTCTTTGCCAAGAGCATCGACAAGCTGCGCACCGGCGGCATCATGGCGTTCATCACCTCCAGCGGCACATTGGACAAAAAAGATGACCGCGCCCGCAAGTACATTGCCGAGCGCTGCGACCTTATCGGCGCGGTGCGCTTGCCCAACAATGCGTTCAAGGGCAGCGGAACTAAAATCATGACGGATGTAATTTTCCTGCAAAAGCGTGACACACTGCGCCAGCAGGATGAGTCTTGGCTGCACCTTGCAGAAGATGTCAACGGCATCACCATGAACCGCTACTTTGTGGAGCACCCTGATATGATTTGCGGCAGGATGGAGATAGTCTCCGGTCCGTATGGCCCGACTCCCACCTGTCAGCCGATAGATCCCGATGCGGTGGATCGTTTCGGAAAGCCGTTGTTGGAAACGCAAATCGACACTGCTATGCAGCACTTGACCGCCACGCTGACAAAAGCCGAAATCTCTGTGCAGGAAGAAAGCGGCGAGGACACCAAGTACATTGATGCCGATCCCTTTGTGCGTAATTTCAGCTACACGGTAAAGGACGATAAAATCTATTACCGCGAAGGCGCAGTCATGCGGGAATGTAATCCCAACGCAGCCTCTGCCGAGCGCATCCGCAAACTTGTGGAACTGCGCGATACCACCCGCGCTCTGATCGATGCGCAGTTGCAGGACTTGTCGGACGAGGAAATCCACCATCTGCAAGCCCAGCTTAACCGCCAGTATGATGCCTTCCGCGCCAAGCACGGCCTAATCAACAGCCGCAGCGCGGAGTTGTCTTTCCGGGATGACAGCAGCTACTATTTGCTGTGTTCACTGGAAAATGTCGATGAAAAAGGAAACTTTATCAGCAAGTCGGATATGTTCACCAAGAGAACTATTCGCTCTGCACAGATACCCGACCACGCCGACACGGCATCGGATGCACTGGCACTGAGCATCGGGGAACGTGCCAAGGTCGATATGCCCTACATGATGCACCTTACCGGGAAAGATGAAGCGACGCTTGCCAAGGAACTGGCGGGCGTTATTTTTGTAGAGCCTTTCCGCAAACAGGAGGACGGCAGCCCTGTTTACCTTATGGCGGACGAGTATTTATCCGGCAATGTGCGCGAAAAGCTGCGCATTGCTCATGTTGCAGCCGACCAAGACCCGGCGTTCCGCATCAATGTAGAAGCGTTGGAACAGGTGCAGCCCAAGGACTTGACGGCGGGCGAAATAACGGTTCGGTTGGGTGTCACATGGATCGGGCCGGAAATCATCAAGCGGTTTGCCGATGAACTTTTTCAGTCAACCTACCGCGAACAGAAAATAGCTGTCCGTTACAATGAATACCTGAATAACTGGTATATTTCCAACAAGAGCCAGGGCAACGATAATATCCGCGTCACGAACACCTACGGCACAAAACGTATCAACGGCTATCATTTGTTGGAGAACGCACTCAACCTGCGGGCCACCAAAATTTACGATACAATCTATGACGAAAACGGCAAGGAGCAGCATAAGCTCAATGGTCCTGCCACCGAAGAAGCACAGGCCAAGCAGCGGATGATAGAAGATGCTTTTAAAGACTGGATTTTCAAAGACCGTGAACGCCGGGAAAGTTTGGTAGCGCTATACAATGAAAAGTTCAACTGCATCCGCCCCCGTGAGTACGATGGCAGCCACATCCAGTTTTTCGGCATGAACCCGGAAATCGCGCTGCGGCCCCACCAGCGCAATGCCATTGCACATATTTTGTACGGGCACAACACACTGCTGGCGCACGTTGTCGGTGCAGGCAAGACCTATGAGATGGTCGCCGCCGCGATGGAGAAAAAGCGATTGGGATTATGCAGCAAAACACTTGTCGCCGTGCCAAATCATCTGACAGGCCAATTTGCCAGTGAAGCGCTGAAGCTATACCCCAACGCAAACATTTTGGTGACAACGCAGCGCGATTTTGAAAAGTCAAACCGTAAACGGTTTTGTGCCAAAATCGCCACCGGCAACTATGACATTGTGGTAATCGGTCACAGCCAGTTTGAAAAGATTCCACTTTCCGATGCCAGAAAAGCCGAGTTTATCCGCAAGCAAATTGACGAACTGGAGATGCAGTTGGAGAGCATGGACAACAGCGACAGCCGTCTGACCGTCAAGCAGTTGGAAAGTAAGAAAAAGCAGTTGAAAACCAAGCTGTCAAATTTGCTGGACGCCCCGAAGCGGGATGATGTGGTGACTTTTGAGGAACTGGGTGCAGACTCCCTCATGGTCGATGAAGCACACAATTTCAAGAACCTCATGACCGTTACAAAGATGCACAACATCGCGGGTATCAGCACCACCGAGAGCCAGAAGGCCAGTGACCTGTTTATGAAGTGCCAGTACCTTGATGAAATCACCGGGGCGCGGGGGGTAACATTTGCCACGGGCACCCCCATTTCCAACAGTATGACCGAGCTGTATACCATGCAGCGCTATTTGCAGCAGTACACCTTGGAACGCAACGGCCTTGCAAACTTTGACAGTTGGGCGGCCACCTTTGGCGAAACCGTCACAGCCATCGAACTTGCGCCGGAGGGCTATACTTTAGTAGGACGATAAATAATGCGTTTCTAAATTGAAAATAGGC